CCACCCTCCCCGCACCCCCGGATAACAATGACTGACGACATCGAGAAACCCCTGGACGAGTGGCTACTTGGCCCGAAGAACCAGTGCCTTGCGGTCCTGTGGGCCAACGGAGACGTGCTCCTGTACTCCTGGGCTCGGGGCCGTATTGGCCGGTGCATCGCGGCCTACCGGTGGGTCGGGGGTAGCCTGCGAAACGCCATCAGTGGCATGGACACCACCACTGAGGGGCGTCTTGCGCGAGATGTTCACGAACGATGGAAGAAGCTGACATGACTACTCCCCTGCGGGCTACCGATGCCCACAAGATCGCAGAGACATGTGCCTGCGCGGCGCATGAGGTCAACAACATCTACAACGCCGCCATTGGCGACACACTCGCACCCCCGTGGGACGAGCTCACCGATGCACAGCGCAACAGCGCCATCGCCGGGGTAAAACACGCGCTTGCGGGTGGTACCCCCGAGGACTCGCACAACCTATGGCTGGAGTCACGCCGAGCAGAGGAATGGACCTATGGCCCGGTGAAGTCCTTCACCGCAAAGACCTCCCCGTGCATGGTGCCGTACGCTGAACTGCCTGAGGCACAGCGCCGGAAGGACGTGCTATTTCAAGCCGTCGTGCGAGCCGTCGCTGAGGTGTTCCAGTGATCCCTGGTGACAAGGGCAGCCCAGAGAACCCCATCCGGTCGGCGTGTGTGGTGATTCACAGGGATGGGAAGTTCTCGGCCATCCATCACGCCAAGCGACACCAAGTGGAGTTCGCTGGTGGCAAGTGTGACCCTGGAGAGTCCGCCGAGGCGTGCGCCGTGCGCGAAGCCCGCGAGGAACTTGGGGTTGAGGTCTTCAACCTCAGGCCCCTGTACACCACCCCCATCCTCGGTACTGATGGGCTCCACTACGTCTGCACGGTGTTCCAGGCGGATGCCGACCCCAAGGCCTCCCTTGTGAGCTCCTCCGAGGGGGTGGCGTTCTGGGCCACCCGATATGACCTCGCCACGTCACCAAGCAGGGCCCGGATGAACCTCGTAGCTGTGATCATGATCGAGGATGGGATCATGGGTGGGCTGGTTGAGCCGTGAAGTCCAAGTTCGACATGGACTTCGACCTCATGGATTCCATGAGCGTCGCGCCCACCGATGCCAAGACACCTGAGCTCCCCCTCACAGGGGCGATCCTCGACGGCCCGTACAGGTACCGGCTGTGGCGCATGTGGGACCGGGCGCTCCCGATGGTGTGCTGGTTGATGTTGAACCCCTCGACAGCAGATGCCACAGAGGACGACCCGACGATCAGGAAGGTCTTGAAGTTCTCCCGTGCCTGGGGCTATGGTGGCGTAGAGGTCGCGAACCTGTTTGCCTACCGTGCCACCGAACCGGGCGATCTCATCGCAGCGGCCAAGGCGGGGGTGAACGTGGCAGGGTCGTTCAACGACCAGTACATCATGCAGGCCATGCACCTGTGCCCCAAGCTCACCATCGCCGCTTGGGGGGCACACGGCAACACACAGGGTCGGGCCAGCCGCGTCATGAAGTTCTGCCGTGATGCGTTGGGTGGTGAGAGGGTGCTTCACGCCCTGAAGGTCAACGCCGACGGGACGCCTTCCCATCCTCTGTACCTACCGGACGACTCCACCCCGACCCCCTACACAGGACCACCTCAATGACCATGCACGTCCAGATTCCCTACACCCCTCTTGGCTGCAACTGCGGAGCCCCCCGGTGGTCCGTGACGCCCCCACCTCCGTGCCCGTACCACTCGACCCCTGTGGAGCACCCGCCGATGGGGCCGGTCCCGTACAGCCCCATCATGTCCCCCAAGGAACTCGCGGCCTTCTACCGACGGTTGGCAGACGCACTTGACCCACCGTTTGCACCCCCCACCTCTCCACCCACGACGTAATACCACTATGTCTACCAACTCGCCCAAGACCCCTGCAACTCCCAAGACCACCGTGCTGGTGCGTATGCCACAGGAGCTCGTCTCCCTCCTCGACGCCGAGGTGGCCCGCCTCCGCGGGTTGGACCCTAGCTTCAAGGCCAGCCGTAGCAGCGTGCTTCGTGGACTCGTCGCGAGCCACCTCCCGAGGCTGGGCTGGTCGACAAATGCCTAGACTGCGGCCATGGATGGCCGCACAAGGGTCCGAGACCCGGACCCAGGAAGCCCGTGTGATGAAGTACGACCCCGTAGACCATGAAGCCCGTGCCGTAGCGCACATGGCCAAGCAGATCCTCGACGAAGAGGACGGAAGGGCCGTGGAGGCGCTCGACAAGTTCTTGACCCGGAAGGGTATGTCCAGAGCGGCCTTCGACGCCATCATGAATGCCCAACGAGCCCCCATGGACGACGAAACCTACGAGGCCATCCTCGCCCTCGTGTCAGAGGCCGAGATGGACAAGGCCATCCTCGCCAAAGAGATTCGGGCGGCGGGGGTCTCCCCACACTCTATGGGGGCCATTGTCCCGGTCATCCCGTGCCCCGACTGCGACCCCGGCGAACACCTGACCGACGCAGAGCGGGAGGCCATCTTCAAGCTGGGCCGACAGTCGGGGAAGACCGATACGGTCACAGAGAACATGCGTCAGCACCATGAGAGGATCTCCATGTCCACTGCCGTCGCCCCTGCCCCACTCGACCTCAAGACCCTCCGCGCCGCCGCCGAGGCCCTGCACAACGCAACCATCCCCATCACCGAGGCCAAGCGACGGATGATGGAGGCCATGGAGAACCTCACTCCCGCGCAGATCCCGCTCGTCCAGCGAGAACTTCGGAAGATGCTGGACAAGCACGGACCCGTACTCCCCCCCAACCGAGCGCAGCGGCGGCAAGCTGCAAAGGCCCGTCGCCGGGCGTAATACACAGTGTGAACCTGTACCACCAAGAAGCCCTTGCGGCGTCGTTCGAGAGATATAACTGGGACTCCGGCACGGATGTCCGGGACAAGCTCGTGGCCAAGTACTCCTGGGCCATCCCGAGCGACAACGCCATCCAGCTTCTGGCCGGGATGGGCCCCATCATCGAGATGGGTGCGGGCAACGGCTACTGGGCGAAGCTCATCGTAGAGGCCGGTGGCTCCATTGAGCCCTACGACAAGAAGCCCGGCAACCACCACTACATGGCCACCCCTTCCGAGGTGTGGCACCCCGTTCTCCAAGGGGGCCCCGAAGCCATCACCGCCCACCACAAGAACCACACCCTTCTCTTGGTGTGGCCCCCGTATGAGGGTGAGCTCGCCTACGACGCCCTCACCCGGTACCTGGAGGTGGGTGGTCAAACGGTGGTGTTCGTGGGGGAGGGCCACGGCGGATGCACCGCAGATGACAGATTCTTCGAGCTCCTGTGGGACCGGTTCGAGGAGGTAGGCTCCACGGAGATCCCGCAGTGGTCCTATCTCCACGATTGCCTGACTGTGTACCGACGAAGGACTGGCCAATGACCGACCCCGTGACCAAGGTTTTGATGCTCGACTTCGACAACGTGCTGAACGACAACGCCCACATCCTGGCCACCGCCAAGGAGTTCCCTGGCATTCAGACCTACAACCCGGACATGGGTCGGGCGATGCTCGACCCGGTGCGGTGCGCCCGCATCCAGCGCGTCTGCGATGCGACGGGGGCGGCGATCCTCCTGGTGACCGGCTGGCGTAAGTGGGCCAAGTGGGAGGATCTCGCGGTCCTCCTGGAGGGCCGCGGCATCACCGCCAAGGTGGTAGGTGCGGTGGGGGGGGTCAAGATGTGGGATGACCTCCGCGCCAGTGCGGCCCGCGAATGGCTGGACGCACACCCCGAGGTGACCCGGTACGTGGTCATCGACGACGATGAGTACCGCCTCTGGGGCCGAGGGAAGAACCATCCGTGGAAGGACGTGATGGTCATGCCCAAGGACGGCATCGAGGACGAACACGTCACGCAGGCCATCGAGATCCTCAACCAGGAGTGAGCAGCATGGGTACCAAGACCATCGAACTGAACGCTGTGTGTGTGCATGACTGGGAGTCCAACCACCTCCACGAAATCACCTCGGATGACAAGTCCGATGCGTTCCTCGGGGGCATTGCGGCCTTCATCAAGGGCGCAGGGGGGGTCACCGTGAGTGACGGGGTGTTCACTGCGTTCGAGTATGAGGGCGCGGACGAAGGGGGTCAGGATTTGTGGGCGAACCTCCGCAATCAGTACCGGGAGGAGTCCAGCCTGGAACTCCCCCCGGTCATGCGAGTGAAGGTGACCGTTGAGGTGGAGGTGCTCACCCCCGAGGAGTCCAAGAATCTGTGGGATGCCCACAGGGCATCCCCTCGCCTGCGTTATCGCACTGGCGAATAGGCGTAACACACGTCAGGTGATGCAATGACGACCCTCCGTGAAATGGCAGAGAAGGTACTGGCAACCGCCCGACTCCAGCGTTGCTCTAGCGGGTACAGCGAGAACACGGGGGAGTACGAGGCAGGGTCGTGTGAGGCACTTGCCACCCATCGCATCACCAGCCCTCACGAGGACGAGCACTGGGACTACTGCGAGAACTGCGCTCGCGAGAACCACGCGGAAATCCCACACAACCATCGCTGGTCCCTCTGGACCATCCCTGGATTGGAAGGGGTCATCGCCGCACGAGAGCTCGCCAAGGCAGTCGTCGAGACGGGGGAGGGCCAGACCTCCCAAGACATGGCGCCCCGCGCCGAGGCCGTTCTCGCCCTCTCTGAGAGGTTGCAGTCCCTCGAAGTCGCCCTCAAGGACACCCACCCCAAGTGCAGTACCTGCCGTGCCATTGCGACCCGGAGTTACTACCACATCGCTGGGCACCTGTGCTACGTGTGCGACAACGACAAGTGCATGGATGAGGACTTCTGCGACGAGTGCGGGCAAGTCTGGTACAACAGCGGCATCAAGTGTAACGCCACCAAGGACGGGGGCATCCCCTGTACAGGGACATCAAAGCACCCAGAGAACCACGCATCGCACATCCGCGACCTCCCCCACGCCGCGTTGATCCGGTCCCTCCCATGATTTTCACCACCAGTTTGCCGATCCATGATGTAATGCCCCTCAAGATGGTCAAGGAGAAGATCTTCACGAAGTCGACAAAGACCCGGGCGTAATACCCCCACATTCGCTACCCTGCTGACGAAAGGAAGTACAAGAACATGTCAGACCTGTTGAACGAGATCCGCGAGAAGGCCCGGTCCCGTGCCGAGGAGCTTCAGAAGGACATCCAGGAGGCGATTGACATCATCTCTCTGTGCGAGAGTGAGCTCACCCCGCTCCTGGCCATCATCAAGGCCACCAACTCCAAGCTCGCCCCTGCCACTGGCGAATCGCCGGAGGTGCCCGGCGCCGATCCCAACGACGCAGACAAGGGTTCGGTCGCGGGGTTGTCCATCCGAACCGCAGCACGGGCCGTGAAGCTGCCCTCTGTGAAGCTGCCCTCGCGGTGGAGCCAGTACAAGCTGCCCCCGCGTTGCCGCCTGTTCCTTGCCCAGTTTGGAGACACCCAGGGCCAGATCCGAATCCAAGCCATCATGGCTTGGTACCGCACGGTCACCCCGACCATCACCGACACCTCGCTGATGCAGGCCGCATACAGCATGACGGGCATCCTGGTGCGCAAGGGAATCCTTCACAAGGACGCCCCGAACACATGGTCGTTCCTCAAGGGTCCGTCGTCCGAAGGACGGTAGCGTCCAAGGGTGATCCCACCCGCCTCACTCGCTGCTGCACTCCGTTCCGCCGCGCCCTTCACGGGTGGTCCCACCCTCGACACCCTCTGTCAGGCCCTCGCCGCATCCATCGTCACATGGCTTCCCACGGGAGTGGCCCTCGCAGGCGTCACAGCGGGCGTTGTAGGGGCTGGCACTGCCTCGGGGACACTGGTGTTCAGCGGAACACCCGCTGCCGTTCAGGGGGCCATGGGGGCGTTTACAGGCCCTACCTCATCCCCCCTGTCCGTGATGCTGTCCGCCGGGCTCAACGCGGGTCTGGCGGGTCTCCCCTACGCGGGGGCGAGTGTCGGGGTGGGGACGGGGACGGACATCTCCCATGTGGTCTCGGTGAACGTCCCGGCCTTGGCCACCCTCTTGCGCTCGACCCACAGCGCCATGTGCGGCCCGATGGGTGGGACGGGCGCTCAGGTGCCGGGCTTCTACGAGGCCCTCGCGGCGGGTGTGGGTGTCGTGGTGCTCACGGGGGCGACCCTTCCCCCTACGGGTGTGGTGGCACCCTCGGGGCCGCTGGGTCCAAGTTCCTCGGTGGGGACCAGCACGTCCGTTCCCGTGTGAGGCTATCGTCGCGTAAGGTACACTCGCATGGACAACTTCGACGGTCAGGTTCTCCCGGGGGCACGGTCCTCGACCAGCAACGCGGACACCACAGGTGCGGTCACGTCGGGGGTTTCCCGTGCGGTCACCACGTCTTCGACGCCGCAGTACCCCACGGCGACCGTGGTGGACGTGGGCGGTGCTCGGTACCGGGCGACCCTTCTTGAGGGCGGCGTCACCACGGAGTACCTGTTGTGGGCCGCGACGACGGGACCCTTCAACGTCGCCGTCGGCACCATCACCACCAATGGCACCGTGTCCATCCCCACCGGCACCCTCACGGCGGGAGCCCACACGGACGGCACTCACCGGGTGGTGCTCACGGACGATGGCGGGGCGGACATCATCGCTGTCACCTCGCTGACGTTCGTCCAGGGCGGCACTACCACCCCCGTGGTGTACACGGGCTCGGATTTCACGTTCGACCCGGTGACATCCACCGTGACCTTCAACACCGTCGTGGTGTCCGCAGCACGGGGCGACACGTTCACGGCGACCGCGTACACCCTGGACGCAGCCCGGTTCAACTGGACCCGCAACGACCCCACGGGCACCCGGTTCGGGTGGAACGGGGCTCACCGCAAGTGGGAGCCGTACAAGGGCGGGGCGGTGAAGTCCCTCGGGAAGATGTCCTCGGCGGCTGGGACCAAGTACGTGCTGTCGCCGGTTCCCTCGGTGGCCATCGGACAGTTCCTCCCCGGGTCCGCAACCCTCACCAAGTTCTCCATGGTGCGCCTCGGGAGCACCCCTGGTGAGGGTTCGTACCCCGTGGTCTACCGCACCGCGGGGGATGCCTTCTCGGGCATCCTGGTGGTCTCGGACGACCAAGCCAACGCCACGTACAACTTCGCTACGTCGCCGCTCCCTCTCGCGGGCGTGATGGGGGCTACCAAGGGCACCATCGTGTGGAACCCGGCGTTCGCGTCGGCCCACGCGGGTGAGACCGTCTGGTACTCCCCTCGGGACTTCGAGAGCACCTCCAAGGGCGTGGTGGGGTCGGTGCTCGACGCCCTGTACATCGCCCCGGTGCCCGCTCCCACGGAGCGACCGCTGCTCCGCATCGGCAACCGGAAGCTCCTCGCAGTGCTCACGGTCGCCACGGAGACGCTTCTCTCGGCCCTCACCGTGCCCAGCGGCAGCGTGGGTGTGGCCCTGTCCACCGGGAAGATCAAGCTCAACGCAGCGGACACCGCGCTGGCCGACCCGGCCAGTGGGTCGTTCAACCCCCTGTACTTGGGTGCCACCCTCCACTACGACGGCGGGGCACTCAACCGCTACCCGCAGCCCATCCAGTCACAGACGCTCATCGGGTTCGGTTCGGCCAGCCTCACGATCCCCCCGGCTACGCTTCTTCCGGGCGTGGGAGAGTCGGGCCTCGTGGACGTGCCCGACGGCACGGGCAACAGCCCCAACCCCACCCTCCCGGTGAAGCCCCGTCCCGTGTCATCCGGGTTGGTGAGGGCGCTCACCCCTGGAATGGGAGACGCCTACCTGTACACGTCTGCGGGGCGGGTGGCCAAGCTGGTGACGGTCAACTGGGACACGGACCTGCCCAGGGACACCTTCTCCATGCCCCTGGACACCGCGTACGTGTCCCTGGAATCCGGCAAGGTGGCAGTGGGCTACGGGCTCGCACAGGTGCTCAACGGGCACAACGTGTACTTCTCCCAGGCCATCCTCACCCCGGCGCAGTACCCCGATGCGGCTCGGGTGTTCTCGCGCGTCCGGGACGTGTACACCTTCAACGGTGAGACGTTCACCTTCTCGGTGGATGGCACCGTGTACAACGTGACCCTCACGGCTGGGACGTACACCACGGACCAAGCGGTGACCCTCCTGACCCCGCTGGTTCCCGCGGCGACCGTGGGCAACCTCAACGGCTACCTGTACATCGGGTCTCCCCTCATCAATGGAACGGTGTCCATCGGGTTCAACGAAGAGGGGTGCCGGGCCATCGGACTCCCTCCCGGGTGGTATGTGTCCGACCCGCTGTCTTGGAACCACAGCGCACGGGACCCCAACTGGCTTCCCGACTCGGGTGTGTCGTTCGGGCTCTACCGCAGCCCCAACAACCTGGACGGTTCACAGGGCATCCCGGACGTGCGGGCGACGTATCGGGTGACGGACGCCACCCTGTCCGAGGACATCACCTCGGTCCCGTACCAGCTTCTGACGTACCCCCCAAGGGAGGACATCGCGGGCTACGACACGGGCGTGTTCTTCGCCTTGTCGGGTGTGAGCTCCCCCACGAACACCCAGGTCCAGTCCACCCTCAAGCCCTGGACGGACGTGGTGTACCAGTTCGACCAATCGCGGTTCGGGTGGCTGTCCCCGTTCACGTTCGCGGGCCAAGTTCTGTCCCCGGTGTCGTCCATCGACCTGGGGCAGAGCGGTGTGGTCCCCGAGACGTTCTACACCCGCATGGGTGGCTACCTCCGGGTGTCCAAGGACGGCGGCGGGGTGAGCTCCCTGGCATTGGGGACGGACTTCCTGGTCCCCAACGGCTCGGGCACGGCCATCCTCATCGAGCGCGTTGGACCCAAGTTCCAGACGGGCTACCGGGGGGCGGTGGTAGGCGGTGCAGATGTGTTGACCGACACCTCGGTGGTCAACACCGCACAACCCGGCGACCGCCTCAAGGTGACGACGGGCGGCTCCCAGGGGTCGTACTTGGTGGTTAGCCAAACGGCCAACACAATCACAGTCACCCCCAACTTCCCGTTGACGTCAACGGGCAACGAGACGTGGGAGCTCTACCGCGGGGTGGCACCAGGGGCCATCAACCCGGCAGTGGCGGCAGATGCCGTGTACAACGACTTCAACCACCTCCCGACGGAACCCTTCGAGGTTCGTATCCTCACAAGTCTGGGCGTGGCTGGCACGACCCTCTCTGAGGTGGACCTCCCCACGGCGAACTCGGGCCGCACGCTGGCAGCACGGTTTGGGCAGAGTGGCACCAACTACCCGCTGACCATCCTGACCAGCACTGTGTTGGGTGTACTGGCCAACGGTGCGTTGTTCGTGCCCACTGCCAACCCCAGGTTCTCGACGGGTTCGTTCTCCGTGGTGGTTGGCACCACGGAGTTCGTCCACGGTGTGGATCTCGTGGGTGTGGCGAACTTCGTCTTGCCGTGCCCCGCGGGAGAAGTGCAGTACCTGACCACCACGGGAGAACTGCGGTTTGGGAGCACCGTCGAGGCCAGCTACCAGTCTGCCTCTGTGGTATTTCGCCAAGAAGTTCTGCCGCACGCCGATGTCCCCGCACACACGGGGGAGCTCTCGCCGTTTACGGGAGACGTGTCCCTCAACGCAGTGGACATCTCTGACAACACGGGCTCGACTGTCTACCTCGTAGACCTCCAGACCTATGAGACCGTGTACATGAACCCCATCCTTGGGTCGTTCACGTTCAGCAGGCCCATGGAGAGTGGGCAGTTGGTCGAGGCCACGTACTACCGGGCCATTCCCGACTCTGGCGACCTGTACCTGGACTCCGCAGGGAATCCGGTCTTGGTCACGGAGTTCTTGCCCGTGTTTGTGCGCCGTGAGGTGCCCACCCGGATCTCACAGCAGTTGTTCAGCTTCAACCCCTTGGGCAAGACCCTGGACACCGACGTTGCTCCATCGGTGTGGGTCGGGGCGTCGTTGGTGACGTATGGGAACCCCCCTGGCGTGGTGGTTTCGCCATCTGACAACACCTTCTTGCTGGTTGCCCCCGTCCCGGATCTCGCCACCAGGGTGCTGATCACGTACGCTGTGTTTGAGGCCAACGGTGGTGAGACGTCGTACACCGTGTCTCAAGGTCCGGTGTGGCGTCCTCCGTTTCGTATCGCGGCGGGCAGCCCCACGTTCGTCCTGGATACCAACCGCACCGCGGAGATGGTGGCCGGGAAGATCCTCCGTCTCGACAACTACATCACATACGTCCAGGAATCCTCCTACAACGCCACCACGGACGTCACCACGGTTACGGTGTTTCCCGCCCCGGTGAATGGCGTGGGGACCCTCTCGCCCAGCGAGCCCCCGACCAACTTGTTGACCGACCGGCCCATCACCCCCGTGGTGGACCCGGCGGGTGGCGCCTACCTCACCCCGGCAGACACGGGCTTCCTCCCCAAGATCACCGACGCCTATGGGCTCGCGGGAGTGCCGGTGTTCCAGCCGGTCACCCCCGGGCAGTCAACCGTGCGGTTCAATGGTGACCTGACCCGGTACGCCGTGGTGGGACACGTCATTGAGATGTTCGGCGTCCCATTCCTCATCGCCAAGAGCGATCTGGTGGATGGCACTTACACGGACATCACCCTTGGGTCACCGTCCCCTATTGCGATGGCATGGACACTGGGGATGGACACTGGGCTCGCTCGGATCTCCGTCCGTCCTGTGTACCCGTCGGGGGGGGCCGTGTTCGTCGGGTCGGGCCCCTTCGTTCCGACTGAGCCCTACGAAGTGGTGCTCTTCCAAGGCACTACGCCGGGGGTGACCCTTTCAGAGGGGGTGGACTACAGTGTGGACCCCACGTCGGGCACCCTCACCCTCAAGCAACCCCGACAGGGTGGTATCACCGCTGGTAGCTCGCTCCGGTTCTACCGGACGAAGCAGGACTCCCTCGCGCCGTTCGTCTACCAAGACGTGGTGCAGTACCCCCGGGTGAGTGCAAGCGCCGCGGCTATTGACCCCCCGTCGACCACCAACGGGCGCTTGCACGCCATCCTTCAGGCGACCTACACCTTCGACTCGCCCGACAGCTTCTACGCACGGTCGGTCCCCTTGTCCGTGTATATCACGGAAACGTCCGACTCCATCGTCCGTGGGGTGACCCAGAGCTCGGTCGGCACCAATCCTTCGGTGGGGGGAATCTCCAAGATCCCCCCGTCCGCACAGGGGACGGCCAGCCTCCCGTCACAGCGACAGGACTTGGTATCCCGTGATCGGGTGACCCGCACGTTCCTCCGCTACTACAACGGTGTGGTGAGTTCGTTCGAGCAAGTCCTGGAGAACCTCACAGGCAACCCCGTGGGTGACCGGGATGGGAAGCTCCGTCTGTGGATGGGGAAGGACGACCTCTGGACCCCCCCGGGCTACGAGGACAGCATCACAGGCGCTCTCAACCCAAGGAACATCTGGAGTGATGTGTGGAACAGCTACCGCACGGCCCCCATCGCTCTCATCTCCTCGGACCCGGTGACCAACCCGGTCACAGCCACCCTGGACGGCAATGGGAACCCCGAGGGCAAGGCGCTCGACACAGCCACCCTGGGCACCCTCAGTGCTCAACAGCGGACGTACATCAAGAACGATGTGGACGATGTGGTCCTCACGGGACTGCGTGACACACAGGTGTCTCTCACGGGCTTCATTCACTTCCAGGTGACTCAGTACGGCACCTACCAGGGGCTGAGCTCCCCCTCGGTGTTCTCCCGGATCTTCCCGGAGCTCACCTACGGGTTCACGACCACCAACCCTGGCATTGGATATGACCCAAGCACGGGCACCAATGGGGTGTACTCGTTCGGGAAAATCTCGGTGGACCTGGGTGCGGGCTCCGTGAGTTACCAGAGCACTTCGGGGCAGCCCATCGCCCAACTGTCCAACCCGGTGCGAGGCAACCTCACTAGCGTGCTTGGTGCCGTGGTTCAGGACCGCCGCGCACGCGCTCGGGTGATCTCGTACTCACCCACGGGGTACTCAGGCACCACGGCCGACCCGGCGTTCCTGGCCACGGTGCTCACCGTGGACCAGTTCCCGATGCTCTCAGACGGGACACCGGACTTCTCCAAGCTGTACTCGAACTCGGGGACGTTGTTCGACCTTGAGACAGGCGACCCCACCCTCCATACACCCCCGTTCCGTCCGGGAGACCAAGTCTCCCTCGGGACGCCTGACGGCAAGGTGTTCGGGCTGGGCTTCACGGGCGTGCCTCCAATCACGACCGTCACCGTGGGGGGCAGCCCCGTGTTCGCAGGCGTGTTCGTGGACGCCATCCTCCAGGGCTGCATCGTCACCCTCAAGAGCTACGACATCAACACGGGAGGGTTCGTCTCTATCACCGACCCTGCCACCCTTGTTCTTCTCACCACTCCTGACACGGGCAGACCCCTCACGGCAGAACTTGGCGACACCTTGTTTGTGGTGCCCACTACAGGAGCCGTCCTCACGGGCGTGAGCGATCCGCCCACCACGGCACAGCTTGGGACGTACACGCAGTCTCTTCCGGGGTACCGGATGGGGACCGACGTGAACCTGGACGGTCGCACGGGCTCTTTGGTGGACGCCACCCTCCCCTCGTGGAGTGACCCGTTCATCTTTGGCATCAAGGAGATCACGGGTCAGAAGCCTCCGCCCCCCCTCGCCACTCTTCAAGCACAGGTGACGTTCCAAAACGGGGATACGGCACCCTCAAACATCCCCGCCCTTCGCGGCGTGGCGCGTCTGGACTCGGGAGACTACTCCCTCCCGTACTACGGAATCACACCCACGGAACTCGCCGTGCTGGGCGATGCCATGCCCTTGGGCATCGCGGTTGTTGACGCGGAATCCCCCACCCCGCCCGTAGGTAACCCAGCCCCTGCGGGCTTCACCAACTACACGGTCGAGGCCGTCTACCCGGACGAGGTTCTGGACAACGCGGGTGTCGTGTCGGCCACGGACCCCGCCACCCCCGCCGCCCTCAAAGGAACTGTGGCCCTCAATCCGGGGTACGTCGCCCACACAGGCACGGGCGACGTGAAGCCCTACGACATCGTCTTCATCCAAGAAGGGACAGGTGGGGGTTCATTCCCCGCTGGGGCGACGGGCATTCGCACCGTGGGCGCCGTGGACTACGGGAGCAACGTCATTGAGCCTCCAAGGTTCGTGACGCGCACATCGCTCGGGGCCAAGGCATCGCTCGTGGTGGAGAACATCCAAGCGTGGACCGACCCGACGTACCTCACGGGCGTGACCGTGACTGAGGACACCAACGTCATCGCCCCACTGACCCGCACGACCTTCACCCTCTCGGGCATTGCCACATCGGTGATGGTATTTGACGACGGCGCGGGGGGTGGCGTGCTCCCTACTCCGGTGGGCGGGTTCAATGACTACTTCACGGTGGGGGACAAGCCCAACAAGGTCCGATTGAAGTTCGTCAACACCACGTCGGGCAACTTCCCGGTCGCCTCCAGCGTGTTGCTGGACCTCCAAACCCAGAACCCCGACATCACCCTGTGCGCCTTCAGCGTATCGGGGGACAACGGCGCAACCTCGCAAAGCGGCAACCTGTATTTCCTCACGCAACAGATCGTGGTGGACACCCCGCTGCCCTTCTTCGACTTTGCCGCCTTCGGGGTGTCTGTGACCCCCGCGCCCGGTGTGACCAAGATTGGGCCGTTGAACACTGGCATTGACGCAGACTCAGGGAGTGCAAGCTCGGGCGGGACGGAGACCATGTACATTGGTGACGACCGCCTCACTCTGCACGGCACCATTGACACCCGCACGGCGCGACCGCGAGGGGCAACGACCCCAGGAGGAGACTCCATCGCTTGCGCCCTCACCACGATTGGATTTGATGCGGGTGTGTTTGACTCGGGCTTGGGCATCACCTCAGCATTCTCGACGCTGAACGAGATTGCAGAAGTGAACGGCGGCACCGCCTTCACCTTTGCATCCCGTGCGGGCATCACCCCTTATGGGGTTGGCACTTTCGCGGCTGGTGTGGGCACTCTGAAGGTGATGGCTTACGAGGGACACGGGAACACCCCGATCAACGGGACAGACGTGACGTACAGCGCCGCCCCCTCGTCTCGCCAGGACGAGGATGGTCCGATTCTTCTGGCCGACGCGGGTTCTGACAGGGTGGACAACCCCCCGTATGCCTCGGCGCGTCAGAGTCAGGGCAACTTCGCGCCACGCATCGTGGACAGGTTCGTGGTGGACCCTGTGATGGTTACCCGCGGGGCGATGTCTCGGGTGCTCCCTGGGGATATTGTCACGGCCAAGAACTCCAGCCTGACGTTCCCGGCCACTCCCCTCCCGAACGCCAACACCAAGGCGGGTACGCACCTTGTCCGTGCCGTGATGGTCCCCAACACAAAGTCACAAGAGACCCAAGAGACGTTCACCACCCCGGACACCAACGGCGACTATGACAACGGCTGGATGCCCTTCACCTTCCCTACGGTGACGGGGTTCAACCTTGGTCTGCTCACCCTCTCCGTGTCGGACATCGCCCAACTGCCAGCGGTCAGCGGGTGGCTCGACGCCCCAGTGACCCAAACCCACGTCTTCCCTGCTGTCGGGAGGGTGTATGTGATCACGAACGAGTCGGGGCTGGATAGCACAAACCCCACGGTCTTCCAGGACTCCGTGGTGAGCGCCGACTACGCCAGCTTCGACCCTGGTACCAACAAGTTCTTGGGGTTGTCGAACTTCCAGGATGCCCTTGGGGTGGGCATCACTGATGCGCAGTTCGACAACCTTGTTTCGTCGGGCATGAAGGTCTCGGGCTTCACCACCCTCCCGATGAACCCGCACAGCGCCGCCATCCCCGCGAACCTCCCTGGTTACACCAGCATCGCCGGGACACTCGCTGTGTTTGGCATTCGCACTCTGCGGGTGTCCCGGGCGTCAAGCGGTGTCGTTCACACATGGAACGCCTCTGCGATTGGGGATCTCAACCCCACGGGATTGGGTTCCAATATCGACGTGTACCAGCGGGTGAAGTCCGGTAGCGAGTCGTTTGTCCCATCCCTTGACATCGCCGTGTACGACGAAGTGCCTGGGGCAATCGAGGTCGATCTTGTGACCCTTCAGTGGGAGGCACTGCACACCCCCTTGGGAGCACCCTTCACCCCCACGGGTACACAGTGCATCCTCCCAGGTGACCAATGGGAGATCGACTACTCGGGTGCGGCGGGCATCTACGTCGAGCCCTCGTTCCCCCGGGACACCAATGACATGGCCTCAGGCAACGTCAACGTGGTGGACGCCGGAAACTCCCTGCCTTCCGGTCAGGTGGGCACCCGGCGTCTGGCCGACTACTTCCTGGCCCCCACTCTCGGCAACTACCTGCTTGAGTTCACCGAGATTGAGGTGCGCCGCCCCCGTCGCTTCCATGCCCTTGGCAACGACTTCGGGACGAGGCTCCAAGTCCTTCGGTACAGCTACGAGATCCGTCGCGGCATCGTCGACACGGTCACACCCTCTGGTGGGTACAGCACCCTCACGGCTGCACCCGTCAATGGAGAGGTGCCACCAAGTGTAACAGGTGGGACGTCCGCGACCCAACTGGGGGACTTCACCGACACGCTCGTGAATGTGAACCCCGGTGACGAGGTGCGATTCCTCAACGCTTCGGGAGAAGTGTATGCCCGTGCAGAGGTGGTGAAGGTGACGGGCGCCACCACCCTCACCCTATCTCGCAAGGTGACGGTTACTCCCGGCGACCGCTTTGAGGTGTACCTCAGGGTGCCTCCCGTGCCACACGAGCAGTCGAACGAGGAGCTACTCGGGTACGCGACCGACAAGGTGATGGCCACGCGCGTGGCGGACTACACGGCACAAACGGGGGGGAGCGTGCCCACGACGGTCAACGTCCTTGAAGACATCGGGGTGAACTTCTCCACCCGGGACATCGCAGAGGGCGACATCGTGGTGGTTGATCCGGCTGGCCCCCTCGCAGGCCCCGGAGGCCCTGCCACGCCATTGCAGCGCGGTCGCCGTCCGTTCGGGGACAGCGGTGTGAGTGTGCGCCCGGCATCGTACACAGCCGGGGCACCCGTAAGGGCGGACGACAATCGCGGCTACTACAAGGTGGACTCGGTGGCGGCCCACGCCCTCACAGTGAGCGCCTTCGGGGGCCTTGCAGGTGGGGCGGACGTGATTCTTGGGACTGCCCCGAACGAGTATGTGGTGTACCCGACCATCAACGCTAGCACCCTCCCGGCTGGCCCTCACGAGGGGCAGATGGATCTGCGCAGGACACAGCTTGCGGTGGGCAACTCGTTCACGACCACCCCGTACTCGGTCGCACCCTTCTCGTACCGGGTGATCCGCCCAACCAAGCTCCTGTCCACACAAACGGTTGAGCTCATCTTGTCCATGCGGGAACGGATGCTCTCATGGATGGAGGAGATTCGCAGCGTGTCGTTCAAGTACGGCACGTACTATGTGTTCCAGCGAGATCGCCACGTCTCCGACCTCGGGCTCACCACGGATCCAGAAAGCGGGCTCGGACTTCTCACCAACCCATACCTCCACGGGATTGTGGGGCGCTGGGACGTGGCGCCGTTCGTCAACACCAGTGATTGCTTGTCCATTCTCGACCGGAGGTTCTGGGGCCTGGATTTCCGGCTGGACACCCTCACCCCCCCGTTGTCGGCCACCCCCTATGCGAGCTTCACCACCAACGGCGGGCGGCCCGTACTTGTAGACCGGGTAAACAACGCTCTGGACGGGCAGAACAAGCTCCGGGCCACCCGGTTCTCATGGCTGTCCCTGAGGACAGATCGGGTGAAGGGCACTCTCGCGGCCATCCGGCGGTTCGATGTGGAACTCCCCAAGCAACAAGCTGAGGCAGAGCTCGCCCTCGCGGCTGTACAGTCAATCAAGCTCAGCAGCTAGCAGGTGTGATCGTGATTGACCCGGAAGTTCTGGCAAAGCTCAAGGCCCTTGGAGTCAACCTGGAGGGTGCCCCCACATGGATGGAGACCCGTCCGTTGGACGTCGCAAACCTCCCATCCGTGCTCCGGCAACGGGAGGTTCTCACACAGCTTCGGGAAGTCCTGGAGGCGCAGCTGAACGATGACCTCTTGAAGCTCGAACAAGCCCGCATCGACCTGGAGCGGATCAAGAACGGTGGTGGGACGTGACCGCTGTGATCGAGGCGTTCAAGAGCCACTACTTTTCGTTCCTCATGGGAGGCACCGCGGAGGAGTTCCGCGCCGCCGCGAAATCCCTCGACACAGCACTCTGCCAAGGTGCGACCTTGGCAGACGCTCAGAAGTCCATGGATGATGCGCGCAACGAGGCTGAACTCCTGTCCATCCTGTTCGGTAACCCTTCACTACATGGTCTTGGGTGATGTCTGACACGGTCGCAGTATGGGGTGGGCTGGACATCCAGATCGTCTCCCAAGACGTTGTGGATGCCGTTCAGGCAGTCAAGACATTCTTGGAGCTCGTCAACACGGCCCTGGAGATTGCACTCACGGTGGGCGAGGTGGTCAAGACCTTCGTCACGTCCAATCTCAACCTTGCACGGGCCCTGGCCAATCAACTCGTCGCCTCCCTGCGGAACCTCATCCGAGACCTGTTCTCCTTGGGTCTGTACGTCAATCTTGGTGACAACGACCTCCTCCGAAGGGGGGTGTCAAACCTCAAGGGTGGTTACCCCGCCTACGAGCGTCGGATGTTGACCCACCTCAACAACCGGAACGACCCCAACCGACCCAACTTCACTGGGTCCAGCACCGTGCTGGCGTTGTTCTACTACGTTGGTGTGGACGTGTCCTTTGTGGATGACTTGGTAGACCCCAAGAAGTTTGCACCCCTCAGGCAGTTCCTTCGGGCGTTCTCATCCTTGCTGGGCCTCTCCACAGGAGGCATCAACTCCAGCCTCCCCGTGGCGACGAACCTTCGGGTGGAGTATGGGTCACCCACCAACACCTCGACCCAGGATTTCACCACGGCGTTGTCGTCCCTCATGGGGAGGTCTACCATTGAGGTGCTGTGGAACGTGGCCGCGGCCCCTGGTGGGAGCGACCAAGACCCCAACCCTGTTGTCCCCCCTAGCGCGTTCATTGTCGAGGTGTCGTGCTACCCGACGGGGTTCCATGTAGGCTGGATGGCCCCCACTACGTCAGGGACGGGTGGGCCTAATGGCACGGGCTCAACTGGTGCGCAGTCGTACACCACCGGGCAGTACCAAGTCGCGGACACGGGCCGCCCCTTGGTGATTTTCGGTGGGGAAGACAGCCTCTTGCTGACCCCAGACCTCCTTTGGCCCAGTGGGTTCACCCCTGGAAGCACACTCCCATCGGGGGAACATCCGGCGTTCTTCTTCCGTGACGCATCCAACCCAGAGGTGATCCGCAAGGCTTTTGGGAAGCAGGGGGCCACCTACTACAACCAGCGGTCGTTCTACGTCGGCAGCGACAGCACCCTCGTCCAGATGATCTCTGGGGGGACATACAGCATCAGGCTCAACGTCGATGACCTCCCGCGGTACTGCCCTATCGTCAACGGCGAGATTGACACAAACCTTGCCACCACACCCACGGCGGTGTACGTGCGAGTCACTCCGGTGACCGACCGCGTCACCGAGACCAACTACAACCAGGATGGGTCCAAGTGGAAGCCGCTCGCTCGGACCACTGACGACAGCATCCTGACCCACATCGGCGGTGCCCAAGGTCAGGGCAACCCAGGCACTGCCGACTTCGGGACACCAAGTTCTGTGCTGGAGGTGACCATCCCGAGTGCGGTCAACGACCTGTACGGTCGGGCTCTCCAGACGGCCCTTGCCATTGCCGTCCTATCTCGCAGCGACCTTGTGCTCCCGGACCCCGTAACCGCCAACGAGCCCACGGTGCCCGACCCCACCTACAGGGAGCGCGGGCTGGAGAGCTTTGCCACAGAGGTATTTCGGGGTCTCGGGATCACCAACCCCGAGGAGTACTTCAGCACGCAGGGCCTCTCCCCGCAGTCGTTCGCACAGGACATCTACCCGAAGATTGTCCGACTGGCGGATAGGTATGTTGCCACGCAGGGGGGGCTCCCAAGGGATGTGGTCCTAAACCTCCAGGACACCTTTCGCGACCTCGTGGACTGGAAGTGGTCGGATGCCACCGTGTCTGGTGCGTCCGGCAACAGCGCCCTCCGCAGGACCATCCTGGAATCCCTGGGGCAGACCAGTGACGTGTCCCAGATGGTGGTAGCTCGGAACAGGTACAGCACACGGAACTACTGGTCGACAATCACCCCATCCACTGTCCTTGCGCCCCTCGCAGACAAGTGGCGTAACGGGACGTTTGGAGTGACCTTCAACGGCACGTCCCTGGGGAGCTCGCCTGTGATTGGTCCATCAGACGCGGCACAGCCTGATTACTGGTTCGCTCGTGACCTCATCCCCCAGGCCATGTATGACAAGGCGCGGAGCGTCCTGGCCATCACGTCTGACCAGACATCCCTGCAACGGTCGGCGCAAGGTTCTTGGAAGACCGTCCGAGTGTTCGCAGCGCGAGCCCCCACCGGCACCGCGCTCGCAGTGCTCACCAAGGTGGAGGGCTTCCTGAATGCGTCGCTGGCGGGATTGCAGAACGTGGCGGATGGGATCCTTCGGGTGATCTCGTTCCTGGAACAGCGAGTCAGGGAGATTCAGGAACTCATCAAGCGGATTACCACCTACCTGGACATCCCGTTTCAAATCTCGTTTCCCTCGGCCAAAGTCCTCCTGCTCATCACCAATGGGATGGAAGGGGTCGTCTCGGGTCTGATGGGAGCCACGGATAAGCCCTCCGAAGGCCGCACCGGCTACGCGGGAGGTGGAGTCATCGTCGCGGGCAGCGCCCCGGCGCTCTTGGTTGAACTCCTCTCCGCAGGGCTGTCCCCATCCGCGGGCGGGTGACGGCGACCCTTTGGGGCGTTGCGGGGGGTTCTGTACTTCGCGACCACCCGGTCGTACACCTCCGGCGCCTCGTAGAAATGACATCGGTTACCCTTAGACGTGGGGGGTAGCAGCCCGTCAAGGGTGAGCCACTTACGGAGGGTGACATCCCGCACGCGAAGCCGCGCAGCGGCCATCTTAGGGCTCTCCTTCCCCGCCCGTAGGTTGTACTTGGGCTGGACAGGATTGGGGTCGGTGGACAGTCGCCGTACCCGGTACTTCCTGTTCACCCGATCATACACCTCGGGGAGGGCTGTGAACCTACGGCCCCCACTCCCCGAGTCCTTGCTCTTGGGGGGGACCAGCCTTTCCAAGGTCAGCCACTGCCAGAGGGTGCGAGACATCATCCCGATGCGATGTGCGGCCTGCATCACAGTCTCAACCCGCGAGCGTTGTTTCTCCCACGCCTCTGCGGCCTCGACGGCATCATCACGGTCTACGTACCGCACCCCCCGGGACCGGGAGTGGGGCATGGAGTAGTTGCGGGACTTCACAACCACCTCCCCAAACTTGAGGATCCGCAAGGTGGTGTAGTAGTCGTAGCCCCACTGAGGGTCTTGTGACAGAGACTTGACCGAGACCATCCCCTGCGGGGCACCTGCGCGAAGGCCCAGCTTCCTCGCCCGGTCGTACCGACTCTGCATTGAACGCCCCGGGAGCATCCTCCCAAGCGTCCGCGCCGTCACCTCATTCCAACCGTCCAAGAGGATCTTATCCTCCGCGGGAGTCCACAGCGGGCTTTCGGCCAGACCCAGGCGAGACATCTTGGTTGAGATACTCCCTCGGGTTCGGTTGGGGAACCGTGCATGAAGAGCGTCCCAGTTCAGGGTCTTTCCATCCTCGCGGTGAGACAAACGCTCAAGGTCGAGGATGTCCATCTGTGTCCAAGGGGGGGCGTTTGGCATGGTGTCTGGCGAGGATTACGCCACAACAAAATGGGGCCGCGCAAGATCCTGAGGGGCGTAACACCTCCATGTCCAACCTGCCCCCCGATGATGACTTGCTCATTCGAGCGATGGCATCGTACCTGGACGAGAGCCTCTCCGCTGAAGAGGCTCTCCGAGAAATCCTCGCCACGGCAGGGTTCAATGACCCCAAACTTCGGGTCGAGGAGTGTGTCCAGGCCTTGGTTGACGCCTACCTCCGGCAGAACACACCTTCCTGATGGAGGTATGGTGCCACCAGTGGGTTGAAGAGGATGGCGGTGGGACGGCGATCCTCCCCCCCGCCAATGTTCGACCGCCCTCCCCTCCAGCCCATTGTTGAACCCATGAACAGCACCTCCGACACTAAGGATGTCGGTACACCGTCAAAGGTGTACCCACTGTGCCGTAGCTGCCAGGATGGCACCTACGCCACACAGTCCATGCAGCCCTTTGCCAGGGAGAACTGCCCTTGGCACCCCTACTGTGACCCGTGTGGCAAAGCATTTGCGTCGGTCATCAAGGACTCTCAGGGGCGTGACCCTGAGATCCGAGTGCTGGCCACTCCTCCAACGGGGAAGGCTTTCCCGAAGGTCGTGAGGGCGAAGGCTGAACCCATCAAGGGGCCCAAAGCCGTCAAGGGGTCCAAAGCCGCACTCCCCGCCCCTACACCCGTGGCTCCTTCGCCCGTGGCGGATGTGCGGCCTCGGATGTCCTTGGCTGAGGCCATGCGTCGGACGGCACCGAGGACTCCGCCTGCCCTTCCGCCCCCGCCTGCCCCCCCTCCCAAGAGTGCCAAGAAGTCTCTTCAGGATGCGCTGCGAGATGTGGAAGGTTATGACCTTCTGACCATGCTGGGCATGAAGAGGTGACAGTGTACAACGCCAAGATGATCGAGGATGAGATTCGGGGCGTAGCCGAATCGCACCTCACCCCCCACGGGGCCACCTACGACACCATCTTCAACCGGGATGGGGTGCTGGTCACGGTGAGCTTCAAGGGGGGGTCTTTCTCGCACTACACCCGGCTCTCCGACGTGCCAGAAGCCGTGCAAGGGGAGGTCATGCACTGCGCGATGCACTACATGTCAATGACGCTTCTTCAGCACGTCTACCGGGCATAGCTCGGGGCTCGGTCTGCTCTCTCCGCAGGGCACCGCTTGCACCCACGAGACGCTCGGAACCCGACGTTGACGTCCCGGAACACGAGCGCGTCCCTGAATCTACGCGCCGCGCGCACCCTGACAGGAAGGTCGATGATCCAGCACCAACCACGATGGATGCGGAAGGGCTCCATTAGGTTACTCGACTTTCTCACTTTGCCCTCTTGCAACGCCTTGACGCTCGGAACCCTCCGGTGGGGTAGGAGTCCTCCGGGAACTGCCAACTACGGTCCCCAGCGTCTCGGGCGAGGATCGGGAGTTTCGCCCAAGAGTCGCCGCGGACGGTGACGGGGATGATGAGATAGGGATTCACGACCCCTTCCCCCTCCTACAGCCCCTCGATGCTCGAAACCCGATGACGTTGTAGCGATGCGACGGCAGCGTTCCGCTGCGGTGGAACGCGAACATCCTGGCAGGAACAGGGTGGTCCCAACACCTGCTACGGCAGACGCGGGATGAGACAACCCGAGACCGGGGCGCTATGACGTCCACGGCGTCGACGTCCACACCCACACGTTGCCGACCATTTGCCGGTGCCCAAAGGGCCCGTCCCCGCCCGGACACGCGAGGATCGTGTCCGTCCCGTCCCGTCCCGTCACGCAGGAGGAGACACAGTTGTCGTCATCGGGGGGCGCGTTCCCCCACGGGTAGGTGCGCTCGTCCGGGCCCCGGGCCGTCCACTCCCAGAGCTCCTCGGAGGGGAGGGCGAGCCCGGCCCACTCGCACCAGTTGCACGCATCGTACCAGGAGACCTCCGTGACCGGATGGTGCGAGAGGTCCACTTCGCCCCCGTTGCGCTTTCCCTCCGTCGGCTTCAATGGCTTCCCCACCGCCGCCGCGTACAGGTTCCACTCGCGCACCGTTGTGGTCGTCTTCGAGACCCACCCGCCGGGGAGGTCGACGCGGCGGGTCTTGCCGGGGGGGCCCATCTGAAACCCACTCCGGGGGGTGGGGGGCACGTAGGCGACCCAGTGGAGGTCGCCCGTGGGGAGGGGGTAGGGCACGTCCCAGCCCCCCTCGTCCACCCCCAAGCCGAGCTCCTCGTACATCGGCCAGTACTCTGCGATCTGCCCGTCGGGACCGGGCAGGACTTCGAGCTGCGGCACGAGGCCGAAGTGAGGGTGGACGCCGAAGAAGTACTCGGCGTCGTCCGTGACTGCGACCAGGATCGGGGAGTTGTGGGCGGGGAGGTCTTGGAGGGCGTCGTATACCTCGACGTCCCCCGAGGAGCCGTCAAGCTCGCGGATCAAGTACGTCCCGGCCTCCCCGAGGAAAGCGGGGTTGTCGGGGTCACAGGCGCGAGTCTCAATGCCGTAGATGCCGGGCGGGCTCATGGCTCTCTTACGCCATGAGCCCGCGACTACGTATCAGACCTTGCCCGCGGTCCTCTTGAGGATTGGGAGAAGAGCGTCCCGCACGGGGCCAGGGTTGTCGATGGCCAGCTGGATGGTGGCCACACGAAGCTGTGCCTGCTTGAAGGGGGCGTGCCAATCGACGACCCCTTCGGACAGAGCAGCGGCGGCCTCGGGGACTTGCTCGGGCTCAATCACTGGCATCTGCTTCCGGTCCGGCGCCCACCCCGGCGTCGAGGTGTCGATGAGCTTGGCATTCGCAGCCATCTCCTCAATCCCCTCATCCACCGAGCCAAAGTGCGACTCCAGAGCCTTTGTGATCTTCTCAGCGGAGATAGGAAACTCCCCCGAGATCCCCTTCTCCGAGGCGTCCTGCATGGCGGCTTTGACCTTGGCAGGGGTCAGGTCCGAGATCGCCCCCTTGCCCGCCTTGCCTCCGCCGACCCCGAAGAGACCCTTGGTGAGGATGTTCAGAACCCTCAGCAGGTCAGGCCCCTTGAGGGCAGCCTTGTACCCACCGACCTTCCCCGACTTTCCTCCCGCCAGGATCGTCGCGGCCCAACGGTGGTGACCGTCCATGATGTAGCCGTCGCTGGAGACGATGGCCCCAAGGTTCCCGCCGATCTTGTTGGAGATCAGCATCCCAATGGCCATCCCCACCACCTTGCCCAGGACGATAGAGGTCTGGGAGGGCTTGAGGTCCGCGGCGGACCAAGTCGCCTTGGAGACCGACACTTTGTCGTCCCCCGGGTCCGCCCCATCTTCCAACCCCGAGTCGACCATGATCCTGGCGATGGCGGGATCCACCGCGTCCAACTTGGACGCACTGTCGAACTGCTCCTCAAACTCGGCCTTGGCTCGAAGCGACCTTGCGCCAGCCCCGGGCTTCGCATTGAGAACTTTGCGGATTGCCTCTGAATGATTTCCCATACTCGCCGGAGGCGATAGAACCATAAATCACCCACAACGGGGGTGATCCTTGGTCTACTCAGTCTCCGGGGTTACTCCAGCCAGTAGGTCAAGGAGCATCACGCGCGTGGCGACCCGCCTCGCACTGGCATTCCTAACCATCTCCAAGGGGCGGTCGGCCTTGAGGAGGATCTTGTAGATCATCAGCCCGTCGTTCGGATCGAAGAGGGGGTTGTCCATGTCCAGGGACACATGCGCGTCCACAGGGGCGTGGAGATAGTCCTCGATCACACTCACCATCGGGTCCATCGCGCCCTCAAGGCTGCGTGTGCGGTTGAGGGGCATCTCCTCGTACGCGGTCACAGTGAGTGACACTCCAAACCCAAGGGGTTCAACGGTCACCCCTGTGATGTTCATGTGGGTCTTGGACTTGAGGTAGTTCTCGACCACATCCGGGTCGATGAGCTTGGAAAGAGGGTTCGACCGGGGCGGAGCGGGTGCCCGCTTCTTCAGGAAGTCCAGGAACCCTGCGTCACGTTGGGATTGCATACCGGAGGAGAGTCATAGGACCGTCACCGTGGGCGTAATACACCCATGCGAACGTACCCGACCGATGAGAGTGACATCAAGGAAGCCGCCCGTCTTGAAGCCCCAAGATGAACCCCAGCTACCCCTACTGGGGCAACCACGAGGACTATATGACCCAGAAGGATGGGTGGGGGGCTCAAGAGGTGGAGTCGGTCGCTCACCTGTGGTCCCAAGATGAGCTCAATGAGCTCGTCCACGGCTACTACTTCATCGACCGGAAGACCGCGCCCTGTGGGGATTGCGGGCAGTCAGGGTACAACCCGGCGACTCGCAAGATCTCGGACGACTGGTACGGGAACCGCAACCCGAAGGACCGGTGGGACACCAACATCACCCACGGGGAGGTGGCGTCCCTCGTCGAGGAGGGGCGTCTCCGGGATCTCACCAAGGGATTCAACGGCTACTTCGACCGCCAGACATCCCAATGGATGGTCTGGCAGGACACGAAATTGGTGCCCTACGAGGGCATCCCCTACATCCCGACCCCGGAGGAGGTCAACACCTGGGCCAAGGGCCGCGGCCTCGGGCACGACGCGATCAACCAGATGATCTGCGTGGAGGCCCGTGCCAAGCGCCTCGGGGTGTATGGCAAATGCCCAACCTGCGACGGTCACGGGAACAACTACACGGAGGCGCAGCCACGTCTGGCCCTCCAACTGTGGATGATCCACCCCCGCAAGGGCGCCTCCCGAGGGGTGATCGTCCGTAACGTGACCCCCGAGGACTTCCCGACCGTGGCGGCGTACTTCAAGACCGCCATGGACCGCATGGCCGAACGGATGTCCGGGATCGCTGGGGTCCCTCGACTGGGCTGACGCCATCACGGCGTAAGGTACATCATCATGGAAAACCTCTTCAAGTTCCTGTGGTCACTCGTCGCTGTGTCCATCAGCGGGCTCTGTTTGGCGCTCCTGTGGAAGTGGTTTGTCACCCCCCTGGGGGTGCCTGCCATCAGCGTCGTCCACGCCATAGGCATCAACTTCATCCTCACCACCGTGCGTGGTGTCAGCGACCCGAAGAAGCAGATCAAGTTCGAGACAATCACCTACTCCATCCTGTTCAACTTGGTGGGTCTGTTCTTCGGGTACCTCATCCACCTCGTGATGTGAGCCATGGGCCGCCAAGCATGTGCCGAAGCTGGACGGCTCGCTGCGCTTACGGACTGGCAAGTGCGTCAGTACACGATGTTGGAGTTCGTCCCGGTACGGCCCCGCTCTTGGATGCCGTCGGGCACGTCCTCCTTGTTCGTGGACATCGGGAGAACTGCGTCGGGGGTGACCGGCCAAGGTGCGCTCGTGTCCCGGTCGTAGGTCTCCCGAATGGGACGGTAGGTGTACCGGGTTTGTGGCCACGGGAGGTTGGGCGACGCGATGGTGATGTCCACCGGCACCTCGTACCGGATGTCCGGGGGGTCCAGGTACGCGATGTTGAAGTGCTGCTGCATCACGTTGCCACGGTTCGTAGGCCGACGGACGGGGCCAATGGAGTACCGCTCGTTGTTCTGCTTGAGGATGAAGTCCCGCTGCGAGACAATGGGTGAGAAGCTCATCCACACCTCGTAGCTGTGCTCCTTGCGCCGTCCCGTGGCCGACTGCGAGATCCGCTTCTCCGCGTCGTCGGGGGCCACGATGATGTCGTAGGGGCCCTCAAATCCGCCGATAAACCCGCTCCCGTAGCAGATTTTGCACCTGTTCGAGGGTTGCTTGTTGTAGGCACGAGACCGTGGGTCAACTTCTGTTGAACACGGACAGACCTCGCCGTTGACCTTCTGGACAAACAGCTTCACCCGTTCGCCACCCTGGTTCAAGATCCACAAGTTGCGGCGCATCGCCTCCCGCCAGATGTAATCAAGTTGCTCGATCTGCATGTCGCTGGACGGTGCCGTCTGGTCGAGCGGGGTCTCGATGTAGCCCGTGGTGGTGGGGGCACCCACGGGTGCGGTCGCCACCGAGGTCACCCGGTAGAACACCTTCCGGTCCACCATGGTCTGCGGGTACAAGAGGTTCTTGGTCGTGTAGTAGGTGACAACCACCTCGCTGTCCGGGCCTGGGAGGGGTGCCTCCACCCCCCGGTCGTTGGCCGGATTGAGGGCCTTGGTCGTGTCAAGTGTGACCTCGTGGGTTTCCCCGAACACCCCTGTGACCCAAGCGGGGACGCCGTCGATGGTCACCAGCACGTCCTCAGGAGCGTTCGCAGCCACACCCTCCATGCGTGGCTTGGAGATGGGGTACCGGGTCTTGAGCGTCCACCGGGCGAGGTTCGATGCGTCCCCCTTGGACTGCCACTGGTCCCAGAGAACCACCTCACGGGTCACGAGCGCCACGTCCGTGTAGTCTCGGAAGAACGTCCCGCTCACCGGGTAGCTGTTCAGCCGCCGGAAGGGGCCTCGGTCGCTGGCGTCACTCCTGTACACGTTCACGCCCACGATGGCGTACTCAGTGTTCCCGCCAATGTTGCTTGGGTCGTCCCAACGGATGTCCAGCACATCCCCCTTCACGAAGGGGGAGACCACCATGACATTCTTGGGTGGGAGGGGGAACTCTGCCATATCCTATCGGGCCCCATAAGGGTGTTATGGGGCCCGATAGGGTATGAGGCGCACTTCGCGGTCATACCAACGACTGGTAATGTTCGATTTTGACGGCACTTTGTTCAAGTCGTGGGAGAAGACCCCGCCCTGGTGGGACGATCCCGGCCCGTTCTCATTCTTCGTGAGGCCGGAGTCCCTGGGGCCACCCTGTGTGCCCGAGCACCCTCCACAGGTTTACTGGACGAAAGCCGTGCGCGCGGCACGGGCGTACATCAAGGATGCGGGCACCTTCACCATGCTGGTGACAGGCCGTGTGAAGGCGCATAGCCCCCGAGTGCACGAGTTGCTGAGTCAGGTTGGCCTGACCTTTGATCGTGTTCTGTTCAACCCAGGGATGTCTGCGAGCACCTTCAAGAAGAAGGTGCTCGGCAACTACCTTGCCGTGTACAACACGGTGTCCAAGGTGGAGATTTGGGAGAACGAGAACCAAGACCACTACAACCAGTACCTGAATGTAGCATCAAATGCCCTGGAGAGAGATGTTGACGTTGTTGTCCACAACGTCAGAGTGCCAGCAATCCCCCTGACATGTGGTGCAGAGGACTTCGCTCCATCGACCGCCCGTGTTGTGGAGGGGTATCTTTCCAGGCGCTGAGGGTTGCTCAGTTCGTGCGGTACTTCGCGATGGCGGCGATCATGGCTTCGTCGAGGGCGGCCTCCGCGGCTTCCGCGGTGTCGGCGGCCTCGTACGCCTTCTTCCCGGCGTCGTAGATCTTGCCGATGTCCATCATGTTCACCTGGACACGGTCACCGTGGCGGTAGTACGCCTTGGAGATGGCCTCGTCGAGCTTCTTGCCCTTGAGCTTCGGGGCTGCCTTCGGCGCCTTCGCGGCCACCTTGGTGTTGTCACCCGCCAGGAGGGGGAGGAGGACGGGACGGAGGTCGGGCCGCTGGCTGGCCAGTCGGATGAGGGACGTGCGGAGGTTCATGGCTGTCCTTGCGTTGTTGGTTGTGTTTGCGAGTCGCAGGGCGTCTTCCACCGTGCGTGGATCCAAGGCGAAGGGCCCGGCGCTGCCGGGCATGAGTTCCCGAATCTCGTCCTGTACCGACCGCTTCTTGGGGTTCTGCGTGGGGATCATCTTGAACGTCCCCCAGCCCTGCCACACAGCAAGGGGGGTGACTACGTCGCCCCACACCCCGCTCAGGGTCTCACCGTCGGAGAACAAGAGGTCCCCCTTCATCGCCTTGCGAGCCCACCAGCGACGAATCACCATCTCGTCCCGAGGAGTCGTCCTACCGAAGGCCGTCTTGTCTTCCATTGCAGTTCTCCCGTACCCTGTCAGAGGAAGATCTTGAGGCGGCGGGAGAGGGCGGTGGACAGCGCCACCACGAGGTCCATGGACCGCTCGGGGTTCCTCTGCAACTCAGACTGCATCAGCTTCACCGCGGTGAGGATGTTGGTCAGCTTGGTGGGGATCTCGTTGAGCTCGTCATCGTCCACAGACGTGATGATGTCCACCAGACGGTTGGCTAGTGCCTTGCTCACAACGTCCAGTTTGTCGGAGGCGGTTTTGTCGGTTGCCATGCAGGCTGTTCTCCTACCCCCCAAGCGGGTATAAGAGAATCAATGGGAGTATTGAGGAGTCAATGAGCAAGCCCTGGTTTGTCTACGTTTTGGGGAGTTTGAGCGTCCGCCGCACCTACGTGGGTTGCACGAATGACGTGGCCCGAAGGGTCCGTCAGCACAACGGCGAGATCGTGGGGGGAGCCCGATGTACCCGCTCGTGCAGGCCGTGGGGGCTGTTGACCGTGTACGGCCCGTACAGCGGGAGAAGTGAGGCTCAGTCCGTGGAGTACAAGGTCAAGAAGCTCCGGGGCCTGAACAGAACCCGGTGGAGCCCCTAGCTGGGGTAGACCCCAGTGCGGCACCAGGAGCAGTAGCTGATCAGACCCCCGGTGTAGCTCCCAGGAGGGCCGTGCACCCCAATCGCACAGAGGGCTCGCTGCCACCTTGGTGGGACAGGTGGGGGCTCAGGGGGTTTAGGTGGGGTGCGGTACGGGCTGTTGGGGGGCATGGGTCTCCAAAGTGTAAGGCCCACCAACCATCACTGGTTGGTGGGCCTCATTTAGACCCGTCGGGAATCGAACCCGAGTCCGCAACCACTTGGATTGAGAGTGTTTGTGGCCTTGTCCAGTGTTTTGTCAGCTACCCTTCGACGCCCATGGACAGGCTTCTCGGGTCGGCGTGGCTGCTTGGTTTTCATCCTCAGACCCCGTCACCGGGCCTGAGACCTATCTGACTTCATTATCGAGCCGGTCCACCATCAGCGGGGTGGGGTCCGACAAGGCTCTCAGCGACGCTGGTCCCTTTCAGGCAGCGGCGGCGAAGGCAGGAACGGCATTGTCGTTCGCATTTGGGTTCATCTCGCGTGTTTACGTTGTGCGAGACCTCAACGGCCACAACTCTTTCCTCTTCGCCGCCACGTCGAAACCTTTACGGGCCTGTGTGAACCTCCTACCTAGCCCTGTTACGCCCCCCAGTCAACCCCAAGGGGCACAATCCACCCTTGGTGACGACACAGGGCGTAATACCCCCTATGATGCTGCTGAACGATGTCGCCCGCCAGTTGTACAAGCTCCAGACGCTGGTGATGCAGGTTGACGATGTGCAGCCTAACGTCCATGCCATCACGAGGACGTGCCTACTGTGTGGGGCGAGATCCGTGGTTTCACACACGACCGAAAACGTCGCCGCGGAGGTCGCCAAGACCCCCCACGACCCGTCGTGCATGTTCGGGATGCTGTGGAATCCCACGCTGTGGGTGGCCGGTCCACCGAACTGGTCAAACCTGGGCAGCGGGGTTCGAGTCTTCCCTGTCAAGGACCTCATCACGGCGGCCAAGGAGATGGCACGCCGTGTGGTTGACGGCACCTTTACCCCGGGCAGTCGGAGGGTCTTCTTGGCGCTGAACTTCCCCCTGGCCCCTGAGTTCGAGGATGCGTACGAGGCAGAGAAGCAGCGGCGTGGGGCGCTGGCCAAGTGGGAAAAGGGGGTGCAGTACGCAGACCGTCTGCGAGCCTACTCGCTCGGTCTGCTCAGGGAGCTCAACCTGGGCGACGAGTTGGACGAACAGATCCGGGCGAAGGTCGAGGAGACGTACCCCTACCCCCCGAAGCCTGAGATGGAGGACAAGTGACAGATCCCAACACGGTCACGTACTACGCCCACAAGTTTCTCCGAGGACAGGACGGGTTGCCCTACTACTTCCACGCCAGCCCGAGCGAGTGGTGGGTGAAGCTCCATGGGTTGTCCGAGCCCATCGTGAGGGTCTCTGTCCGGGAGCGTCTGCCCACTGACCCACCGTCCAACTACTGGGGGTGGCTCTCCACCAAGGAGCCCGAACGCTACATGTTCGTGTGGCCCTCGGAGGGACAACTGGACATGTGCTTCCCCTACGGGCCCAAGGCCGAAGAGGACCGAGGACGTGGACGGAAAGTGAACCTCATGGTGGCGGAGATTCTCGACGGGGCGTAACAGGCTCGAAAGGTTCAAGGTCAAGCACATGGGGATGGCACACAACGTCCAGGCGATGTTCCGCGGGGTCAGCTACAACAAGTTCACCACGGCGGTGGTCCGGGAGAAGATGGAAGCCAAGATCCTGGCCCTACGGGCCAAGGTCGAGGAGCGCCGAGACCGGGTCGCCAAGCTCATGGGGGCGCACAGCATCACCAGCGAGATGCTCTCGGACATGGTGATCCAGTACCTGAAGGACCAGGATCGCGGGCAGTCGCGCATTAGCTACTCGACGAACGGCCCCGCCACTGGTCTTGACCTCCGGCCCAAGACCGAGGTGGTGGTGCCTGCGGGTGCGGTGGCCAACATTGTCACCGAGAAGAACCTCATCGAGAGCGAGAGCGAGGAGGCCCGTCGCATGGTCCTCATCGTCCGCAACCTCCGCGACACCCTCCCGGCGGTGGACGAGAAGACCGGCGCGCAGGTGGAGCGTGCGGTGACCCACTCCCTCACCGACGATGAGATCGAGTACCTCGGACTGTGACCGTGCGGGTAACAGTGACATGCCACGAGCCACAGCCCGACTCGTGGTATCGGACGGCCAACTCCGTCCGGTTTGACCGGACGGACGATGCCCGAGAGGTTCGGAGTATGATCGCTCTCTGGATCGACGTGGGACGCCTGGACTACATCCCTCCCTACAACGGGCGCTACGCAAGGCCGCCGAGGGCGTAACGTCTTCTATGCTGCCCGACAACTCACAAAACAACGCAGTCATCCTCATCCGAGAGCGGATACACTTCCTGGGGTACCCCTACTCCAGCGAGTTCGCCATGACTGTGGGTGGCCTGTGCGCCAAAGCCTGGAGGACACGACTGGGGTACCTGCCCCAGAAGAACCTCGCGACCAAGACCAATGCCCATGGCTCACATGGGCTTGCCCACTACCCCCCCGCGTTTGCACCCATGATCGACGAGATCATCCACAAGGTCGCAGGGAAGCGTGGGCTGGTCCCTGGGTCGGCCACCCCCGCTCCATCAGACTACGATGGGGTGGGCACGGTCCTGGACTTGTTCCAGTGACTGGATCTCTGAGGGCATCACACGACCTCGATGCCCACCAGCCCACGGCAGGTGCTGGTCGCAGCGGTCGCAGCCACGTTGGCCCAGTCTAGCCCCTTGCCCGTGGCGTTGTCCTTGAGGATCACCTTCACCAGCACCGGGCACCGTTGGGGCACCTCAGCGTTGAGGAACAGGGTGGCAGGCCCGAGGTTCAGGGTCACGTCTGTGTAGTAGACCTGTGTGGAGAGATCCGTCCCCGTGACGGCACTCGACAGGCACCCGGCACCATCAAGAGCGATGTCCTGCTTGGACGGGCCAGCGCCGTCCGCGCGCCCAGCGTCCATCCAGGTGGTGAGGCCCGGGATCTTCACCATCACCGCCATGCCCACCCCACCCGGTCCTGGTCCCACATACTGGAAGTCCGTGATGTCCACCCCCCAGAGGCGGAACGTCACCGTGGATGTGCCCACCAGGGCAGCACCCGCATCGAAGGCGCGCACGTACACCCGGTCACCCGTGATGACGGAGTAGTCCGGTCCGACAGGGTCGTGCCCGGCGCTGTAGTCCGTCTTGGGGTAAATGAGCACCCCACTCGACTGAAACGGGGAGCTCAACCCTTCTGTGTAGGAGGGGTTGCGCTCGGGGAGCCCTGCCACTTGGAGGGCATTGTCGAGGTTCGCTGTGGCGTTGTCCAGCGCCGACAAATGAAGGGTGAGATCGTACCACCCTGTGTATGGGGCGACGCCGGGACGCACAGGCACCTGGATCGCCACCGGACCAAACGGGAGCCCAGGGCCTTGGAGTTGGGTTGCATCGGGGGCTGCGAGGGGCGTCCAGTCCTCTGGGTAGCGGTACACCTCGTCGAGGAACCTCTCCTTGATGTCCTTGGCGCTGTTCCTGGTGGCGAGGGCTGGGTTGTTGGGGTTGCCGAACAACACCGCCAATGTCCCTGTACCCTCTTGCATCGAGTGGTAGAGCACGGTGGTGCCCGTGTCCCTTGGGAGGTCAAACACAGACGGGGTGGAGAAACCCGCGATGTCCACAATGAGCGGGCGGCGGAACACCAGCCGCACCTTGGCGTCTCTTGTGAACGAGGGGTCCACGAGGTCGCCCTGGAAGAAGATGCCGTTCGCCAATCCCACGGCGGGAGCGAACGTGTACAGCGCGGTGTCGGGCGCCGCGGGGTCCAGCGTGACCGGGGTGGTCAGGTCTGCGTACCCGAACTCGATGCGCTGGCGACGAATCTCACCAAGATCTGCCGGGAACAGGGGGGACCCTGCGGAGATGGTGGAAATCACCAGGGACTCATCCCCCTCGTAGCTGTACGAGGACAGGGACAGGAACGCGGGGTTCTGGTTGACCGCGTACCTGCGGTTGTCCGCAGACAACGGGCCAGCGACAGGCACCTTGTCGTGTGAGCGGTAGCTGTTGTTGAACAGGTTCCCGTACTCAAAGGTCAAGCCGGTGATCGCGATGGAGGGGTCTGCCACCGTAGTGCGGTCCACCGGCACGAGGTGAGGCACCCCCGAGTAAAACGTGGTGTCCCCTACTGTGGCCGTGTCCAGGGTGTAGTTGCAGACCCCCGCGGCGACTACGGGGAGTGTCCCGTCGGAGTCTTCGCAAACCTCTGCCCGGTTCACCATGTTCGCGGTTGACGACGTGGGGGTAGTCGTCACCAAGTTGGTGAGTTGGGCAAACGGCGCCACGTCGCCCACCCACGACATCAGGTTCACGGAGTACACTTGGTCATCCGTGGGTACGACCGCGTCCACCACGTATGCCTCGAAGTACGCTTCCTTCTTGAAGTGGACGATGGCGTAGTTGTCGTCCAGGCGTGAGACCGCACCCACTGGAGGAGGTTGAAGCTCGAACCGGTGGCGGTACCGGGCGATCTGGAACGCCCAGAAATCCGCGGTGAAGTTGGCGTAGTCACCGGCCTGGGTAAGCGTTGGGGTCAGTGCTGGTCCGATGGCCGCGGTGGTGGTGAACCGGGATTGCTCCGCCGCGGGGGTGTACACAATCCCCGTGGTCGCGTCGTAGTCCTTGAGGTACGGGAGCCGGTAGGCGAAGAAGTTTCCGTCTGTCCCACCCCCCAGGGCGTAGGGCAACCAAGGAACCACCGTGGTAGTCCCAATGGCAGATGTGGTTGCACCGAGGATGGGGAGCCCCCCCGCCGTGGTCGCAGGAGAGAAGCTCACTGCCGCGGGGTCCGTGAGCAGTCGCACTTGGCCAGCAGCCGGGTTGTACACGGGCTGGGCTGTCCCGAGGCTTGTGGCCGTGTGCAGTTCGTCCAGGTTGAACTGGCCCGATGCACGGCCCGGGAAGTTGTACGGGCTCGCAGTGACGTCGGTGCCCCCCGTGGGACTTGTGACCGTGAGGTTGAGGGGGTTCGCCGTGGTGGCGAACGTCACCGAGTTGCCGACCGAACCGGCCACCTGAACACGGATGGTGAGGTTGCCCGCCCCGTCCGAGATCGCTGCCACCAATCCAGGGAAGAACAGACTGTTGATGGCCAGGGCGAGGTTGTCTCCCGTGGCGCCCGCCCCGCCGCCGGTTTGGAACTCCAAGGGAGTGGTGGGGGCGCCTGCCACGGCAGTGAACACCGTGGGGGTGCCGGGGCCCCCCGGGAGCACACTCAGGTCCAGGGTGACAGTGTCCGCCGCCACCACGTTGTTGAGAAAGGTCATCACCCCTGAGGCGTAGGCTGACCCCGAGCCCTCGATGAACACTCCGCCCGGGTTGCCATCACAGCCACTGGTGGACACCCCCTTGCCAAGGAGAAGTGCGGCGACGCATCGGGCTTGGACGTCCGCCACGCTGGCCGCCGGAGCCGCCGGAGTCGGTTCCAATCCCGTGGGCCACTTGACCAGGGCCAGCACGCCACGGTCTGCGGGTGAGACAATGCCTGACACCACTGCGGCGGGGTCTGCCACGGCGGACAACACTCGCCAGGAGGGGTACCCAATTGGGCCACCACCCCCCATCGGAATGGTGATGAACGCCGCGTGACAGAGACCGTCCCCCCCGCCCGTGTACAGAGGGAACTTGCTGCCGTTGTACAGGTTGAAGGTTGGATCGGTGACAGGCTCCATCCCCGAGCCTGTGAGCCCTACTCCCGAAGGACTCACGGGTGCCCTGTAGTAGTAGGGGAACACCACGGAGGGGTCTGCACTCGTGTTGCCCGTGAACGAGACAGCCCCGTCATGGAGCTTGAGGATGCCCCAGTCGGGCACACCAGTGTTGGCAGAGCCCAACCAGGGCACACCGTCACTCCCCACCCCACCCATGGAAGGAGGGATCAGCGCGGCAAGCTCATCGAACCCCCCCTGTGCGCTCAGGCTCATGAAGTACCTAGCGTAGGGGTCAAGGATCGAGATGGCAGTTGCCGGGTGAGCCCCGGATGGGGCGTACACATGGGCATCAAGAGTGCCCGAGACCGGCCCCACGTCTGAGGGCGCAAGGGCAGACTGACTGACCGATCCGGGGGTCGCAGAGCCGCCGCCAGTGATGAGGTCCGAGGGATTGTTCGTGCGTGGCATGGGTTCAGTTCCCTGCGGTGAGAAGGAGGTTCCGTGTCCGGTACACAGCGGCCACGTTCATGATGCTCCCCACCGTGGGGTCGGCCAGGACCATCTTGTTGTCAGCGTCGAGCTCTGCGAACCGGGAGAACACCACCAGGAGGAGCTCCCCTTCACGGAACAGCAGTGTCCGCTGCTTGGACCGGGCGAGGATGGTGGTGAACACCTTGTGGCGTACCGCACCCGAAAGGGGCTGCGTCATCACCGTGGGCTTGTACCCCAGGTGGTTGACGTAGTCGTAGTATGCCCTGAACTCAGGGTCAGTGCCGGTCCCACGGCCCGCTGCATTGCTTCCGAGGCTCACCACGTTGGAACCGTCCAAGGGCACCATGGAGTGCAGAGTGAGAGACCCCGTATCGGCGTTGAAGTCAGCCACAGAGATGTTCGCAGTCGCTGCGAAGTACCACTCCTTGGGGTACCCCATCGCCACCGCAGGCGTGGGAATGGGATCAAGGGGGACTCCGTAGGGGAACGAGAGCTCGGTGCTGCCAGCACCTGTTTGACCCGTCCAGAGGTGGTTCGACACCGACAGAGGTTCGAGCAGGAGATCCTTGGGGAGAAGCGACGTGGGGATTGCCCCCGCTTGAACACCGCACGTTTGAGGTGCCGTCGTGGCGTAGTACACGTCAAGCCGGTATCCCGTGCCAGCGTCAGAGATGGGGTCTTGCGTGACGTATGTCAGAGGCACCGGAATCTGTGATGCCCCCGCGGGGATTCCCAGAACGATCTGCCGTTCGGAGCTACCCAAGGTCGCACTTGCGGGGGGTCCGCCGTTGACCACTAGACCTGTAAGAGTCTGTGTCCGTCGCGGAGGGTAGACCGTGTTTGGGTCCCGAGTGACCACAGTGTCCACGACGGCAACGGACCTCTGGTCCAGCAATACCTCACGGAACGGGGGTCGGAACTTGGGGTTGGGTACCCACAAGGGGTCCATGTCCACAGGTCGTTGCGTGGGGTCTTGCTCTACCAGGGCACCCCCATCGTAGGGGAGGTACCCCGAGACGGCACTTGGAGTGAGTGGTGCCCGGGGGGTCTTCTGGAGACCCACACCCGTCGGGTAGGTGACTTCGAGCTCCAAGAAGATCCTGCGTTGCGACCCGGTGACCCCTGCGGCGACATCCGCCAATACAGTGCCCACCCCAGCGTCGACCGCTTGGGGGTTCACGTCGAGGGTGACGGTGACAAGGGTCGTCCCCATCCCAGCCACGCCCGAGAGTTGGACCTGTTGGTCCACGGGCACGATGCTGTGGCCGTCATCGTGGTAGACGGTGAGCACGTCGGTCACCCTCGTGCCCGTAGGCCAAGTCCCCGCCACCGTGACGGCACCAGTGCCCGCTGTCCAATCGTTGATGGATGAGGGGTCCAGAAGTGTGAAGTCCAGAGAGATGGTGTCCCCCTCGCACCAGCCGGTGCCCGAGTTCACCACCGTGAATCCGGGCGGGTAGGGCCCCGCGTTCGGGAGAACCTCAAACATCACCCGTTCCACCACGGACTGAGAACCAAACCTCCGAGCGATGTGGTCGAAGGTGTTGATGCGGGTGCCGACGATCCCCGCCGCCGGGTCGGTCGCACGGGCGATCTCGTCACAGACCATGGGAGTAGTAGACTGGCCCCCACTCCCCGTGGCCATGGTGAGCATGTCCGAGACGTCAACCTGCCAAGTGAGGTTGGTCTGGTCGAGGAGGGATTGTGTTTGGTACTTGAGCTCGGATGCGAAGTCGTACCCAGGCGGCGTGACGTGCCTCCGAAGGTCCAGCACATCTGCACTCGCGATCCAGTCGCAGAACAGACCGTCAGGACGGTCTGACTCACCCGCTGCAATGGCCACCGGCCCGGCACCCGACAGGTGGGTGTTGTTGAACCCGACGTGCGTCCCCGAGATCCCCCCGTTGGCGTTGATCGTCGGGTCGAAGCCACCTGTCAGAGAGGCATCATTGCGGCGGAACACCATGCACACCGGAATGGCGTACACGAATCCATCCACCGTCCCAAGAGCAGTGGCAGCCGCAGAGCTACCATCCCCTGCGATGTACAGGCCGTTGTCAACGAACCCATACGCGGTGGCATCCGAGAGCCCCACAATCGTGGTGTTGTCCGCAGGGACAAATGGGTACAGCGCGACGGGAGCAACCTGAGTGCCCTGCGCCAGCACCGCGGTATTGCTGAACCCGTCGGGCTGTGTCTTGGGGTTGACTCCAAACAGAACGTCCCCGTAGTCCCTGAGGCGATACTGGACCTGCACCCGCTGGGTGCTCTCCACGTTCAGTACCGGGTCTACCAAGTCGTCGGGGAGACTCACCCCACCCGGCGCAAGCACGTTGCCATGGACGTAGATGGTGTCGTCCGTGGGCTTGTTCGGTCGAGTGGCACCCCCCGCAAGGGTTGGTCCAGACACCAGGAGGTTCGCTCCAGCGGTGCTCTCTGCCAGGGTGATCCCGTTGCTGAGAATCCCACCTGAGGTCGCCGTGATCTGGACGAGGGGGGAACTGTGGCTGTTGGCCGTGATGTACGGGGTGAGCCCGTTCACCGGGTCGTTGATTTCCGTGGCGAGGTTCAGGGCCGTCGCGTTGGAGTCCACCCCGATCTGGAACTGACCCACGGCGGGAGCTCCTGCCACAGCCGTGAGCACCACCGGGCCACCACCCACCGCCGTGGTGTCGATGGTGACCGTGTCGCCGGGGATGATCGCCTGGGGGGTGACTACCTCAATCCAGCCGTAAGCCCTCGGTGACGGGGCCACCTGTGCACGCCAGACCTCCAAGAACACAAAGTCTGTGCGCTTGATGTCTGGGGGTGCCCCCGAAGAGGGTGTCGGTGCCGGGAGAACCACCACGTTGGCACTCGGCGTGGTGGTGTTGGTGTACTCCACCACCACGGGCATCCCTGCCACCGTGGCCAGCAGCCTCGGGAGAATAAACGAGTTGGCGGGACTCCCGCCCCCCGGAAGGGGGAACTGGTAGTCGTCCAGCGCCGAACCCGTCCCCTGCCCGCGAATGAACCCCGAGGGCAGGGTGCTCCCTGAAAGAAGCATCCTGTTGTACTCACTCGCGTTCTGGACGAGGTTGAGCTCCGCGTCGAGGATGGGCCTCCCAGACTGCATGACCACGGTGTCCCAGCTTGCATTCCCGGGGTCCAGGGAGCGGGAAACCGACGAGGGGACATTGTAATAGCGGTTGAAAGGCGGCATCGTGGTTCCCTAGTTCCTAAAGGATAGGCGCTTTAGCCGCCAGAACCCTACAGGGACTTGGCTGCAAGGTCCGCGAGGGGGCTGCGAACACCCTCACCAAGATACACGACTCCCGAAATAAGCGAGTCTCGGGTGACCTTGGCCGCGTGCACGAGGCCGTTGGTGAAGGCATCCAGGAACGGGTCGTCGATCTGCGAAGGGTCGCCACACAGGACCACCTTGGTGCCCGTGGCCGCACGGGACACCATGGTCTTGACCTCATGCGGGGTTGCGTTCTGGATCTCGTCCGCCAAGATGAACGCCCGTGGGATGGAACGGCCACGGATGGTGTGTAGGGGCTGGATCTCGACCTGACCCGACTCCAGAAGCTGTTCCCAGTTCCGCTCCTTGACGCCCTTGCGAGCGTTGTCCTTCTTGTCGGTGGTCAGGATCTGGTCCAGGTTGTCGAAGAAGCTCATCATCCACGGATGGAGCTTCTCTGACTCCGAGCCGGGGAGGAACCCAAGCTCACGGCCCATCGGCACCACCGGCTTGGACAGGATGATTCTGTCATAGTGGGCACCAAGCTGGTGGAGGCCACACATCAGCCCGAAAATGGTCTTGCCCACCCCAGCAGGCCCGATCAGGATGACCAGACTGACCTTGGGGTCCATGAGGAGGTCCATCGCCATGCGCTGGCCGTCGTTCCGGGGCTCAAACTTGAGCTTGTGAGCCTTGGGGGTGGGCCGCAGGGAGGTGCCCGTCCAGCGGAACATCTGCCCGTCCGAGAACTTCAGGAACTCGTTTGGCTTCACTCCAGAGAGGTCCACCCCGTCTACCGTCGCGGGTGGCTCCCTACCGTACAGCGACTGGAGGGCATCAGGATCGTCCAAGGCCACCTTGTGGAGACCCGTGGGGATGTCGTTGGCGTCCACCCGATCCTTGCGGTAATCCTCAGCCCGGAGACCCTTCGCCGTTGCCAGGATGCGGAGGTTCACGTCCTTGGTGACCAGGACCACCTTCATGTGGGTGAACCGACTCTGAAGGATGAGGGCCTCACCCAGAATGAGAAGGTCCATCTTCCGAGAGAGGGTGGTGTTTTCGATGCTCTCAAAGTGGGTCTCCTGACCCACCATGTAGAAGGTGCTCCTGGTCTTGGGGTCATGAATCCCATTCGGGTTGTTCACGTCCCCGAGGGCCACAATGTCCGAGATCCTTCGAGACGCTTGCCGGGCAGACGACGCCACCTCGTATCGAGGGCTCACCTTCAGGTCATCGAGCTCCATCACCACGAAAAGGGGGACGGCGACACTGGTGTCCCGAAAGTTGCGGAGGGCCTCGGGGTCGTGGACGAGGACGCTGGTGTCCAGGACATACAATTTGTCGTTGAGGGGCATTCTGACTCGCACGGTTTGGGGGTCAGGGGCACCATGTGTGGCGACCCTTGTGTTGAGAAATCAACCTGTTACGTCGTGGTGTCCGCCATTCGCGAATGGCAAACGGGGGGCCTCCTCTACGGTGAGTTCACCGTCCCAAGTTAGAGTCAGGAACTCAGCCTCCAAGTGATCGTGAGCACCGAGTTGGTGGGCTTCCCGATGGGCCCCGTCCCCTGTCCCATGGTGGTGTAGTTGGCGAGGATGTCGAAGAGGGAGAGGTCCACCGTCGCGTCATACGTGGGGAACACCGCAGGGACAGGGTTCAGCGTGGCAGGGTTGAGGGAGATGGTGCGGACCAGCCCCATCTCGTTGAGCGGCCCCACGGCCTCCCCCACCCCGAAGGTCACCGTGAAGTCGCACACGTTGGTGGGGTAGGCCACCGCCGCCCCCACCGAGTTGCGAAACACCGTGGATGAGAAGGGCTTGCGGGCGATCTCGGCGTTCAGCGCGCGCTGCCGGGGGTCCGGGGCGTCTGGGTTGAGGACCGGACCCGTTGCACCCGTCCCGACGGCCAGCATGGTGAGTCCACGCTGGTTGGGCGGTACAGGGGTGGCACCCGAGGCAAGGTTGATCATCACAAGCACCCCACCGTCGAGTGTGACAAGATTTTTTCGGTGGAAATGCGCAAGAACCTCTCCGGTAGTGGCATCTTCCAGGTGGAAGATGTACTCCCCGGATACCTTGTGCGTCGGGATCGTGATCAAGTCAGACATGTCGGGCTCCTGCTACCATCTCGTTGAACAATCTGAAACCGCAGTTCCGGGTACTGCTCCTGAAATGCCTGGATCTTGGCGTACGTCCGATGCTTAGGCCCCCACCACCCCTTCACGTCCTCAATGTCTACCGCAGATACTGGAAGGCTCTTGAGGTAGGCTTGGAAGTCTTCAGGGACATCGGACCGGAGCACTCCGGGAACAACCCAGAAATCAGGGGTGTAGGTGTGATTGCGAGTGCCGCGAGTGACACGGAACCTCTGAACCTCGTAGAACCACACGAGGTTCAGAGCATCTAGCTCCTGCGCCCGCTGTAGCTCGGACGTGGATCGGAGAGTTACTGTCCCTTGAAATGGTGACAGGTAGGGCACCCGCTTTCCATAACCGGACTTGGCAGACACTACCTTCCGGCCTTCAGCATAGGCTTTGAGCATCCCAGCCGACCGTTTCTCGTTAGACTCCGTTGACTGGGTCTTTCCCTTCTTGCTGGCAGAGATCCTTGCCTTCCATGTCGTGGCCTTCTCAGGTGCGACAGGCTTGGACATACCCGTCAAGGTAGCAGAGATTTGCTGACGCACGGACTCAGGCCTCGGCCCCATTTCCGCGCCCTTGTTCCAAGGTACATGATGACCGGAGACCAAGGTGGCGCTGATCTGAGCCTTCTGGGCATCAGTGAGCTTGATCCCTTTCCGATGTTGTGTGCGAACTGGCTGCTTCCGCCCCTCTGCGTAGGCCAGTTTCATTGCGGCTGAAACCCTTGCCCGCTCCTCTTCCGTGTGGGGCCTATTGAACGCCATGGGGCTCCCGGGCCTGCATCTGGTGCTCCGAGTGGTGGAGAACTTCCCCCGTGTCCGAATCCTCCAGGTGGACGATGTATGTGCCCTTGAGGGCCCGTGTCCCATCCTCCATGCCTACGGCCAGCCCCATCTTCATGGATTCCTGGGGAGCCTGGACCTTGTCGCTGTGCCTCATGTCATCCTCGCAGTGATAGCCCGAAAACCCTGAACCTCACACGGCTTCAACGTGGATGATACGCACCTTGCGGGGGTCGTAGACGGCGACTTCGGGGACTCCACCGACCAAGTCCGCACCGTGGTAGACCACGCTGTCATACTTCTTCTGCCGGGCACGACGGGCTTCGGACCTGCTCGCCGTGACCAGAGGGTTTTCGACCTTCACCACCACGGTGTACACCTTGGGGCGGTACACGTTGGAATCGAGACCAATCTCGTCAAGGTTGTCGTACACCCAGTCAGGCGAACCCGTGGCGGAGGGCTGAAACACGCCCATGAGCTCCTCCAGTTGGTCCGGTCCCCGAGAGTTGTTGTACTTGGTCCCGATGATGTGCTGTGAGAGGTCCATCAGGGTGTTCCCGTCCACACCCAGGTGCTCCCCAAGGTCTCCTATCTCCAGGTTGTGCTTGCTGGAGAACATCTCCCAGGCATCACGCCCATGGTCGAAGAGGGCCTGGAGAAACTCCCCTGCGTTTGGGTTCGCACGCTTGAGGTCACCGATCACAGACTGGGGGAGGCCCATGTTCCGGTTGGCGTTCGCGTACCGCTCTGCGACGTTCTTGGACGGCGTGAGGAAGATCCCCCGACCGTAGTACTGGTCCACAAGCTCGTCCCGACTGTGGGACAGGTCAAACGCCTTGAAGCTCGCGGTGGTGCCGTGGAACAGGGTGGTGGGCTCGCCGTTGAGGAGCCCCTCCAACCCGTAGTGGGCCGGGTTGAATCCCTTGGCGGCGGTCTTGGCGAGTAGGGGGAGGAGGTGGGGTCGGAGGGGTGGGTTGTCGTGGGCGAGACGGATCACCCGAGACCGCAGGGAGCTCATACCCCAGGGCGGGGTATAGGACGGTCAACCCCAGGTCTGACGGATGCTCCCCCCGGTCCACACGGTGACGGTCCCGGGTGCGGGGAGCTCGTGCAGGACGAACAGGGTCTCCCGGTTGATGGCCCCCGTGTCGGTCCCGCGCACGGCACCCTCGGAGGGGCTCACGGCGTACAGCATCGGGGGGACGGCCTCTGTGGTGGTGGGCGCCGTCCCCGAGAAGGGCCGGGTGACCTCGTAAGACCCGGCACCGGTCACCACCACGTCGGTGAATCGGTAGGTGCCAAGCTCGCCACCGTTGAAGCTGTCGCCCGACGCCATGAGGGACATGGGGTACAACCCGGGTCCGCGTCCACGCTGGGCAGCGCCCATCCCGGCGTAGCTGTCTCGGAGGACATCCCCCGTGAGGGTGACATCGCGGACGCCCTCACCCAGGCCCGGTCCGTCCTGGTACGAGGCAATCCGGCCGGTGGCGCCACCGTTGCCAAGCTGGAAGAACTCCAGCTGCTCGTACATCTCGGTGTTCTCGAACGAGCGCACCAAGTACTGGTCCCGGAGGAAGTAGTCTGGGTCCGCTGGCACCGCGGGAGGAAACGCGGGTGTCAGCCCACCGTCGCCAGACACCGTGGACACCGTGAAGGTGCCCGTCTGGGACATCTGGATTGGGGGCGTGCCCTCGTTGAGGAGGGTCTGCGACTCCTCAATGGGCTGCGTCTGGAGGTACGTGGTGGTGACGGGCTTGCCCGGTGCAAACACCACGTTCACAGGGTAGCCCCGAGACGGGACACCCACCACCAAGGTGATCTCTTGGCTATCCCGGTTGAACCGCCAGAGGTTCGTCGGGAGGGTGGCGCCCCCCACACGCACGGCGAACACCCTATCTGCGAAGATGTGGCACGGACGGAGGGACACCCTTGTAGTCGTCACGCTTGACACCACCACCTCCTGGGGGGTGGTGTCCTTGAGGAACTCTCCGCTGTTGATCACGTTCCAGCGGTTGAGGACCATGCCTTGGGGTGCCGTGTAGTCCACCGAGGTGTTCGTGAACACCCGGTAGCGCACGTCATCCCACACGGAGATCACCGACCCGGTGGGATTCAGGGCACCAAAGGCCACGGACCCGAACTGCTCTACAGGAGTGGTGCGGGGGAGGCTTGGGTACTCGACACCCACCCATCCTGCGGTCGGGTCCATCGACTGTGTGGCGAAGTCTCCCGTGTACCCGGGCGGAGGGGCAAGGTCAGGACGGATGAGGCTCGCACCGTAGGTTGGGTCGAGAAACACTCGAACCCAGCACTGGGACCGCCAGTCCATCTCTGTGATGACCGAGGTTGGGGCACTGTTGGGGACGTTGAGCCCGTCTGTTCGGGCAACCGCCCAGTTGTCCAGGTCACTCTCATCACCGCCCTTGAACAGGCCAATGGTGCGGTGGAGGCCCGCGATGGTCTCTTCTGTCCCCCCGTAGCAGAGCCCGCTGAGTGCCGCGGTGAACGACCCACCAGACATGGCATCCATGACGACCACACTCCCCGAGAGGGTGGACGGGAGGTAGGCACCCAGTGCGGTGACGGCACCAATCACATAATCCACCGATACGGTGACGATCGCGGCAGTGGCGTTGTACTCCAGCCGGTAGGTGCGCTTCACGCCATCCGTCCAAGGGATGCCCACAATGGCGATGGCACCTGCTCCAGGGGCGGTGGTCATCACAACCCCGTTGCTGCGGAACTCCATGTAGACGGCAACAGCGCCAAAGTCCGCAGCGAACACAAGTCCCGTGCTGCTCGCCCCCCCGTAGGTGTACTCGGAGACGGACAGTTGGAACTCCAAGAACCGTCCCACGCACGGCGAGTAGTACGGGGTGAGAACCCGTGTCATGTCCCACGGTGCCAGACCATCCCCCGTGAGGATCATCTCGGGGCCATTCGGGAAGGCATGGTCACCCACACTCCCATCCCACCCTTGAAGGTAGTACGGCACCGATCCCACCAGGGACACGGTGTCCAGCCGTTGGACGACCTTGCCGAGCGCGCCGTCATCCCTGTACCTGAGGGTAGCGAGGCGGACCTCACGGTGGGTGTCCCGGAGAACCATCGTGGCGCCCCCCGTCCCCGCTGTGTCTCGATCTACCCCGATCTTGGCGTCGAGGGCGCACACCCGTCGACCATTGAGGAAGGGGTCCGTGTACCCGTAGCCATAGGACGTACCCAGCGCACCGTCAGCCGGGGTGCTGTTGATGATGAGAGTTCCGCCGACCCTTGTGGAGACGCCGAAGGGTGTCCTGAGGTACCAGTCACCGTCCTCAGGGTCGCCTGACCCAGGGATGTCCACCACGGTGCCACGCGAGAACGTGTAGGCTCCATCTGGGGTCGATGCACACCGCACGAAATCCCACACAGAGGTGTTCGTGGCAAGACGGTCAATAGATCCCCAGAGTGCGCGACCGTAGCCCTCTGGGAGAATATCTGGCCCCAGGTACGCTGGGGATGCCACGGTCCCAGACGTAACTGCGGTGGATGACCCGGACTTCCCACCGAACACCAGCGACACCGACTGGCTTCGAGTGTTGGCGTAGAGACGCCATGTGCACAGGCCGTCGTCCCAGCCTGTGTCAAAGTACAGAGTCACGTCCCGGTTGCCGTAGAGTTCCGGGTCCGCCGGGAACATCGGGGAAACCACCAGGAACGTGTTGCCCGTCCTGGACTGGTACATGTCCGTGATCGTGTACACTCCAGTCTGCGTGCCATCAAGCACCTGGAACTTGTCCCCCGCGCTCAACAGGGTGGGGAGGGTCGTGGTCGGCACACTGACCGTCCCAAACGTCGCGCCGGTCTCGGGCTTGAGCACCTGACCAAAGGCATTCGGCCCCACCGTCCAAGATGACAGTTCTGAGAGCTTTCCAGGACGCTGGAGCACTCCGACGTGACGGAGTGCGGCGCCCGTCACTGGATTGGTTACCGTGAGGGCACCCGCGAAGAACAATCGCTGGTTGTTGTGGAACCCGAACCCCACCCCCGTGAACACCCCATCCGGCTCATACAAGGTCACCTGGATGCGTGCCGCCATCGAGACATTGGCAGAGGTGGGCAATGGGAAGTCACGCTTCCAATAAGCCGCCTCAGTGGGCACATTGTCGACCAACGTGTAGAACTCGCCGTTGACGAGCCCCTGCACCCCACCGAAGGACACCCAGGGGCTGGTCGGAAACGCATCCCCCTCGTAGCGGAAGCTCTGCGGAGTTACGTCCGCCGTGGCATACGGAACAGACACCCTCCCCGGCGACTGATTCAAGAGCAACGTCGTCGGGCTGTTGAGCCCGGCGGTGTAACCCTTCTCGAACCCGATAAACCTGTGCGCGACCTGGAGTGTGGGGGCCCGCCGAGCGAACCTGCCAAGGGTCACCCCCATTGGGAACCGGGTTGATGCGAGGCCACCCCCGTAGTTTGTCACGGGGGGCGAAGTGGTGTTCCTACCCCCGCGGAGGCTCCACTTGTTGAGGGTGAGTCCCTTGGTGTTGAGCCCCGCCATCCCGGTGACTGGCACCGAGAACCACTGATAGCTCACCGTCACCGTGTGCGCCAAGGGCACAAAGCTGGTGATGGGGGCTGCAAGAGTGATCTCACCCGTGTACGGGTTGAGTGTGAGCACCGTCTGTGCAACTCCGTCATACAGCACGGTCACGTCTGCGATGCTGGCCGGGGTGGCATCCCCCCACCCCTTGACCAGGGGGCCGAACGCAGTGGTGATGGTGTCAAACGTCACGACACCATCCCCCACGAACTGACTGCTCACGTCTTCATTGGTGACTGTTTGCGGTGTCCGCTCACCAAGGCGGTCCACTGCCGCTGTGTAGGCGATGGCAGTGCCCGCTGCGGCGATCCGTGGGGCCACCCGGAGGAAGCTCGGGGCAGGACGGACCGATGTACTAGGCCCCAATCCCACACCCCCTACAGGGCCGCCATTGGGCCCCACAAGGGTCTCCAGGAGGTACGTCCCGGCATTGGGCCCGGTGGTCACTGTAAGGGTCTCACCCTCTGCGCACAGAGCGAAGTCGACCCCGGTGTCTGTGAAGGCACCGTCGGACACCGTGAGGGAACCCGTCAACCCCGTTGGGGACGTGGTGTAGGCCCGCGCCACCGGGTCATCCCCGTATGGGAACGAGAGGACTGACCTCACCCGATACCGGTGCTCCCGTGGCAGACGGGACGAAGGTGCTGGGGCAGGGGTCACCGGGACCACAAGCTCTGACCCAACCCTCACCGACCGGAAGGACACCGTAGGGTCTTGGAACAAGTACCTGTCGGCACCCACCACACCGGCAGTGCCGGTGATGGATTTCACACCCGACCACTCCCGGCGGAAGTCCTCGTAGTAGTAGGCCTCAAGGTCCGCTTGCGTCACTTGGTCCGTGACGAGCCCGCGGAGGTTCTCACGAAACAGGTTGCGGTACTCGTACAGGGTGCTTGCTGGGCCAAGAGCCTGGAGAACCAACCCCACGTTGCGTTGCAGAATGATCGGGAGGTCAGGAAAGTCCGAGAGAAGATCGTGGGTGTGGGCGCTCTGCCCTGTCCCATTACCCTCTTGCACCACGAAGTTCGTAATGGTGTGAGTGTGGGCGGGTCCGGTACCCGCGGCGTACACGCCCTCCCCCGTCACGCCCTCCCCCGTCACGCTGACCGTGACGGTGTGGTAGTGGGTGGTGACCAGGAGCGCAGTCGTCGGTCCAGTGCGCTTGAACTTGGAGACGTCCACCTCGAAGGTGAACTGGTCTGCCATGGTCCAGAGCACTCCTGGATCACTCAAGTACCTGAACTTCTCCAGGAGCGAGACGGTGGCATCGGTGAGGGCCTCGACACCCTCCACCAGGGTGACAGCCGTGCTTCCTTGGAGAAGCAGAGCCACCATGCGCTTGAGGAACTCCCGGTATGTGATGTCCCCGTCGATTTGGGGCAGTCCCGCATTAGCCGAGTCCGGGAACACCAGGGTAGCAAGGAACTGAAACAGCACCTCGGGCCGGGTGAAGTCGTAGTCTGTGTCCTCGTAGGCGTCGTTGAGGAGAACTTGCACCCGGGCAAGCTCCTCCGCCGCGGCCATGAACTGCTGGACGTAGTACGGGCCCTTGGTCTGCGAGACGTAGTTCGACGGGAGGGAGTTCAGGAAGACCGTGACAATCTGGTCTGCCAAGGACTTCACCCGATCCCTGTCCACCTGCCCGTGAAGGTCCATGGGCGCCGGGTTCTGCGGCGGCGGCCCATAGACCGACGGCGGGAAGAACCTGTACAGGCCGTAGAGGAGCGGGTTCTTGGGGATGGCGGGTGTTGTCACTGTGCAGCCCCATCTTCGGAATACGTGATTTGCACGTCGCCAAGGACCAGAAATTCCATACTGTTTGGATCAATGTCGTGGTCGCCTGTGTCCTCCGCGGTGACATAGGTGCACCAGTATGCGTGGTTCGATGGTGCGTCTCCGATAGGGAGGGACACCAGCACATGGTTCTTGACGGGCTCGGTCCCGTACCCAGGGATGGCCAGACCCTCGACGCCGATGATGTAGGCTTGGTTGGACGCCATCCCGAGGTTCTGTGGTGCGGTGAGTTGCAAAGACAGTTCGTTGTCGTCCTGGTACACCCCACGGAACATATTGGGGTCTCCGCCGCCCGTAAGAGTAGGCGCATCCAGCCCCTGGAGAATCAACCACACGGCGGAATGAGTGTTGGACCAAGCATTCACCCGGTAGGCATCTCCGAACGATGACGTGGTCAGGTCGTTCCGCACGACCTGATACCCTGCTGCGCGCACCATCTTGGTGAGCGGCACCACCACGTAGGAGACCCCCGCGGTGTTGTCCATCTCTGAGATCACGTCGCTCCGTCGCATGGGGTCTCCCAACTTGAGGGTGCCTACAAGGTACTGGAGATTGTTGCGGAGGGCGATGTCTGTGTTTGCACGGTCTACGCCCCTCTTGAGCACCACCGTCGCGGTGATGTCCACGGGGGTAAGCACTGCCTGCTTCGCCAGGACGCTGGCAGTAGCGTGAGACATGTCGTCCAGGGCCTGTTGCAGCGCCGATGTCACCAAGTTGGTCTGGTAGGTGACGGTGAAGTTCTCGTAATAGACGTACGAAACCAGCACCGTCTGACCGTCCGCAATGGCACTCGTGGCAGTGCGCCGGATTCCCGTAGCCACGGTGGAAGTGCCCTCGATGACCGTGTAGTCGGGCGTGCCGCTGGGGTCATACGGACCCTTGTACGTGACGACGCCCAGCTGATCGGTCACCACGATGGACAGAGGCTCTGCCCCCAGAGTGTTGAGGAACTCTGTGTATGACCCCGTAAGGAGGTGGGGCTCGTCGGTCACCGTGATGAGGCTGCCAGACGGGGACACCACGGTGGGATCGGACGACTCGTTGATCTGGAGGTAGTCCCCGGCTTGTGTGGAGCACCCGAGCCCCAATGGAGAGTTGGGGTGTACCAGGGAGTACAGAGACATGTCCAGGGAACCAACCACAATGCCCGTCACACCCGACACGGAGATCACGGGCTGCCGTGAGAACAGGTGGGAGTTCCCGAGCCGGTACCGGAAATCCCCAAGGATAATGTCCGTGAGGGTGACCGGCGGCTGGGACAAAGACACGTCAAGCTGGATGGTGTTGTAGTCGAGGTATGTGACACCCGTGAGATCAAACATCTCCCCCGTGGTCACGTTCTTCAGCCCGAGCCCGAGGGCCGAGTAGTCCAGCATTGAGGCGATGGGGTTCGCCGGGGTGACCTCATCGCTCACCGCCCGGAACGTGTAGTTCAGCACATCCCCCACCACCACGAACTGCACACTGTTGCGACGTTCATAGGTGAACGCGAAAGTGTCTGTCACATCCACAAGGCGGGTGCCCCGTGCCCACACATCCACCTTGCCCCCCATGTGGCGCTTGAGTTCGGTGTCGTAGTCCCGCTGCATCAGCGGGTTGCCCGCCCGGACCACCATGTTTTGGACAGTGCCAGGGACACCCGCGGCCGTCTGGAGGTAGCCCGGTGTGGTGCCTGTGTCCACGGAGGACAGCGCCGAGCGCGCCCTTGCTGCGAGTTGGGCGTTGGTTTCCTCCTCGGTGCCTCCAAAGGTCGCCGCGTCATTGATGACGGACATCCCATACACGCTTGATGAGTTGATCTGGCGGGCACCCACATTGGTCGCCCGACCCGTCGTCACAGAACGGATGGGGACCGTGATGCTGTACTGCCGTGTGGACGGGTTCCAGTATGACGCAAGCTGTGAGATGAGCAGGGTGGCCGACCGAGTGGTGCGAAACTGAATGCCACCGCCCGTTACCACTGTCCCAAGAGGGATGGCGATGGACTGGGTGGGCGTGCCCGAGGTGTAGAACCGGACCTCCCCCACGGAGTTCCGCCCTGCGAGACGAGTCTCAGCAAAGTTGGCGGCGAGCTTGTCGAATGACCCGTCGATGACGTTCTGCACGTCGGTCACGTTCGAGTAGAACAGCGCCGCTGCCAGGGCGGTCTTGTACCCCGAACTTGCTGGGTCGATGGACACCCCGGACCCGCTGGGGTCGTCCACCAGAAGCAAGGTGTCAAACGAGCTCGCCCGGTAGACGTAGTCCAGGAGCAAGCGCAGTCGCTCGGCCTCCGTGGTGAACGGGTCGAGGAAGATGTCCCGGACCACCGACCCAGGCTGCACTGCGATGTCAGGGTTCTGGCGGTACAGGGTCCCGATAGCCTGTTCGAGGATCTGTTGCCTGGAGACCGCGGTGATGCCGTTGATTTGCTGGCGCACCTGTGCGGGTGCCCCCACCACCTCGGGGGAGAAGTACGACTCGTACTCCACTTGGAGGATCGGGTCGAAGTAGATGGCCGTCACCACGTAGTACAGAAGATCTGTCGGGGGGGTGCTGGCGAACCGGCCCGAGAAGATCGTCGCAGGGGTTGACTGTGGTGTGGCATTCCGAGTGTGCTGGAAGCTGTAGTACGTGATGGTGTCCACGGACGAAACCACTACAGTGGAACGGACGGTGCTCACCGTGCTTGGGATCTCCACCCGTGAGTCCACGTCGGCAGACAGCACCACCCCGGCATCTGTCTCCTGGTCGATCACGACCTTGTAGTACAGGGGGGTTGCGGTCTGTGCAGGGTTGTCCGACGTGAGGGTGAACAGGTCTGTCACCTCCTGTGTGGACTCCCCCACTTTCACCGGAGAGACGTTGAGAAGTGAGTAGCCCCCAAGACCTCCGCCCGCATCCGTGGCAGCGTAGAAGTTGTACCCCGTCACGCGAGAGTCCGTGAGACCCTGTGCCGTCACCCGCACCGACCCGTCCAGACGCTCAATGGTGACCCCAGACGGCGGCAAGAACACGTCCGCCTCGTCGGGCGGGAGCAGCCGGGCCACTACTGTTGCCGCGGCGCTACGGGCACCTGTGAGCCCGACAGAGCGCACCTGAATGGTGTTGTCCCCCGAGAACAGGTCGAGGCCGTTTGGAAACGCCGCAGGGTTGGGGACCGTGAACCCAGTGCCTGCGAAGGCCACAAGGGTGGGGTCGCTGGTGAAGGGCTGCCCATAGACCGACACCTCCACATCCACGGCGTCGTCAGGGAGGGTGCCCGTGAAGAAGCGGTTGGTGCTCGTGGTGGAGAATGCCGAACTCACCCGAAGAACGCCATCAGGACCAAGAAACTGAACCAGTGTAGCCATCTCAGAAGCTCCCCAAGGAGAGTTGGTTGGTCCCGGGTAGGGCATACGTCCCGGGCGCAGTGTACACGATGTCGATGTTCACTGGCTCAGATGCGTAGTTTCTCACGTTCACTTCAATGAAGAAGACCGTGGGGTCATTCGGTGACTGAGTCACTCCAATCCCGTCCACCGCAAACAGCCTTTCCTTGGCCGTGATCCGTTGGTATCGGGACAAGGAGTTCTGGAGGTTTTGGAACATTGTCAAGGCTGATGCCACCGACTGACGAATACCCGTCGCTGTGCCCCCCAGCACCTTGGACCCAATACGGGATGACAAGGATGACCCGTACCAGGGATAGTAGATGTTCGAGCGAATCTCCGTGAGGATCACCTTGAGGATCGACTGGTACAGGAGGTTTTCGTCCGCCACCATCATCACCGCTCCCTGTGAGTCGAAGCGGTAGTCATTCTCCACGCCTGTGGTGAGGCACCGGAGGCACAGGTTCTGGGCCACAGGGTAGGTCACCGTGAAGTACATGCCCGACTTTACAGGAGCATCGAACCGGATGAAGTACCCCAGGGAGTCCACGGCGTCTTGAGGGTTCACCACGGAGCGTGAATACAGACGCCACGGGGGGATCACCAACTTGCCCTTGTCCCCTGATTGCTCATCGAACCCAAGAGCTTCCAAGGCCGTCCCAGAGAGTTGTACCCGAGATGACGCCCCCGGGTCGCCTGCGTCGGCTACCGTCACGTACCCGTTAGGGCTGGTGAGAACCACCAACCGCGAAGCCACCGCGTTGATGGCGGCAATCACCTGAGCCGCGGACAGGTACCCAGGGGTGAGATTCACCGTGGCGGTACCAAGTTGGGTGGTGAGAGTCAGGGTGCGGTTGGCCTGGGTGACCCGGTAGGGCTCGCGACGGTACGACTTCACCGTCGCCGTGGTCACGAACCCGGTGAACGGAGACACCGGGTAGGTGTCGTCAGCCACAACCCGCAGAAGGGTCGCCCCGGAGATGGGCTTGGACGTGTACAAGGTCCGTCGGTCCGCCCCAAGAGCGACCCGCTCCTCACCAATGACGTGGCTACACGGGAAGGCAAGCTGTACATCGCGCGACATGGTTCACCGTGGGCGTGCGATAGCGGGGATACCGCTCGTCCGGGCGTAACACTGTCCATGGTGAACTGGACGCAGATGGAAAGGGCATCACGGAGATGAGGAGCTCCCTCGGCAACCCCCCGACCAAGACACCCTTCTTAGGGTGTCTACGGCTGGTCTTACATGTGGGGAATGTGCCTACCCCAGCGCACAAAAATCCTCTTCCCCATTCGGGGCGTCATCGAGGAGCATGGGGTCTGAGGGGTTCGGGCCCGTGATCCGTGGGCGGGTGAAGTCACGCGACCCGTCGGGGAGCACTTCCGGGTAGAACACCGCGTCGAACTGGTCCACGATGGTGGCCACGTTGTGCGACGTGGAAAACTCTTCAGCCGACCAATGAAGGTCGGGGATGCAGCCCCCCACAGCAGTGGGGAGAAGTTCGTCCCGCTCCTTCTTGAGTTGCTCCCGGAGGTCCATGAGCTTGATGATCCGGGCCTCAAGGTCGTTCCTCAGGGTCTTGATCTCTTGCGTCACCCACCCCCGTGCCGCGTGAACGGTCCTGGTCATGTCTGCCGACGCGGCAGTGTAGCTCACCGTGTTGCCGAAGCGCCGCGGCGGGTAGCGCCACATGGGGAGCCACCCGCCCGTGTACAACCCACCCGCGAGAGGGTCCGTGCTCTGTGACGACGCGATGCCGCCGTAGGGCTGTGTGTCCCGGAACGACGAGCTTGGTGTGGTATCCACCCCACTGCCCTCTGGCCGGTTGCCAGGGGTGTCAGACTCCACCACCTCGACAGAATCCGGTGTCAGGAACATCGAAATGTCCATGACATTTCCCCCTTGAGCGATGTATGCCCGCACGAGATGCTCAATCGAGGTATTTGGGGTGACATTGAACCCAATCCTCCGTTCAGTCACCCTGTTTGGGTCAGTTGCAGAGACCTCGTACACGATCTGGATCTCCCCGATGCGGGCGAGTTCAGCGTTGATAGTGGTCAACCGGGCCACCACGTCCCGACGCTGGTTCAGGATGAATGTCCGAAAAGCCCTGTATGCACCCTGCCTGAAGAACCCAGTCCATCCGAAACTCATACAGAACCTCCAACAGACAGTACCCCAAGTTTATGGGGGTCTTGGTTGTAGGGCCTAGAACCTCATCACCGTTGGCAGTGGCGGTGGGCGTAACGTACACATGGCCACACTTATCCCAATGGAAGGGGAGACCACAGAGGTGGGGGCTCCCAAGAACAAGGCCGACCTCTGTGCGGTGCTTGGGGCGACCTACGCGACGGCAAACAGTGCCCCCGATGGGTCCACATGGTGGGTCTCGGCATCGTCCACCTTGGCCAACGAACGAGCGGCCCGGTTCTACGCAGCCCGGCATCCGCCCGGCACGACCTGTCACGTCCTGTGCGGGACGGTTCTGTACTTGTCGGCGGCTGAGACCAATGTGCTCAACGGCGGCGTTGCGGACCCAATGGTCCCCGTGCCGGGCAAGACCTACGACGTGAAGGAGAAGCTCAAGACCATCGGTGCCCGCTGGGATGCGGACAAGCGCGTGTGGAGGGTGCTTCAGTCCCGCCTTCAGGAGGCCATAGACATTGTGCGGAAAGGTCCGTGAGACCCGAAAGCAAGACCCGCCACCAACTCAAGGGGGGTTCCCACCAGCAACGTACTGGCGACGGGGTGGGGAAAATCTGGCTCCGTCTCCCCACTGAGACGAGATCCTCTCTCACAGGGTTCCGGTGCCTGCTACGGGTCTGTCAGACCCGGTTCGCCGGGAGACCGTCCCCCACCCGGTAGCATCCCCTCGGAGGAATCCCCAGTGCTCCATGTCGTAACCGGTCCCGTAAGATCGGAAAAATCCACCACCCTTTACCGCCTCGTCTCCAGGGCTCTGCGCTCCAAGAAAACCGTGGACGTGTGTGTCCCGAAACTGGACACCCGGAGCAATGGGCAAGTGGTCACCCACAGTGGACTGTCCCTCGCCACACTGGAGGTGATCCCGAGGGTGGTGGAGGACTCAAGGGGGGTCTGGGAGGGGCTGCCCAATCCCCTCCCAGACCTCTTGGTGATCGAGGAGGGTCAGTTCTTCGACATCGACCTCCCCCTGTGGCTAGAGAAGATCCCCGAGTGGGTGTACATCGTGGTGGCAGGCCTCGACCTCACGTCCGAGGGCTACCCCTTCGGACCCATGGGGCACCTCTTGTGCCTCGCAGACAAGCCCGAGAAGCTCACCGCCATCTGTGTGTGCGGAGCGGAGGCCACCCGGTCGGCGTGCATGGTCAAGAAGGACGGAGACGTGCTGGTCGGAGGGGGCGAGGCGTACGTGCCGATGTGCCAGAAGTGCTGGCGGAAACACCGCCGATAGGTCAGCGCCCAGCCAGATACTCACGCAGCTTCTTCACCACGAACTTGGCGATGTCCGTCCCGAGCTTCGGGACGGAGACGTGAGACCAGTAGTTGTTGAAGTGCTTCAGGGGCACTTCCACCCCGACATTCTTCCCCCCGCGCTCAAATGTGTACTTCACGGTGTAGTCGTGGGCAGTGTCAACATCGACCCAGATGTAGTCATTGCCTGTAGGGTCATCGGCGAACAACCCCACGATTTCAAGCCTCGTCGCATGAACGGTGGGGACGATCTTGGGGGCGCGGAGGTTGATCTCCCCCCCAAACTCTGCCTGCAACACGCTGTGGATGGTCTTTCCCAGGAGAACCGTCAGAGCCTTCTCTGCCCCATAGAAGGAGTCCGCATCCACCGCCGCTGTTTTGGTAACCAATGGGATGAGGTGCGGGCGGAGGTCTGGGTTCTGGTGGGCCAGCCGGATGACCTTGGAACGGAGGGTGTCGCTCATGGAGGTGGAAACCTTTCATGAGCGTGGGAGAGATAGGCTATCGAACGAAGCTCGACCAGCCCATCAGGCCAGGAACTTCTTGCAGACCGTGGTGACGGTCACGGAGTCTGTGAGTACGTGTCCCGCTGTTTCTCATACCCCATCACCGCGGTGTCCATCGCGCGCTTCACTGCGGCCTCATCGGTGTCACCGTCAGGGGCCGGGATCCGGGCTTTGAGGGTGTATTGCCGGTAGGTGCCATGCGCCTTCTGGTCGGACTCCTTCGCGACGAGCCGGATGTTGATCTTCCACGCAGGGGGTTCCTTGGGTGGCGAGTACGACGGGACATCATGGGTGTGAGTGATCATTGCCAGAACCCTCCCGTCGGGCGCCACCAAAGACCAAGGGCGGAACTTATCCGGGGCACGTCCCATGTTCGCGCGGCCCTTGCGCTTGGGTTCACGTACCCACTTGCACGGGACTCCGTCGATGACCACCGAGGCCGCTGCCGTCTTGGCTCCAGGGAGGAACTTCATGCGGCCTGCGGGGGTGAGTTGGATGTCGAGATGGCCCTTGTCTCCAACCTCGACATAGAACAGACCCTCGCTGCCGAAGGCTTCCGCCAGCCACTTGGACGCGGCGGACGAGACGGGCCCTGCATATTCCTCATCCCAGCCGTCCTGGTCCCAGCCCTCCGGGTCATCATCCTCCCCAGGGTCGTAGTTGTTCCCGACGTAGTGGTCCAGGCGCTGACGGTTGGACGGCTCCACGGACCACGAGGGGTGTGCTCCGGGGTAGTAGTCCACGTCAACGACGCGACCCCCTACGGGCCCGAGCCGCATCCTCTTCAGGGCGTCGGTGATCTCCGCCATGTAGTCCGTGGGGGCCTCCCGCTTCACCCGCTCCTGCTCCTCCCGCTCAAGCCTATCCTTCTCGGCCTGCTCGGCGCGGAGGCGGTCGCGGACCATCTTGTCTGCGGCGTTGGCTGCCGCAACCGTGTCCACAATCTTGGTGAACACCCCGATTACCTTGGCCGGGGTGTAGGGGCCGCGAGCGAGTTGCTCTACACTGGGAAGTCGGGCAAGGTCGACCACACGTTCCACAGAGAACTCAGGCTTCCCACCGTTGAGGGGCCTGCGAATCCACATCTCTGCTCCGACACGGCGACCGTCGTACTCCCAGGTCAGGGAGTAGCGCGCGATCTCATGTCCGTGCTCATACCCAACCCGTGAGTCGGGACTGAGTGCGGTTGCGGGCTTGCCTCCCTTGAACTTGACAGCAGCCTCGATCTTGGACGCCATCGCGGAGGTCAGCTTGACCAGCGTGGATGTGGGCACCCTCTGAGCACCGGGGAAGGCTTGGTTCAAGAATGCCTGGATCTCCAGGAGGGCCTGGGCCAGCGAGTACCACTCATGGTTGTTCTTGTACTGGTCGTTCCGGTACGCAAAGTACCGAGCAACACCCTTTCCACCGCCAGGGGCTGCGTCGTAGCGGAACACGAGGGTGATGGAGCGGAGGTCATCCACCGCACCGGCATCTTGAAAGCTGTTGTTGCTGATGACTCGGATCTGTGATCCAGGCTCAGGGTATCCCACCCGCGAATCAGTCGCGACCCAGGGGCGTGCACCCTTACGAAAGCGGCTCTGAACATCTGCCAAAACCCGATCCCCCAGGGCGACAAACTCCTTGGAGATGATGGGTGGCGGTGCCGGGGCAGGAGTATTGGTCATGGGCATGGGGACGAGGTCCTTTCCATTCCAGACCTGACCAGCCCTCTTGATGCCTTCCACGAGGACGTTCGTGACGAACGCACGAAGCTCTTCCGCGGGGTCACGCTTCCCGTCGAACACCACCCCGAGCTTCAGGGTGTTGTGGGTGTCGTGGAACACCGGAGAGGGCTTGCGGAAGCCGTCCCAGCCCCACCCGACCATCCCGTTGTGCAAGGTCATCCTGAACGGGGCGGCGAGCTTGTCGAGGTTCGTGATCTCCACCGTCTTGATCAAGGGGTCCAGGCTCCATGATGATGGAGTTCTTGGTGGACTTCACCTTCACTCCGGGGATCTTCTTGATCTCGGTGGCCAGGAACTTCGTCACGCCGTCCGGCGTGAGTGCCGTCTTCGCCGCCACCTTGGTGGTGTGGACGGAGAGCAGGTTGTCCCATCCCGCGAGGTAGCCCAGGACCACCCTCACCGCGGCGGGCGCCCCCACCGCCTTGTCCTTGGGGGGGTCAAGGACGTTTGTCCGGTCGATGGCCTTGATGTACACGTTGGTGTCTCCGATGGTGCTCTGGGTGAGCACAAACTGCTGGTACTTGGGTGCGGTCTCGTGAGGGAGGGGGTACACCGTGAGGTAGGTGTCGAACACCATCCCATCCACCATGTTGTCGCCCACCTTCGTGGGGACGAAGTGCGGGAACACCGTCACGGACAGGCGGTTGGGCTCGTAGAGCTCAGCCCGCACCCCGTCTACGACATACGACACGGTGCTCTTGAGGGCCGTCGGCATGATCTTCTGGGCCATGGCGGACAGCATCTCTCGGGACTTCACCCGATAGGTGTCGAACTTCTCCAGGAGCATCCCGGCATCCCTGATCACCGCAGTCGCCGTGGCGTTGCCAGGATGCGCTTGGATGAAGGTGTACGCCTTGTTGATGACCCGCTGGGCGTGCCGGGCGGCGTGTTCGCACTTGGTGAAGCACTCGGTCTGGGACCGAAGCTGGAGGGCCGCGATGCGTCCCACATGGGGCATGGGCACGGTCTCCAGGAACGTGTCCACCACGGTCTGGATCTCCGACGCGAGGGACTCCAGCGCCACCACCTCGTCGGTGAGAACCTGAAGGGAGTCCAATGGGGGCTGTGTCGCGTGACGCATCATGACGGGGGCCTCGTTGCCTGTTTGGTTTAGAAATCCGCCCACCCCCAACGGCAGGGGGATGTCCGCCTTGTGGGAGACATTGTAGCCGTCCTGGTGGGAAGCCCTTCGACCTCCACCAAGAGAGCGCCGAAGGGCGCGGTGTAGATCCTCGTCCGTGAGGTGAGGGTCCGCGAGCAGGGCCTCGCGGGCGAGAGGCACCAACCGCCCCCGGTCTTCCTTGGAGAGGAACGCCTTGAATCTCTCGGTCTGGTCCCGGGTCATGTCCTTCCCCAGGACGAAGTGTGCGAACACCTCTGCAAAGTCCTCCTCGGTGGCCTTCCCCCCGTAGTCGGACACCGCGGCGACCTCCTTGAAGTAGCTGTCGAAGCGGGCTCGGTCCGAGGCGGACATGAACTTGTAGTAGTACCGGTGCCCGAGCTCATGAATGAGGAGATCGACCAGGAAATCCCTGGGGTTGATGTACACTACGACATGGTCCGGTCCGGGCATGTAGTGGGCACCCACACCGAACTCCTTCCCAAGGGGGTTCTCCCCACCACACTTGGGGCACCCGACGAAGACAGGTCCGTACCAGAGTTTGCCAAGGCCCTTCCGGTCGAGGAGAGCCTTGGCCTTCCTGAAGTACGGGATGTAGTCAGACAACCCGCGAGGGTCGGCGGGGTCGGGACGATTGATGAGATTGCGGTCGGGCTCGCCGTCGTACACGAGCTTGACCCGTCCGATGTTGTACTCCAGCAGAATCTCGTCAGGCTCAAAGGGCAAACCCTCGCTGTACTTGCTGAGAAATGCCGTGATCGCCCTCAGCAGCTTGCCTGACAGGATGTCCTCGACCTTGGTGAGAGTCTCCTTCGCTACATCCTCGAACCCCCTAAGCGCCGCCCCAAAGGGGTCTGAGGGATTCACCCGTTGGTAGAACCCCAGCACCGACCACTGTGGACCTTGCTTCTGGTCCAACTCGTAGGTGCGGGTGCCAGGAGTCATCGCGTCGAGGGCGTGCTGGAACTTTGACAGGTCATTGTCGAGAAGCTCCCGAGCGGCCTTGATCTCGTCGCGGACCTTGACCTTCAGTCTCTCGATGATGCTGCCCTCGTACCCCTCGCCACGAGGAAGGAGCCCCTTTGTGTAGAACAGGTACTCCCAGAACCGGTTGAGGTCTTTGTCTCGCAGGGTCTTGAAGTGACCAACGAGATCATCCATCGAGGCGTACCGGGCCTTCGGGGTGAAGGTCTTTCGCACCCATGCCCGCAACCCCTTCACCCACGCCGGGTCGATCATGGTGGCCACCCCGGCGGACTTACAGGCCCCCGTATTCAAGGGGGGCCTGTCCCCGGGGTTGAGCACCCGAACGACTGCGATGGGCTGAGACCTGTGCATCACACGGACGCACTGATAGGACAGTTAGGGCGGGGCGGGAAACTAGGTCAGAACTTGAACTGACCAGGGAGGAGCGCCCGGTAGTCGATCTGGCACCCACCCACACGGGTCGGGGGGGCGATCTCCTGTTCCAGGAGCTTCTGGGCGATCATGGTACGGATCGCCGTGATGTCGGAGGCCGGGTAGCCCTCGTCGAGGAGCTTTCGACCGAACTTGACGGTGCCAGCCGCCATCGCGATCTCGTAGAGCTCTTCGTCGTTGGAGAGTCCCTCCACGTAGGCGGCCCACTCCCCCATGGTGACGGGGTTGTCCGCCGTGGTGTTCTTCTCAGTCTCGGTGTCAGCCATCTTGGTCCTCACTCGCCCTTCACGGATTGTTCGTAGTCGTGCTCCCCCAGCGCAGCCGGGTAGGGGGCCATCGCGAGCTCGAACAGCTTCCGGTTCACACTCACCAGTTCTGCGCTCACATTGCCCATCTCCCGCCACTCCTGGCCGATGATGGCATTGCGGGACTCATGGACGATGCTGTTGAACACACCCTCCTGAGACTCCTGGATGTACTTGCGGACTTCATCTACCGTCGGGTCCCTCGCCTCGTCCGGGGAATCATACACGGCGTCCATCGTGTACTCCTCAACGACTTCCTTCTGACCCGTGCGCCACGCCCGTGCGGTGCGCTGCTTCATCATCTCGTTGGAGAACGAGTCGCGGTCGAGGTGGACCACCGTGGAGAACATCTGGAGGTTCTGCCCCAGCGCATAGGTCTTGGTGAGAACCAGGGCCTTGATGGACGGGTCAGCCCCGATGATCTCCCGGAGCACAAACGTGGCCCACTGGTCCTTGGGGACCTTGTTCCCGTCCTTGTCCCTGTAGATGCGCGAGGTGAACGTGTTCTCCTTGGGGTTCTTGTGCTCCCCATCCTGGAACACCATGATCTTGCTGGCGAGAGCCACGGCCACCCGATGGCCCGGTGTGTTCGCGCTGATCTGCATCGCGGACTTCTCCGCGAACTTGGGGTCGTCCGTGAACAACAGAGTGCGCTTCCCGCCACTCTCGATCTTGCTGTTCACCAGCATCGTGCTGGCTGCCACCTTCGGGCTTACCGCGCCCGGGAACTTGGGCTGGCCCGTCTTCGGGTCCACCACATCCCCAGGGTAGTTCGAGAGGGCATTGAGCACGCCCATGTACCCGCTCAGGGCCTTCTGGTAGGCCTCAACCTGCTGCTTCAGGGCGGGGGTGGGCTTGGTGTTGTCTCGGTAGACACCCACCAGGGCCTTGAGCACCTTCGCCACACCCTTGGCTGCGAGCTTGTACTCAGCCTCCACGGCGGGGTCCATGGAGAGGGAAACCGACTGGCGGAGGGGCTTCTGGAGCTTGAGCCTCTCCTCAGTCACGTCCAGCTTGTTCGCGAAGTACATCCCGTCCTTCGCCCATGCCATGAAGTCCTGACGTGCTGTCGGGTCCTTCTCCGTGTCCGACTTGATGCCCACCGTGCGGCCCGCCACACGGACACAGAACCGCTTGCGGAACGCCATGAGGTCTTTGCGGGCCTGTGTGAGCTTCCCCTTGCCCCCCGACGCGACAACCGTGTTCTTGGTGATCGCGATGCCGACGTAGAGCTCGTCGGGATCGTCCTCCATGGGCGACGCCGTGAGGAGGATCTTCCGGGGGTGGTTCAGCGTCTGGGCCGCCCTGGACACATTGGAGTTCTCGTTCTTGACCAGGGCCTGCGCCTCGTCAAAGAACACCGCGGCGTACGGGGGGTTCATCCCGAAGGTCTCATCCGGGGGGACCTTCTCCGTGACCGACTTCATCACGGGCCTGCCCTTGTCGTCCAGGACGGGGTTGCCATCAGCGTCCAGAACCGGATTCCGCTCGGTGACCATCTTCCCAGTGATGGGGTCCAGCACCTTCTTCACCCGCGTCCCGCCGTTGCGGCGAGCCACAAACTCCTCGTACGAGAGCACGTCCACCCGGGAGCTCAGACCCGCTTCGGCTTCGGTCGTCAGCCACGCCTTGAGCTCCCGAGGCAGGTTGCCCTTGAGCTTCTTGGGGCAGACATAGAGGAACCGAGACCCCTCGTCTGCGGCGCCGTCGCGGGTCATCTTCTGCATCGTCGCGATGCACAGGAGCGTCTTGCCCACGCCAGTGTCGAGGGCAGCGAGGCCCGAGTACCCCTTGGACTCGATCCACGACAGGGCCTCCTTCTGCTTGCCCAGGAGATCCTTGGTCAGCTTCGGGGGGTCAAACGGCTCGCCCGTCTCGGGGTCGATCACCATCTCAACCTTGAACCCACCGATGCGGTCCAGGGAGTACGACTTCAGGGAGTCTGCCTTGAGGGCGTCCTCTTGACGGCCCATCTGTGCGTAGAAGTCGCGGAGCTTCTTGGCCGCCTCACTGGACATCACCATGCCGCCCACCGACGCACGCACCGTGGCAAAATCCTTCGCCTCGAAGGTGTAGGTGGTCTTCTGGGTGTCTGCCACCTCGGTGATGGAAGTCCCCTTGGTCCGACCCCCCGTCATCTCCCCCTTGTCGTTCTTCTTGGGGGCCTTTGACGAGACCATCTGCATCTTGTCGCGGGAGATCTTGAACGGGTCCTTCTTCCCGCCGCCGCCCTGCATGTAGGGGATCTTGATGAGGAACCGACCCTTGGAGTCCAGGGTGACGTAGGGCTCCTTGTTGGCAGACACGTCCGTGAGGTTGCCCTCCCAGTCGCGGGTCTCAAACGGGATAGGCACCCCCGAGGAGTCCACGTCGTAGGCCGCGCCCTCCACCAGACGACCGACCTTGTTGACCATGTCGTCGAGGTTGAACCCCTTGAACCTGCCATCGACGATGACGGTGTTGCCGTCCACGTCTCGCATGGTCGGGTAGATCCGGGTGTTCGCCTTCTTGGAGAAGGACTTGTCGTCGGTCAGTGCCCGGTACTCGATCTTCTGACCGGGCGGGATCACCGCGGGGTTGGCGAGATCTTCGTCCGTGAGCTTGCGAAGCCCCTCGTACTGGAGGGCGTCAGGACGGAGGGTCTCGAAGCCCGTTCGGAACTCGCTCGTGAGAAGCGTCTCGGACTTCTTGCGGTTGTTGAGGTCTCGGCGGAACTCGCGCTCCGGGAGGGCGCCACCCTCGGGAGGGAACACGATCTTCTCCTTGGAGACGTACTCCTCACCAGCAGGGATGGGGGCACCGTCCACGTTGATGGTGGTCGGGACCAGCCCGGTCTCCGTGATCACCTTGTGGGCTTGAGCCACGGCCCTCGCAGCCTGTTCGCTGTTGGCCGTAACCTCGTCATACATCTGCGGGTTGTTCGCCTGGAGATCCTTGAGGGCCTCCTCCCGCTTCGTGAGGATACGGACCTGGGGCCAGCGTGTGCCGTCCACCGTCACCATCCGGTAGCCCGCCGAAAGACCCAGCGCGCGGGACAGCTTCTCCAGCACCAAGGCGATGGCAGTGCCCACCTTGGTGAAGAGTTGGCCTGTGGCGCCCGCCCCGATGCGTCGGAGGTCCACGGCCACGTCCTGCGCGCAGTCCGTGATTGCATTCGCAACCTCAGCCCCACGCTCGTCGTCCAGGACTTTGATGGCTCCCTGGGACAGGGCCCTCGCAGCCCGACGAAACTCCTGCGAGAGATCCTCCACTGGAGCCCCAAGGGACATGTGGTGGATCTGGTCCGTGAGAGCGAAGAACTGGAGAGCCGCCGGGAATGCCCGAAAACTCAGTCGCAGTTGCCGATTGAGGGTCGGCGTCAACGTCGTGATCCGGGAAAGGGCTGGGTTGTTGTCCAACCAGTCCATGTACGCAGTCATCGGCTCCTGCTTGGGCTGAAAGGCGGAGGCGATGCTTCGGGTGGCGACTCGGCGTGGAAGGCTGTCCATACACCGCGGTGATGTATAGACCTCCTACCGCAATCCTCCGTCAGTCCAGGTGACGCCCCTATCAAGGTGGGGGCATCATAGACTCCACCTTGATAGGGGCGTCAGGGGATGATCTTTGACTCTCGGTCGGCCCGGAGGTTGGCCTCGCCCTGGCGGATGATGTCCAGGAGTTTCCGCTGGGTGGGGTCGAGCTTCATGTTCCCAGTGTGGGTGAGTGCCCCGGTGTCCTTGTCGAACGCGCGAGAGGTCAGCCCCCTCACTCCTGGCATGAGGCTCTTGACGAGGTTGGGGTCCATCGCTCGGATGGCGATATGCCAGATCATGTCGATCCGGGTGCCTGACCCGATCCACAGAGGCTGGCCGTTGTACTCGCAGGATTGAGTCTCCCGGAAGAGCGAGATCCCTGACCCTGTGAGGAGCTCCAGGTCGAGCGAACGGACCGCCATGGGGATCTCCGGGCGGTCGAACTTCAGCGTGAGGGGGATGATCACTTGCTGGTCCCCCTGCTTCACCGTGGGGTTGGGGACGATGCCCCAGCCGTGGACTCTCACCTGGAGATCCCCCGCCTCGATGAGGCGGCTCACGAACTCCTGTTCGACCTCTGACATCGGGACGTACAGGCTGTTGGGGTTCTTCCCCCCGAAGGCGTTCTGGCCACTCATTGGAGCACCGCCACGTAGCAGGCCCGAGGGCTCTTCCCCGGGGTTGAGTTGTCTGTCGTGAAGAAGTCCAGCCGTGAGCCCACTGTGGGAATGAGCCCGCCGATCACCTCGGACTTGTGGAGGTAGAACTGACCTGTCGTGGTGGTGATGAACCCATACCCCTTCACAGGGTCGTAGGATGCCACCGTGCCCACATGGGACGACGGGGTCACCTGACGGACCACACTAGCGGCACGGGTCGCTTCCCCAAGCTCGTACTCCACCAGTTCACCCGTGATGGGCGGGGGTCCGTCGTCCCCCGCCTGGAACACCGACAGGTGAAAAAAAACCTCAGGGCCACTCTCGGGGGTGATGAAGCCATAGTGCTTCTCCGTGAGATACCGGCGAATCGTTCCCTTCACAGAAGACCTCCAAGCGCAGCTTTCAGGAGCTCCCCCGCCGCCTTGAGGGCAAAAGCAAGGACTTCCCTGAGAATCTCGCGGGACCGTTCCAGTCGGTCGGCCTCCGCATTTTCCAGTACCACCAAGATCTCACTCATCTCCCGAGGGGAGAGCAGTGTGGGGTCGAAACCCCCTGGGGCATCCACCACCTTGGACAGTCCGTCAAGGCCCTCACGGGCAAGGACGGACACCCCCACGTCTGCAACAATCCTCTCCCAGGGCTCTCGAACCGGATGGGTTCGGAGACTCACCAAGAGGTGCTCCGTATAGGGGCTCACAATGCCCCCGCTGGAAGGGCACACGTCACGGGAGGCAAGGCCTCCGCAGGGCTGGGGCGGGTCCGTGTCAGGCCCGCGTTGTACAGCATCATACTGTGGTGCCACCCCCACCGAGAGGTATAGACCACCCACCACTCGGCGTGGTGGGCACACTGAGCGTCCGTCATCCAAGCGGCGTTCGACCGCCAGACCCCAGCACCTGTACAGGTGCAGCCGTTGACCACCACGTCGCGGTTCGCAGGGGCACCCCCGCGAACCATCCGGTCGATGAAGGCCACCTCTGTGGCGTACACGGCACGGTCACGGGACACTGTCATGCACCCCGAGAGGATGACTGCAAGTGCCAGGGCCCTCACCGCCGCCTCCGGCGGTTGTTCGGGTCATGCACTCCCGGAGTGTTCTGTGACCGTTGGAAGTTGTCCTCGACCTCCTGGTCGTTGAAGGGGAACGGCTGGAGGGTGATAGGGTACCGGGCCACCAGACCGTTCAGCCGCACTTGCTCGTCCGGGGTCATGGTCGGGACCAGGGCCTCAAAATCCTTCTTGGCGACCGGGATGTTGATGAGGAGGTCCACGATGCAGTCATCGGTGAGGACTGCGGGATTGTCCGGGTCACCCGGAATCCCCGCGAGATTGTTTCGACCTTGGTTGTCGAACCACCAGTTACCAGCCATGCGCCACCTTACCTGTTGTTGGCCTTGTCTGGTACATTACCTATCGGCCCAGTGAGGTATGAGCGACATGCACGACGAGGCAGAGGCAGACGGGACTCTGGAGCTTGAAGAGGGGGACGTGTCGGTGGTCATTCGTTCCGACGGGGAGGTGGAGTTTCTGATGTATGCCGAGGATGAGGAGAGCGAAGAGTACGCTCACTCCATGCGAATGATCGAGTACATGAAGTTTGTACTCCTGAGCCGGGAGTGCCTGGACATCTTCGAGAAGTCTCTCCAGAAGACCCTCAACTGATCTCGTTGTAGACGGCACTTGCCTTTGCCGTCCACCTCAGCATGGCACGCTCTTCCAGAGGCGTCGCCCTCCCCCACCCCGACAGGTACAGGTCGAAATCCTCCCCCACATCCTCCAGGGATGCCACAGGGGTCATGATGGACACAATCTCTCCGTTGGACATCCTTGCGGACCTCCCGGTGTTGTTCGAGTACATGCACCCGAGGGCCTTCAAGGACTCCTCATACGATGCGTCCGGGACCAGGACCACCGCTCGACGGTTGCGTCCCTGTGCAGCACGGAGAATGGCGATAATAGCCTGAATCACGAGCCCATCCTGATCTTCGCGCCCGGGAGCACGACATTGGTTTTCGGTTTCGGTGCCCATGGGTCGGCCTGTGCCGGAGCCTCACGAGTGGGGGGAAGTGCCCCCCCCAACATTACACCCTCCTCTGGGAACTCCGTGTTGACCGTAGAGCGGACCACGGGGGGCGGTGGAGGTGCTGGCGCCGCCATGGGGGTGCTGGGTTGCGCTGGGGGAGCCGGGGCGCTCTCCACAGGGCTCTCTGGGAAGAGCTCGGGTTCCTCCTCGATAGACACCGCCGAGGGCCGCTTCCCGCGAGCTTCTGCCAATCGAGCCACGGCGTCCTCGACCGCGGGGGTGGTGGCCGTGGTGGGATCAGGGTCTGCGAGAAACACTCCAGGACCAGCCCATGGGTCGGCCCGGCGACGCAGGGCGATGGCAGCCGCCACCTCGACGAAGTGCATCGCCCGCACGGGGTCAAACTTGGAGTCCTCGGGGCGGGCCATGATAGGGTTGATGAGCAACCGGTCGGCCTGTGTGCTCACCCTCTGCTCAAAGGATGACCCCGCCCACCCGGCGTTCACACAGTCCGGGTTGCGACACCTGACGCAGAACGTCTGAGTGAAGTCCTTGGGGGGGATGCGCTGGTCATTGCATTCCTGCAACAAGTCTCGTTTCATCGCGGCTCGCCTCGCGTGGGGTCGTTGTCCCCAGTCCTATTCCAGAGCTTCTGGTACTCGTCACGGAGGCGGGTCACGTCGGCTTTGATCTCGTCCACCCGCTGAGTGGCAAGAACACCAGCTTCGTCAGTCAACCCCTCCTTGGCAGCTTGCATGGCGTGGTGAAGTTCTACCAGAGCCGTTGCCACATCCCAGGGAAGGGCTGGCAGGAGTCCTACCCGGGCCATCTCGTCGAAGACGAAACACACTCTCAGGGTGTCGTCGGCCACCGCCCCGCACACTTCTGTGAGGGTCGTGACCTTCCGCTCCAGTTCGTCGAGTCGGTAGTTCCGTTCGTGTGCGTCGAGGATTTCAGTTTCGTCAGGCATCACCCACCATTGGAATCCTACCGCCCCACACCGTGGAGAGGGCAGCGGTCAGATCTTCATCGTTCGGACCCACCACTTTGAGGGTAGCCGTAGGGGCAAGGCGCCCGACGTAAATCGCTCTGGCGAGGGCTTCAATCTCGCCCAGAGTGAAGCTCTTGACCTTGAACACCCGCACAGGAGTCTCTGCCATGGGGGCCTGAGGGGCAGGAGCCGGGGCGTCACTCTTGGATTCCGACATGATGCCCTTGAAACATCCCTTGAGCTCGGGCGGACACTCTTGCTCACCTCGACGGAGCTTCTTCAGATCCCAGGGCACCGTCCAGTTCATCCCGATCTCCACGTCGGACGTGAGGGGGACACCCCACCTGAGGCCCATGAGGATGGGGTTGCGGCACATGATCCCCACGAACAGATCGCAAGCCTCCTCCAAGATGTCCGTGTCAATCTCAAACACGAGCTCGTCGTGCATGGTGATGAGCATGTGGACCTTGTCCAGCCAGCCCCTCTTCTTGCACTCCTTGTAGATGAGGCCCATCGCGATCTTGGTGATGTCCGCACTGGTCCCCTGAACGGGCATGTTCACCGCGTTGCGCTCGGCCTTCGCCCGGAACCCCCCCATCTGGTGGTCAATGTCTGGAAGATGCCCCCGACGCCCAAACGCGGTGACAACGAACTTGTGCTTCCTGGCGAACTTGACCTGTTCTGACCACCAGTTGGCCAGCACCTTGTATGCCTTGTCAAAGGCCTCCTTGATGCGCCACCCCTCGTTCTTGTCGCATCCCGTGGCGGTCACCACGGCGTTGCCGCCCCCGCCGTAGCACAGGGCAAAGTTGCAGCCCTTTCCGTTGCCACGGAGGACTTTCCACTCAGGCTTCTTCGGGGCATCCTCGCCGTAGATGGAGATGGCCGTCAGGGTGTGGAGGTCTCCAATCTTGTCACCCCCACACTGAGGGCAGTACGGGGGTGGTGTGGGAGGCGTGGGGTTCTCCGCTGATGGCATCTCGAACATGAAGTCGCAGGCGGAACAGTGGAAGAACTCCCGCATCCACTTGGGCTCCCCCGAGAGGTTCGTCACGATGCGGAGCTCCACACCGCTGAAGTCGATGGCCACGATGCGCTTGCCGGGCCGGGCCACAATGCACTCCCGCACTCGACGGGAGCACTCAGGCCTCTTCTTGTCGGCAATCCCAGGCGTCCCGTGGAACGGGAACCGGGTGCCTCCGTCCCGTGCGTGGTCCTTCGAGGTCGGGGCGTTGAACCGCCCCGTCTCAATGGAGAAGGCGTTGAACTCAGCCTTGAGAGACCCGTCCGAGTGGCAGTCCTCAATGATGGGGATGAGGTAGGTGGACAGGGCCTTGCTCACCTCACGGAACCGCTTGATCTTCCCCGCAAAGGGGAAACGGTCCCCGACGGACTCCAGCACCCTCTCCAGTTCGTCCGCGCTCGTGGCCACCTGACCGGACTTCTCAGTCGCCGTGAGCCCTGGCACCTTGCACTCCCTGAGGAGCGCCCCAAGCTGCTGCGCGGAGAGAACGTCGTACACCACCGGGAACTCCACGTCCTCGGTGCCCTTGACCTCCTTGTTGAGGGAGGCCACGCGCTTGGTGAGGGTGGCGACCTTTCCCTTCTCCTTCATGGGGTCGATCTTGAGCTTCGCCGCCACCCCGCGGGCCACATCCACTCGCTCCATGTACGACGGCGATACTTCCTCAGTGTCGAACACCAGCTTGGTTCCGGGCACCTCATGGGTGCCCCTGAGGATGCGGTAGTAGCCGGGCCGGATGTCGCGCCCTACCAGGGTGCTGGCCGACTCGTACACCTCCTCCAGAGAGGCCATCCACTCGCGCTGGCCGATGCGAATGAGCTCGCGGGCCTTGTCCTGGTCGGTCATGATGCGAGCCCGCTCCATCCATCGGGTGCTGGCCACGCAGAGCTTCTCCATCTTGTAGATGAAGCCCATGCCCTTCACCCCATGCTCGCTCGGGTCCAGCACCGCCGGGGACAGCTTCGGGTGCAGATTCCAGGTGCAGATGGCGTCGGAAGCTCCGTAGAGGGTCACCGGCTCCCATGACGGGTCAAGCTCGCTGAAGTCCAGGTTCCCCTTGGGGTGGTCCTCGGGGAACAGTTCTTCGAGCTCGATCATCTCCATCCCGAGGACGGTCTTGGAGAGGAACTTCAGACCGCGCTGTTTCGCCCTGGTATCCCCGAGGTACGCCAAGATGAGGGTGTCCTCCCACTTGGAGGGCTCGTCCCACTCCCCGATGGGGTCACCCCCGCAGAACTGGAGGAACTCCTGGTCGAACTTCCCACGGTGGAAGATCGCCACTGCGGGAGAACGAATCAGTCGGAGCATCTCCCGCTTCCACAGCGACCACGAGACGTTGTGCTCCTGACCCGTCTTGTGCCGCAGGGGGATGTAGTAGCCGTGTTTGCCGTCAGGAGAGAGGCAGCACCCGACGATCTTGGAGACCGTCTCGCCGTCGATGACCCGGGTGTCAAGACCCGTGGTCTCCAGGTCGAGGGCGTACAGCCCACTCGCGACGCAGGCGTCGATGATGCCGGGGAGTGTCTCGTTGGTGGCGCGGAGGAGCTTGTACTCCCCCGTGGTCATCCAGGGCTTGGGCTCCACCTTGTGGGTCTTGGAGTCCTCAAGGAAAGAGAACAGGTCCATCGTGGTGGATGTTGCCATGACCCGACGTTACGCTCAGAGCGGGCTCGGACGGAGGAACTCCTCGTATCCAATGAGCTCGATGGCCCAGTCATAGAGGCGGTCAAACAGGGGGCCCAGCCGGGTCAGGTGCTCCCGCTGGCACCCATGGATGTAGCCGTTGGAGTCCCCGAAGTTGGTATGCGAGCACCCGTCGAACTTGATCCAGCCCCGGATGTACACGTCCGCCGCGGTGATGTGTGTGGTGATCCCGCTGCCGCCCGTATTCGTGGTGCGGACGAACTTGAGCGGGTCCCCCTCGCCGTCGTCGTAGAAGGAGAGCTCGCGGACCTCGTAGTCCACCACCGCGGAGTTGCACACCCGCATCTGGACGTGGAGTTGAAGGTCCGCGTAGCGGCGCTCAATCCACGGCCCGGGTTCAGGTTCAGGGGTGCTCACGGCTTGACCCCCAACTTCTCGGCTTGCTCGTTGGTGAGCACCCGGACAACCTGCCCCATCAGGACCTCCTTGAGAACGGCGACCCGGACAGACAGGTCGTGAATCTGGCGGTCCAAGTTCGCGGCGGTACTGGAAGACCTCTCGGCGTTGTACGCCGCCCATACCGACACCTCCGTGAGGTACGACGAGATGTCCGTCGCACGGATGAGGTTGCCCTCGCTGTCCCGTAGGACGTAAGCGCCCTGGAAGCGGGGCTCAGGAGTCAGGTCCTCGACGATGGTGAAGAACGCGGGTTGCGAGTACTTCTTGAACGGGTTGTCAGAACCCAAGGCCGCAAAGTCCAGGACCACGATCATCCCGACCCTGCCACCGCTGTAAAGACGCTTGAGGTCAGCCATGGGCGTATTACGCCCACAGGTTAGCTTTGGAGATACCTGCGGTCAAAATATGGGTCTGCCCCCATGTACAACTCGATGGCCAAATCGAACAGGCGGTCGAACAATGGCCCACACTACCTCAATCGCTCGGGTGCTGGATCTCCCAAGCAATCTCGTCCTCGTACTGCTCACGGGCTTCATTGACCTTGCCCCGGAGCACACGGAGCTTGCTGACGACACTGCGGGAGTTTGAGTCCACCAGACGAATGAGGGCGGTCACCTCCCGCACCAAGTTCTCGGTGTCCGCGTCGGAGACGTTGGCGTTCGCAATCTTGATGAGATCAAGAGCCTCCACCAACAGGTCCAGGCTCCCGCCCATGTAGCTCTCGGCGTCGCTGATCCGACCCGACGCCTTGTTCAGGTTCCCAGCAGCTTCCTGCATCCACCGAACGCTATGGCCGTAGGCCACACGGTCCTGAGAAGACTTCTTCTTGGGCTTCCGCTCGGTCTCGACCCTCTCGTAGTTCTCCTCACCCTTCACTTGCAAAAGGGCCGACTGGTTCCGCTGGTCTTCGTCCTTGATGTGGCTGAGTTGGCCGTGGACCTCCTCAAACCGGGCCTTGAACTCCGGGGAGAGCTTCTTGACCTCACCCTTCACCTGGGAGGGGGACATGGCCTTCACCTCCTTCTGGATCTCGTCCGAGGGGCGCTTCGGGACGTGCCGAACGTCCTTCTTGACCGTGTGCTTGGCAGGGTCGGCGTTGGGGTGGGACTTGAGGTACTTCTCCCGTGCCTCAGGAGTGGCGAGGGGTGTCCATCATCGTGGCTTGGGCGACGCGGCGTGCCATAGCTTGAAACGAGTTCATATCAGCCCTGGGCCATAGAACGGGTAACGTCCCGACATGGACGAAACGACTGAACGACCCCTGTTGATCTTCTACCGCAATCGCACCCGAAACACCGACACCTACACCCTTCACAGGGGCAGTCGGGAACTCATCGCGAGCCCCATTGAACTCCCCTCACGACTCGCCCTGGAGAGGGACGTGTCCACCCCCGAGGAGCTCAATGAGTTCCAACGGGAAGCACTTGTGGAGATCCTCACAGGTCTCCGCGGGGATGCCATCAGGACCTACTCAGTGGAGATTTGGCTGTGGGATGACAGCCTCATCGAGAAGTGGTGGTGACCCCCACCAAGGAATCCCCCGCAGGATACTGGCCAATTTCGGAGTATCCGCCGACGTGGATGACGGCATCGCGGGGTACCTGACTCCGCAGATGACGGAGGGCTACGTCCACGGCATCGAAGTTCTGGGTAGCCACCTCGCAACACACCAAGGTGGCCCCACCTCCAGTTGCACCTGATACAGAGGCATTGTCGGGGCTGTCACGGTTCCACCGTCCTGAACCCGCATCGAAGACAGGGGCTGCAACACTCCTTGTCATGCAGGAGGGGCTCAGTGTGACATCGACAATGGCACCCCTCCCCAATGTGGGCACACTCCGGGAGCTCACCAGAGTCCAGGCCGTAGAACAAGACCGCTCCGGGAGGCATGGGCTCCACCGGAAACATCGACTCGCCCAAGTACCCGCAGACTGTGCGCCTGTACTCACAGGCGGTACACCGGACGCCCCCGGCCCACGGGCTCGCCAGCATAGACCCCACAGTCCGTTCCAGTGCTCCCTTGCAGCGAGGGCACTGGAACCCTTTTGGGGCGGCCACCCATCGGAACCCGAAAATCAGAGAGGTGTTGTCCTCGCGGGGCTTCCCGATGTGGTCGTTGATGAGGGCTTGGATGAGCTTTGGGTCGGTGGGGTCCATGGAGAGTATCCTACTCAGTGGCGGTGGATGGTGACCTTGGGCGACACCTCGTCGTCAGGGGGCTTCTGGGCCACCTTGAAGGAGTGGATCTCCACGCCCTCCAAGCTGTTGAAGTACCCAGTCCATAGGATGTACCTATGGTAGATCCCCTTCTTCTGATCTGCCTCAACGGCCTTGACGAGAGACCCGTCCTCGATGGACTTGGCGATCTTGATGGCCTCGTCCTCGGTGGCCACCGCATCAAACACGTCCCAGTTGCCGTGAGACGTGCCGAAGCTGTTCCCGTCCTGGTAACGAACCACCACGAGGAATACCTCGTCGGCCTCGTAGACCTCGTCGGACACCTTGATGTCGTGTACGAAGAACGTCCCGCTCTCTCGGGAGAGGGAGGTGAAGGTCACCGTGATGTATGTTGGGGACCGAGACGAGTATGGTTCTTCGGACTCCGGCTCGCCTCCCGACGAGGTGGAGGTGTACCCGAGGTACAGGCGCTTCGGCTGCGGGGACGGGGTCTTGGTCTTAGATGACATCGGAACCTCAGGGGATCTTACGCCCGAGGGGTGGGGATGCTCCTCTTCTCCAGCTTCCGCTTCTCCTTGGCCTTACGGTGGATCTGCTCTCTCAGAACTTGGATCCCCTCCGTGAGGAGGATGGGAATGGCCAGAAGTAGTAGCTCTTGCCAGAGTGGTCGCCGGTCGTCGTTCTCGTTGGACATCATGCTCCTATGGTACACAGATGGCCGACAAGGGGCCAGTCTGCCGTCGGGCTCCCTGGTGTGGATGGGGATAGGAACATCATTCACACCATAGGTGCTCCAAACCTGTCCAGCCCAAACAGGTACGCCCCAGCGACCATCGCTGGGGCGTACCTGTTTGGGCTTACCTGACGAGATCAGGCGTCCAGGGCGTTGATGCGCTTCTGGATCTCGCGCTCCGAGAGCTCCGAGAGCTTTCCAGCCTGCTTCTCCGCGAGGATGGCGAGGAGCTTCTCCTTCTCCACCCGGTTGTCGGCGCGCTTCCGAGCCGTCTCCTCCTCAGCCAGCTTGACCTGGATGACGTGCTTCACGATCTCCAGGGTGAGCTCGGCCTTGGCGTGGGCCGGAGTGCGCTCCGAGGAGACGAAGGACTCCTCGGTGAGGGCCTTCAGGGCCTTGTTCGCCCCCTTGGCCACCGCGTCGAGGTCGAACCCGTCCCGGCTGCGGAGGGGCACGTCCCACAGCTGCTCCACGGAGAGCTCCCCCCGGGCCGAGGTGAAGCGGATCTTGTTGCGCGTGGCGGTCTCGAACATGTTGCTGGTCTGCATTGTCTTCTCTCTCTCTCTTTCCCTACCCGACCTTGACGTTGTAGGTGCGCTGGCCCTTTCCATTACGCACCTTGACGACGAACGTGTCCTTCTTCGTCGAAGAAAATCCGAGACCCGCGAGACCCCCCTCGGTGGGGGCGCACTTGGTCTTGTCCCCGATCACCTCGAACACCTTGCGGTGCGGCTCCAGCCGCGGGTGCAGGAACTCGTTGTAGATGCCCCGGAGGTCCTCGTCGCACTTGCACCCGTCGAGGACGAAGAAGGTGTGCTTGTTGCCCACCGCGTTGTCACCCCAGTAGTTGGGGCTCAGGGTGACCGCGTTGACCTTGACGAACTGCTCCGTCGTCAAGTCCCACTTCGTCTGCTTGATGGCCGCCGAGGTGATCACCGGATCGCCCGCCTCCACGCGCTCGATGGCCCCGCCCGTCATGTGGAGGGTGCAGACCGTGACGCCGTCCCCCCCCGTCCGCACGGGCTTGTTGTAGGTGAAGTGGGAGAGCTTGCCCCCGCACTCCACCTCGACGACGAAGCCCGGGTCGCTCGTCTCCCGCTGGTAGTAGTTGTAGACCATCACCCGGTAGGCCCCGTCGGGCACCCGGTTCGTCCAGACCACGTTCTCCACGGGCTCTCGTGAGCGCCCACCACCCGCGTTCATGTCCACGTCGAGGGTGCCGCCCGTCCGACCCTGCCGGTTGCCGTAGTAGATGTGGTCGCGCAACCCCCCCGCCCCACGTCCCGCGGGCTCGTAGATGTGGATGTCCAGGTCATCGTAGTTGAACCACGACAGGGACACCCGAAGCGTGGCGCCGTCAACACGCCCTCCCGCCTTCTTGACGCGCTCCTTGATGGAGTCCGCGACGTTGCCGCCGTAGCTCCATGCGAAGTCGTTGGCCCACCGGAACAACTGCTTGGGCTCCGGGTTCGCCGGAGCCGTCAGGGCCATCAGGTTGCCGATGTGCTCGTTCTTGAACAGCACCTCCATGCCCGTGGCCTCGGGGAGAACCTTGGCCACGAGGTCGTCCAGGGTGATGTCCTCGGCGCGGGTCTCGTCCACGACGGCCGGGCGGGCGCTCTGCGCGACCGACATGAGCACGTCCCCAATCCCGCCCTTCATGAGGGGCTTCGCGGCGCCGTCGACCCACAGCACGTCGCGGACGGAGATGTCCTTGAGGGTGGCAAAGCGCCGCTCCAGGGCGGGCTCCAGGTCGAGCTCCTGGAGGGTCTCCATGGCCTTCTTGACCATCCCCGGGGTGATGATCGCCGTGGTGCGCTTGTAGTTGGTCGGCGCAACCTTGGACTCGAACGACCGCACCGCGCGCTCCACCTCCATGCCCTCGGAGATGTCCGTCACCAGGGTCCCGATCACCGTGTTGCGGAACCGCGCCGCGGTGTCCTGGGCCTTCGCCCAGGCGAACGTGCGCCGCCCCCCCTCGGGGAGCTTGAAGTAGGCCCGCTGCGCCTTCTGGAAGGAGGCGACACCGCTCCGATGCTCCGAGCCGCGGTAGAGGGCGTTGGAGTCGATCAGGGACAGCACCGTCTCAAGGGCCTCCGGGGTGAGCTCGGTCAGCCCGCGCTCGAACACCTCCACCGTCGTGCGGAAGGCCCCGCACACCTCGCCCGGCGAGGTGACGCGAAGCGTCGAGGGGATGTCCCCCGTGTAGAGGTGGTTCCAGGTGGTCACCTTTCCCGTGACGGCGTCCATGCTGCGCGAGCTCTGGGCACCGAAGCTCGTCTCGTTGCGAGAGACCCGGAACAGGTTGTCGATGGGGGAGGCCAGCACCTTCTGCTGGAGCACCTTCGCCACCGCGTTGTAGGGCGCAGGAGCCTTGGCCGCCGCGTCGTCCCAGACCGTGTTGATGTGGCCATCGTCGTTGACGGTGACGATGCCACCGACCCGGCGGATGAAGCCCTTGCAGCACGAGCACTCGTGCTCCGTCGCCTTCTTGAAGATCGGGTTGGTGCCCTCGGGGAAGGCCGCGATGTAGGCGGTGTACAGATCGTCGCCCGTCACACCCGACGTGAAGACGTTGCTGGTCTTGCAGAGGTGCTGGAAGGTGGCGGCAACGAGCCGCGCGAAGAGGGGGAACTGGTCGCTCATGATCTTTCCTGGTCCTTGTGCCGGTGCTTGTGCTGTCCGTTGGCTGCGGGGTGTCTTACGCTCGGTCGGTACCCTTGGAGTTGCCCAGCCGATTTTTCACCAGCGGGCGGTTGACCCAGTCGGGGTCGGACCGGAAGTCCGGGAGTGCCCGCTTCTCTTCCTTGAACGGTTCCATGTGGACGATTACGCCCGCGGGCCCGCAGGGAGCGTCACGATGATCACCACACCGTCAGCCCAGAGCCTCACTACGTCGCTCACCATGGAGGCTTCCTCGCCCTTGAACGTCGAGGGCTCCCAGCACATTGGCACCTTGGGACCGGGCACACACAAGGGCGTGTAGGAGATACACGTCCCCCGCTGGGCACACAGGCCCTCCACCACCGGAAGGCGCTTCAGGAACCCCCGGGGAGGCGGCCCCAGGATCTTCATGAGCGGTGTGGCGTGGCCACGGAGGGCCATGTCCAAGATCCCCACAGGGACGCGAGGGAAGAACTGTTCCCAGTCGGTCCCGACCAGGAACTGCAACCGCCCCCATGGGCTGTCCTCGTTGGGGATGACCCGCGCCACGGAGGGGAACCCCCATGCCGGGTCCGGGAGCTTGTGGGTGACTAGCCCCTTCACAGTGTGGTAGGTCGCAGAAGGACCGTGAGGAGTGACCGCATGGGCTCGGTGTCACCACCCTCTTCCAGCAACCGAGCCCGGTCGAACGCCTCCCACATCTTGAGCACCCGAGAGAGGGACTCTGTGCGCTCCTTGGTAATGGCACGGATCACTCGCTCAGCGCGCACCCCCACCGGATCGGTGTAGGGGGCGTCGAGGATCGCAGCCACTTCGTCCGTGGGCTTCTCCTCCCGGTCGCCGTCCTCCCAGGGGAGGGACGGCAGACCGTAGGACTTCTCCAGCTTCTCGATGGCGTCGTGGAAGGAGAGATTCTCCTTCTCCCGCACCAGTTGGATGGCGTCCCGACTACGGCTGCACGCCCAACAGTAAAACTGGTTGGTGCTCGGGTAAACACGGGCAGAGGGCTTGGAGTCCGTGCCATCACCGTGCAAATCACACGAGAACTGTTGCTCCCGGTCGGCGTTGGATTGCACCCGGTAGCCGTAGCCCTCCAGCACCTTGTCGATGCGGACCACCTCATGGATGCGAGCGACCCGACGTTCCGACCTTGTGGGAAGTTCACTCATCACCCACCTCCGAACATGTCCATGATGGAAGCCGCATCGCCATCTTCCTCCGTGGGCGCCCCGTTCTCCGGGGGGTCCATCCCGAGGAGCCGTGCCTCTGCCAGGGGGAGGTACTCCGTGTTGAGGTCCGTTCCCACGTAGTTGCGCCCCAGCCGGTTGGACACGTAGCCCGTCGTCCCGCTCCCACTGAAAGGGTCCAGGATCACACAGGGGACGGGTTCGTGCTCGGGGCAGTTGCATGTCGGCTCCCACCCCACCGTCCGTGACGACACCCGACGACGGTTGCCCGCCCGGCCGTCCTTCCCGTGGGCTTCATCCAGGGTGTCGCCCTCGCGGCCCTGAACCCTGCCAGGGCGGTCCGGGACCTGTTCGTGCTCGGCCACACGCGCCCAGGGGGCTCCACAGGCCGGGCAACAGCCCTTCTCGGACGACCCCGCCTTGATGCAGAGCTCTGCCAGGGTGGTGGGCATCGTGGCGAAGTGAGCACCTTTGTAGGGCTTGGGGTTGATGGTCCAGACCGACCGCTGGTTCCGCAGCCCGCCCTCACCACCCACACAGTTCGTGGCCATCCGTCGCGAGGCACTCGTCCCGACCCCGAAGGACTTCCCGGCGTTCGCGTAGTCCCGCACGGCATCTCTCCCGATCCGCATGTCCTTCCGGGTGGCGTCTGCCACGGGTTCCTTCACCGCGACGTGGTCGTAGAAGTACTCCCGGCTCTTGGTGAGCAGGAAGATGTACTCGTGAGAGCGGGTGGGGCGGTCCGTGACGGACTCTGGGAACGGATTCCCTTTGGACCAGATGACATCACTGCGAAGGTACCAGCCGTCCGCCCGCAGTGCGAACGCCACCATCCACGGGATGCCGGAAATGTCCTTGGGCTTGAGCCCGGACGGTGTGGGTACCCGCGAGTTGCTTCCCCCACCAGTATAGCTGTCACCCAGGTTCAGCCACAGAACCCCGTCGTCACGGAGCACGCGACGGACATCACGGAACACCTCCACCATCGCAGCCACGTAGGCTTCAGGGGTCTGTTCCAGACCGATCTCCGAGGCAGGCTCGAAATACTGGTGGAGATGGGGAGGGATGTCTTTGATGTTGAAGACTGTCATCACTTACTTCCCTATTGAGGGTTGTGGGTATGGGCACTGTACAAATCGACCCGGATTGGCTGCGCGAACACTACGTGACGCAAGGGCTCTCAACCTACGGGATTGCAAAGATTGTTGGGTGTGATCCCAAGACCGTCCACACCAAACTCCGTGCTCTTGGGATCGCAACCCGCCCCCGAGGGGCGAACCTTTCGGGGGCCGACAACTACACTCGAACAGGGATGCCCAATCCCTTCAAGGGGAAAAGACATACAGAGGAGACCAAGTCTATCCTTCGGGAGAAAGCGTCCGTGCCCAAACCCCATCTGCGGGGAGCACTGAATGGGATGCACGGAAGAACTGGCGCGGCGAACCCGAATTTTCGCGGCGGAACGACCCCTGAACGTCAGTCGTTGTACGCCAGCGGGGAGTGGATGAACCTCGTACGGGAAGTGTATCGCAGGGATCAGTACGTGTGTGTGAAGTGTGGGTCTCCCAAGAAAGGACATCGGGGACTCCATGCCCACCACGTTTACCCATGGTCCACACATCCTGAACTCAGGTCATCCTTGGGGAATCTCGTCACCCTGTGCCGGAAATGCCATGGATGGGTCCACAGCAAGTCCAACACAGAGCGGGAGTTCCTCCCGCCGGTTCACAACACCCCAGCCTTCCTCAACTCACCCTCGACGTAGACCCTTTCGGCATCCGTCAAATCCTCTCGCATCATGACAGACCCCGCCGGGAGGTATTGACGGAGTCCCCAATAGGGGGGGCTCGTCACCACGCACTGGACAGACCCTGCCACCATCCCCCGCAAGGAAGCTCTCACGTCCGCCCCGTAGTACAAGGTGGACGTGTAGGCCCTGTCCCCAAACGGGTAGATAACAACCTTCGGCTCGACCATCACTTCCTCCAGTTCGCCAGAGCGGTCTCGATACGGTTGAGGTGCCCCGCCTCGACCTTGGTGAGGGGCGTAGTCTTCTTGCGGAGACGGAGGCATCGGTCTGAGCAGATCTTGGAACAGTACGGGCTGGACTCCCGCGCGCTCTTCCGGCACCCAGGGCCAGGGCATTTGGCCTTCCTCGACTTGAGGGAAGCGGCAGAACTCCTGAGTTCTGCCGCCAACTCTCGGCCCACTTCGTCCTGGATCTTCGCCACACCATCGTCCTGGATCGCACGAACCACGGACGTGGTGGTGCTGAGGAGGTCACCCATGACGAGGGCGTCGAAGTCCCGCTGTGCCTGCCCCAGCGACATGTCCTTGTCAAAGTTCAGTTCCGCGGTCACGTCTCGGAGGGTCCGCATGTTCTCCAGTGACTCCTCGGTCACCACGGCCGGGGGGGCCTCAATGGTGGCATTGGGGTCCGTGTCTGCCGCCGGGAGCGATGGCACCAACCTCACGGGAGGTGCATACGGGTCGGCGGGCCTGCGGTCCTCGGGTGGCCGAGGCTGGTTGCAGGTAGGGCACTTCTCCACGAAAGCCGGGTAGACCTTCGAGGATGGGATGTGTTTGGTACACCGCCACATAGAGTGGCTGTCCCACGATGCCGGAGGGATCTTGGTGTTCACCCCGTAATACTTGGACGGGAGGATTTTGACGAATGGTGATGTCACAGCAGTCCTTCGATCTCTTTGAGGGAGTCCGCCAACTTGGCGTCGCCGTCCTTACGGCCAGTCACCATAGGCATCTCCTGCGAGGTGAGGATACGACGACAGTGCCACTCCACGCGAGCGTAGAAGTTCTGAAACGGAGCTTGGTCACGAGACTTCATGCACTGCAACAGCGCCCTGTTCGCAGCCCGGAGCTCATCGTTGAGGTAGCTCGCCGTCACGATGTCGGAGCTCCGCTCCACCTCGTTGGCGTACGACAGGTGGGTGAGGTTGTAGGGGCCGTTGACGAACGTCCCCTGTGACTTCTCCGCGATCTTCTCTGCGGCCTTGAAGCCCTCACGAGAGATTTGGAACAGGTTCACTACGGCCATGCCTGCGCCGCGGTTGAAGTTCATGGCCAGACGCTTGAGGTCTCGGATCACCTCGTTGATGCGTTCGGTGGTGCTGGGCACCCACTGGCGGGGTGAAAGCAGTCCGGCGTGGTCCACAAACAGGAGGTGGAACGGGGACTTGGAGTAGATGAGCTCCGCCCTGGCCCTCATGTCTGCGACGTTGTAGTCAGACTTGTCCGGGTCGCTCACCTCGATGTTGATCTTGCCGTAGAGCCCTGAGTTGAAGTCGGGGACCACGTAGTCCATGAGGAACGTCTTCTCCGCCGGGGCCAGCTTGGAGAGCTTCCCGTCACGGATTTTGCCGTACTCCAGACCCACGTTGGGACCGGGGTTCTTCTGAACCCCCAAGCGAATGCGGTCGTCCCGGAACTTCTGGTGGAGGGAGTGCATCGCGTAGAGAATGCGGCGCACCTGTGCGTAGGGCATCTCCAGGGAAAACACCAGCGAGTCGTACTTGTAGTGCACCGCTTGGTTGTACGCCCAGTTGAACGCAAGGGTGGACTTGAGTCCACCCGTGAACGCTGCGTGCGTCCAGAGCTCGTGCTTCTTGGCACCTCCGAGGGCCTCATCCATCTGTCCGATGCCCGTGAACTGGCCAATGCCTGCAAGCGGATCGTTCTCGACCCGCTCGTACTCCCGCATGAAGTCGTTGCCGTCCCCGGTGATTTCACCCGACAGCCGTGCTCCCGAGGTGGGCATCACGATGTCGTGGGACTTGTTCACGAGGTAGCGCACGGCGTCCATGGGGCCGCGGAGGTGCTTCTTCTTCTTGCCCTCCTGGACCTCGACGCCCGTCTGGAGGATCTGCGAGGCCTCACGGAGGATGTCAACCACCATCCGGGACCGGCGCTCCTCGGCCCGCTCTTCCAGGCGCTTGATGAAGTCCCCCTTGAACAGGGGCTTGAGGGGGGAGATAATCTCCAGGCGGTCCCCCGCCTCAGGGTTCTTGATGTTCTCAAAGTGCGACCGGATGGTCCGCACGTCGGGGGCGTGGTTGTGGGTCTGTGAGAAGTCCCGGATGAACTCCCAGATGGTGGTGTCCTCGGGCACGTCGAACCCGAGACCTGAGTCAGACAGCGCGAAGTAGTTGCGGAACGTGAGCTCCGGGTCATCCGTGGGGACCGCGATGAAGCAAGAGCGCAGAAGGAACTTCATCGACCCCCCCCGAACATCCCGCGACTCGCGTAGTACGCAGTCACCTCGTCATTGAGGCGAGCACGGGCGATGAGGATGGCTTCCTGCTTGAGGGTGTCCAGTGCGAGATGGCGCGCGGGGTGAAGTGTCCCCCGCAGCTTCCCGATGGCTTCGTCCAGGACGGCCACGATGTCGTTGAGGGCGAAGATGGGGATGTCCTCTCGGGGCGTGCCCCGGGGCGCGTAGTACAGCCCGGACCTCGGGGGAGGGGGGGCTCCCCCGTAGGCAGATACGGCAGAACCCATGTCGTCCGGGAAGTTGGATTCGTCGGTGCTCATTCTTCGGTCCTCTTGAACTTCTTCTTCTTGGGCTCGGTGACTGTCCGCTCGATCCGGGTGGTGGCGCTCGCCGCTGCGTTCGATGTGCTGTACCCCGCGGACAGGGTCAGGGCGTTGCCGCGATTCTGTGTGGGCTGTGAGATGTAGTCGCGCCCCTCGTGACCCACCATCTCGATGGACAGGCCGGGTCCCACCTCGTCGAGGACCACACGCTCCCATTGGGTGATGTGGTGCAGGGCATCCTCGCTGAACGCGAGGTGGGCAGGATTGAACAGGCGTCCGGGCTGGTCCACCACCCACACGGGCTTCCCAATGTGCGCTCGGTGGTAAAGGGCCTCCAGGAGCACCTCTCCCATGGCGCTGTTGCGAGCGGACTTCACCCCGAGGCGCAGGATGAGGAGCTCGGGGGGCTCTGTGAGGTCCACCAGGGTCGCCCGCTCGGTGGACACCGCCGTTGCCTCAGGGTCGAGGATCTCCTTCCCTGCAATGGCGATGGGGGCCAACCACGCGGTCATCAGGTCAGAGTCCGTGTGGACCTTGAACCCCCACTTGGCCCCCATGCGAAGCCCAACGTGACGGAGGTGCGCCCGAAGAGAGGCGTCCGATGCCGTGATGTACACGTTGTCACCCGTGAGCTCCCAGAGAGGGGAACTCTCGATCTTGGGTGCCGCGCACAGGTTGGGCCACCCCCGATTGACGTTCCGCACGATGTCCCGTGCGATCTGGCACGCACAAGGTCGGGTGATGGGGATGCCCACGTCGGTGAACCCGGCGTCGATGGCCCCTGTGTGAAAACACTTGTCGCAGCCAGTCATTGGTCGCTCTCCGGGTCTCTCGGGGGTGTGATGGAGGCCAGAGCCTCGGGACAGTGCTTGGTGATGAGCGCCCGGACGTTCTGTGTCCGCAACGCCTCATTGAGCTCGCTCAGGGGGAACCCTTTCGGGAGGGTGATGGGGGCCAGGAACCCCGGAAAGCAGGCCTCGAACTTCATCATGTACTCCGACACTGACGACGGGGAGCCCTGACGGATGAGACCGAAGTTCTCCCGCTCGAACGTGAGGGCGATCTCATCGGTGCCATCCACCATCCTGAGGATGTCCTTGGATTTGCCCTTGCGGAGATACAACGACCCGCAGAACTCCTCGTAGTAGGGGCCCTCTTCCATCACTCGCCCCCGAAGAGGGCGCGGTGGGCGTACTGCTGCACCTCTTTCACAGCGCAGTGGACGCCATCCCCACCACATCCCACTGCATCCTCAATCCGCTTGTCCGCCTGCTCACCGTCTGCCAGATTGGCGAGTGCCGCCCGGAGACGGACCACCTCCGCGAGAAGGTCTGGGGCCGCTCCGATGAGGCATGCCAACCGTGCCACCGTGTCTTCGTCCTTGGCGATGACGTTGCCGATGCAGTAGTGCTTCTCTGTGGCACTCTCCCGCATGGGCCCGCCACAGATGGAGTGGACGTGGTAGCCCACGTACCCATTGCTCTTGCGGCCCGAACCGATTTGACCCTCGTAGGAGTACGGCGCAGGCTTCGCGGGGAACTCCCCGATGAGGGTCTCCAAGTCCTTGAGTTGTTCTTCGGTAATCACTTCTTGATCCCCCGGGCATCCTGGAGAAGCCCCTCGAACAGGTCTGAGAGGTCGTTCACGGCGTCCACCATTACGCCTGCGTCCCCCTCGCCCTTGATGCGCTTTCCGAGGACGGACTCCACCAGCCCCATCTTCTTCGAGAGCACCTTCACCACCCGTTCGTCGATGGTCTTCTCGGTGACAAGGTGGATGGCGTAGCAGCGGTCGTGGGTGGACCCGATACGGATCATGCGCCCGAGGATCTGGAGGTAGTCCCCCGCAGACCAGGGCGTGTCGTAGAACACCAGGGCTTTGGCCGTCTGGAGGTTGATGGCCTCCGCAGCGGCAGTGGTGATGCAGCACACCAGGGTGTCACTCTTGGCGTCCTGGAACGCATCCTGTGATGCCTTCCGGCCCTTCTCGTCTTCAGCCCCTGTAATGCGAGACGACTTGATGCCGAGCTTCTTGAGCGCCGGGACCAGGATGTCCACCATCTTGCGAAACCGGGTGAACACGATCACCTTCTCGCCTTCGAGCTCACCCCCAGGGCCCACAAGGTCCAACAAGGCGTCCAGCTTCTCAGACTCGCCGTCCACCCCGATGAGGTCCGGGTGGTTCACGATCTGTTGGCAGTAGGTGACTGCGGTGAGCTTGGTGACCTCCTTCTCCTCGGTCTGCCCCTGCTTGGACCCCACCACGAGAAGCCCCTCCAAGGCCTCCTCGTACTTGGCCTGCTGTGCCGAGTTCATCCCCACCATGATGTGCCGGGTGACCAGCGGCGGGAGCTCACTCGCCACCTCGAACTTTGGGCGCCCCAGGAAGAACGGGTCGATCTTGCGACGGAACTCCGCGATGTCCCTCTGGCGGTAGCCCACGATCACGGGCACCTGTCGCCGCGACCCCGGCAGTTGCTGCATCCGGGTAATGCAAAAATCGTTGAGGAAGGCGTTGTGAGACCCGAAGAGACCAGGGACCACCACGTTGTACACCCCCCAGCCCTCCACCAAGTTGTTCTTGATGAGGGTCGCGGTAAGGGCCCAGGTTCTCGCGGCCTTCCCAGAGAGCCACTTGCAGACTTGGTGGACCTGCGTCTGGTGGTTCTTGTAGGCTGCCGCCTCATCGGTCACCAGCACGTACCCCTCTTCGCCCTGGATCTCGCTAAAGTCCTGGACCGCCGTCCGGTACCCCATCACCAACACCGAGGGGCCCGTGGCGGCGAGGAACTTCTCGCGGACCTTCCGGCGCTGTGCGGGAGACCCCCGAGCCACGAACGTGGTGATCCCCTTGGTGAACTTGCGGAACTCCCCTGCCCACTGCTCCACTGCGGATTTGGACGTGAGGATAATGACCTTCTGGTCCGGGTTGCGCTCCCAGAGGTACGTCAACGCCGAAATGGTCATGAGCGTGTTGTGGTTCACGAACCCGCCCGCCACGAAACTGTGACGGGGATGGTCCACCTCGATGTCCATGACAGGCTCTTCCCCCTCCGTGATAGACACGATGGGGTCGTAGAAGAAGTGGTTGTGGACGAGGTCACACACAGCCCGGTAGGCCGGGCCCTTGTCCGCCCCTACGAACTCGGCAATGGCACCCAACTTCACGAGGAAGTTGTAGGTGGGGTTCCTGCCTGCGTTGCGAATGTTGTTCAGGGTCTTCTCGAAGGACACCCCAAATCGCTTGAGCCCTGACCCCTTACGTTCCCCGTTGGGGCCACGCAAAGACACGGCCTTCAGGATGTCCGCCCGAAGAGCCTCCACCACCTCCCGTGCGTGAGGTACCACGTCCAGGTTGGTGTTGGACTCCTTGGATGCAGCATCGTCCAGGGCTTGCTGCTTACGTGGGGTCAGGAACCCAATGTGTTCCTTGAACGCCCTGAGGTCGTCCCCACACAGGGCCAGACGCCAGTAGGTCTGGTCGTAGCCCTTGACCTTCTTCGGGCTGCGGGTGCAAACGACCCCGAACCTGAGCAGGAGAACCTGCACCTCCCGAAGCAGTTGCTCAGACGCGCTGGACACCTCCACGACGCCCTGACCGACCGAACCCTCACTGTCGAAGAAGGCCCGGAGGAACGCAGCCACAGACTCTCTGGTGCCACGGAAAATGGGCCAAGGCACGGACTTCTGTGCCGACAGCACAGGGGCCACCCCTAGACCCTCCAGGTAGGACTTGATGAGCACACTGGAGATGATGATCCGCGTATCACGGTTGGCACAACTGTGGTTCCCATCCCACCCGAACAGGGTTTCGGCCAATTGCCGGATGTGATCGTGAGTCTCGGGGTTGAGGTTCTTGTCCTGAGTGATGCTTACAGCACCCCGAGCCCTGTTACCCTCGGCCACCACGTAGGCCAAGAATGCCGAGAGGTTTGGAGAGAGCGTGGCGGGCAGCGTGTAGTGGATGGTGTTCTGATGGGTGTCACATTGCTCCAAGACTGGGAGCGTCGGTTCCTCTTCGGGGAAGAGTGAGGGGCTTCTGTCCAACGACAGAAAATCTCCCAACCTGAGGCCACTCGTCTGAACAAATCCCTCAGTCCCATCCACCCGACGCGACCACAGGGGATGGACATACGTCCCAGTGATCTCGTACCCCCGTCTCGTGGTGATCGTTCGCGTCGGCTTCACCCCCCCGAAGTAGAATCGTTTGACGGTGGCCCATTCCCACCCGGTCCACACCTCCGTGGACGTAGTCATGGGGGCGAACGTGTCCGGGGCCATGGTCTGCCACGGCCCGAGCTCACCAAGTTGGAACAGTCCCCGGCCTGTCTGGACCAGTGTGTCAAATTTGACACACTTCCCCAAGCCCGTGTCGTCCCCAAGAAGGAAACGGGTACATGCCAGGAGGTGCATCACTCCCTGAACTTGGTAGTACCTGAGCTTGAGCGGGCGTTCAACTCCATCGAACCCCGTAAAGGACTCCCTCATGTACGAAGAGGGGCGGGCTTCGAGATCCTTGCGCTCCCGGATCTTCAGGAGTTTCGCGTGTGTGGGGCTGATGTCGGCGGGGCCCTCACTGAGAGATGCGACAATCTCGTCGTCGGATTCTGACATGTCCGACGTTACGCCCGGATGTCACCGCTAGAGCCACCCGAACCAGTAGGCAATCAGAACTGCGACCCAGAGGGCGAGCCCCAGGACTGCCTTGTCCTGGTCAGCCCGGCGCTCGCCCTCTGGGTCGTCCCTGTGGTTCACGGCGTGTAGTACGGGGCGGGGGGGGTTGCAGGATCCCGCGTGGTGCGGGTGCGGCCCCGGTCCATCGGGAGACCCGGGATGCGGTAGCGGTCTGCCGCCGCGTAGCCCTCTCCGTAGCCCGTGGGGGAGATGAGCCCCCTGAGGGTGAGCCCGTCCGCCGTGGTCGTGGTCGTCCCATAAAGGGCCTGGGTGAGTACCACCATCTGAATCTCGTCACCCTGCGAGCGCACAGTGCCGAAAGCCTTCTCGTGGTAGTTCCGAACCAGGATGGCCTTGCATGCCAGCACGGCACCCTTGAGCACCGGCTGGACGGACGCCGAGAACGAGTCCCCCGCCCAGGTGACAGGGCCGCCGGGCGCGGTCCCCGACAGAACAAACGTCGCGCCACCACCACGGTAGAGGCGGAACGCCCTGGTGCCGCCTGGAGTAGTGGGCGGGTTGTACGGGACGTACTGAAGGATTGACCCGTCGGTCATCAAGAGCTCGGTGCCGGGCTCCCCCAGGAACCGGCTGTACTCGAACCCGTTGCTGGTAAGGGGGACGTCCTGGTAGACCGACCGGAGGCCACCTTGGTATGACCGGAGGGAGGTGGCCCCGTCCCCAAGGATGTTCTCCGCGATGAGATCCGAGTCCGACACCAGGATGCCCAAGGGCAGCCGCTCAGACATGCCCGTGAGGGACACGGTGGAGTCACCGTTCCCGCCGTTGACCGGCACGTCCACCCCACCCGAGAAGTTCACCATGGTGCGGGGGAGGGAGTTTCCGCTCCGCACATTTGCGGTGGTGGCCATGTTTCCAGTGAACGTGGTCGTGAACGCAAGGGACACCGTGAGGTTGTTCCCAGCGGCGCCGGGCTCGCGAGCCACCAGAGTGACCACGTTGCCATTGGCCGTTGCGTAGACGTATGGGGTGAGGAACTTGTTTGGGTCGTTGATTTCCGCGGCGACGATGGTTGCGTAGTCGGCGTTGGTCACTGCCCCACCGTCCGGGGTGAGCACCACACCACGGATCGTCACGGTCATGGAGTTGGCGTACGCCGTGGCGTAGCTCAGGATCTGGATGGACGCCGAAGCGTGCGGGACGTCATCGTTCTGCCCAGCCGTGAACGCACGGGGCACAATGCGCCACGGGAGGTCGAAGATCGACGACGGGATGCGAGACCCCGTGGCGTTTGGAGCCGTGAACCCACAGTCAAGCAAGGTGTCTGGAGCCATGGGGCCCCCCATCTTGCCCGTCCCAAGAGTCGTGTAGAAGTCCATCGTTGCCAGCACCTCAAGGGCGCGGGGGTTCGGGGTGGCCACCCCCGTCTGGTTGATGGAGGTGCTCAGTTGGGCTGCGTTCACCTGAGGGATCTGCCCGTATCGGGCAGCGTAATCCGCAGGCTGTGCCGATGCCCCCCCGCGGGTCATGTACGGGTCGCCCTGGTACACCGTGCGGTTGTACACCTCGTAGGGGCTCACCGAGGTGGGTGCCGGTGCCGGAAGGATCATGCTCACATCGGTGAGCTCCAGGGACGAGCTATCTGACACCAGCGTCGCTTTGCCGCTGTGCCGCCGAGCGAGCACGTAGTTGTTCTTGTTGATGAACCCCTCGGAGAACCCGAAGACCACACACTCCACCACGTAGTCGAAGTCCTGGAACTCCTGCCCCCACCCGTACCCCGGAATCCGGGTGATGTCGATGGCATCGCTTGGGACCACGTAGGTGTGAGAATCGCTCTGATTCGTGTAGTCGTTGGCCCCACCTTGGCGGATGAACAGAGTCTGCTTGGTCGCGTCCGTGCGAAGGAGGTTGACCGGCGGACGGCCCCCCACCCCCACAATGGACTGGGTGCGGTTGGTGTTCTGGAACGCACCGACGTTGGACGCATCCGTGTGGGCGACGAAGTCCGCGCGCTCGTACACGCCGTACAGCCGCGCGATCCCGAGATACGGGGGAAGCTCGACGCCACGGAGTCCTACCCCGAGGTCGGACGACACCACCGCGTCATCGCTCATCTTGCGGGCACCATAGGCCACGTTCGAGGGGGTGGTCACCGACCCGTTCATGCCGTAGGTGATGGTCGTGTCGAACAGAATGGACTTGACCGAGTTGCCCGGTCCCGCGTTGTCCACCCCACCCACAATGTAGAACACCGACCCGGTCGCGTCGGACCCGTCCGCGAAGAGGTGGTTGATGCCCGGGTACAGCGGGTCTGAGACTCCCGTGGAGATGTGGTACGGGATGTCCTGACGCCCGAAGCGAGGCATGAACTCCGGGGGCACCGCGTAACCGCCCGTGAGCCCCGCAGTGAACAAGTTGTTCCCGTCCTTGGGGAAGGGGACAAACACCGGGTAGACGGATGATCCCACAAGAGTGGGGCCAGGGTTGGGTGCCGTCTCGTCGAACTGCTTGAGAATGGCCGACTTCAGGGTAAACGGTCGGAACACCACCGTCTTGGAACCAGGGTCCAGGAACAGTTCAGTCTCTCGGTCCTGCTCTGTGTTGCCCACCACGACACCCCCGTATGCGTCCGCATACGGGGCTCCAAGTCCATTGGAGGGGAGCCGGTTCCAGAGTTGGACCTGGGTTGCGGGGTACACCACGTCCCCGTCGGGGTACGCAGTGTCCGTGACAAACACCGGGTCGATGACAGACACCGGAGAGCGGCAGAGCACCGCCGGGGGGTTCTCAACCCCGAAACGGAACACCTGATCAGGAACCCGATGGCTGGCCCCATGGCTCGGGGACCACAGCAGGTCCATAGTCAGGGTGGCCTTGGATGCCACTGGGATGAGCCGCGCGGGCGAGCCCGAAGTCTCCAGCGGGAGTGATACTTGCCCCCAGGGGAGATCAGCTGACCCCGCAAGGTCGGTGAACACCACGGCGAGGCCGTGGGGGGCGTTGTCACTCCCGTTGTCATCCTCAGCGTTGATTTCCTGGGAACGGAACTCAATGGTGACGTTGTTGCCCGTGTTCGTGAATCCGTCGTAGTCCTTGGACAGTGGCCGCACCACCAAGTGCGTGGCGACCAGCGACACGTTCTGCGTGAACGGGCCACCAAGCAGCGACTTCCGCATGGCGGTGCCTGCACCGATGACCTGGAATGCCCCGTTGTTATCTCGGCTGGCGGCGTCACCGTAGATCACCAAGTACAGCTTGGACGACATTCCCGTGAAGTCCTGGCCATCATTGGTCAGGTAGTCACGCAGGGTCTTTCCATCCCGGCCAAGGGGGAGTGTGCTCTCCACCAGGGTATCCCAGTCGATTCCCGCGATGTTCACCTCGGCCCTCGTAAGCGAATCCGGGGCGAGATTGGCAGGAGTGGCGGGCACCCCGGTGTAGCGAAGCACCGGGTTGAGAACTCCACCCAGCACGATGAAGGGCCGCTCGAAGTTGGTGCTTGCCACCGGGAACATCGGCCCAGGGTGCTCAGGGTCCGGGGCGAGGGGACTGCCCACCATCCCGTTGGGGGTGGTCATGAACCCGGCACGGTAACCGTTCGACTCAGGCGTTGAACCCGAGTCGGAGTTCCCACTCTTGCCGCCGATAAACCGAAGCTGCCAGGGGTGATGCGACTCAAGATCGCTGTCACCGGGCTTCCATGCCTCGTAGGGGGCGATGAAGCGAACCGCACGCTGCCCGTTCAGGATTCCCCTGCGAGCCCCCTCGGTGCCAGTTTTGCCGCCGATGTTCACGAACACGACGGAGCCGTTGCACCACCCCTGGGTGCCAGTGAAGTTCAAGAACCCGTTGGGCGTGAACCCTGCACCCATCGTCCAGGATGAACCGATGGCCGCATCGAACGTCGTAGCCGTGTAGTTGTTGGCGTCCAAGGCGGCTTCGTTGTCCAGGACGACGGTGACGTCACTCTGCACGGCGGCGCTGTCGCTCCACACCGTGCGGATTCCATCGGTCCCGTCCACCTCAGCCACATGGTTGAGGTGGATACCTGAGGTGGGTTGCTGGAAGAACGACACCTCCGTGGTGGTCACCCCCACAGTGTCCCCGCCAGTGCCCGCCTGCTTGAAGGCCGTGCGGAGGTTGTTCTGGACGAGGGCTGCGACACCCTTCTGGAGAAGCCGGTTGTAGTCCCAGTCCCCGAAGTTGATGGACCGGCGCATGTCCAGAATGTCCGTCGGGGCTACTTGGTCGGCGTAGAGGCCGTCGGCCCGCACGCTGTACAGCGAGACGGGGGTGGCGCGAACGTGGAACTTGGCCATGGTCCCACCACGCCCGCGGCCCACACCCGCCTCGATAAACACAGAGTCAAGGCCCAGACCGCCCGGATCGGTGTTCGGGTTGATGGAGATAATCTCCTGGTCAAGCCCCTCGCCAATCACCAAGTACCGGCGAAGGACACCCACCGGGAACAGGTTGGGGTCGTCCAACCCAGAGGTCGAGTAGTTGTTGAGCTTCACGTACCCGGTGAGCGTCTCATTCAGGTCGGCAGACAAGCTCGCCTGTGCGAGCAGCCGCGCGCCCGTCTGGGGGTCCGCCAGACCATGAGTGCTGGGAGTCCTCTCCGTCCCGCCGTTCTGGTTGGGGTTGCCGCCCGCAGCGAGTGCCGTGAAGGCGGCGGTGTTGCGGCGGAACACCGCACATACCGGGATGGCGTACACGAACCCATCCACCGTCCCAAGGGCGTTGGCAGGGTTGCCGTCGCCCGCGCGCCACAGGGACGGGTCGTTGAGCTCGCTCCGCATGTTGGAGAACGTCAAGCCACCCACAGGTGCCGCCGAAGTGCCCTGACCCAGGACGTTCGGGTCGGTGAGGCCGTCGGGGTAGTTGACGAGGTCCACGGAGACGCCACCGCCGTCACCACTGCCCACCACCCGGAACCGGTACTGAAGCTGGACCCTCTTGGTAGTCTCAAACCCCACGGCGGGGTCTTCGATCTCGTCCGTGAGGTTTGTGCCCCCGTACTGAGTGTTCCCGTACTTGTAGACCTCGCTCGCACTGGGCTTGTTCACCGCGGAGGGGTTGGCAGACACCAGGGCCTGCCACACCTCCAGGAACACGAAGTCCGTCCGGGAGTCCGTCGTCGGAGGCGGGAACAGTCGTACCCGGTTGGCCGGGTCGTCTCCACCTCCACCCTCGGACATGAAAGCCCCCGCGATGGGGAGAACCCAACCGTTCACCGCGGCATAAAGGGTGGGAGACACCTCCGTGACCCACTCCACCACGGCGGGGGGAGCCAGGATGAACTGATTGACATTCAGCGGGTTGGTCTGGAAATCCGCGTCGCAACGGGTGGGGTCGAGGAAGAACCCCGAGTGAACCTGCGAGCGCACCATCTGGGCGAGGCTCTCCGTGTCCACTTGAGACATGAGGTTGAGCTCACTGTCCAGCGGTGGGCGGTCCGCCTGCCAGACAACAGTGGTGAACTGCTGTGCGAGGGCGGACAACGCTCGGGAGACACCAGGACCGAAATACTCAGGCATGGGGCGGACCTTTCAGAACATCACTGCATAAGCGGTGAGGTAGACCTTGTGGCTGTTGTGATTCACGAACGCCAGTCGAACATCCGTGCCAGGGTCACACGTTACGGTGGGGGATAGACGGGTTACGGGGGTATACCCCCCGCCGTTGTTCACAGAGATGAATACGTCCACCACGTCCTGGTCCACCTCCACCAAGTTCTTGATGGTGGGGGTGTTCGCCCCGGTGCTGTGGTCCATCACGTCGTGCGTGACATCCATCTCGTACACCTTCCAGTACACCACGAAACTCTTGGCCCCAAGCCCCCCCGTGAGGGCTGAGATGTCAATGTTCTTGGTGATGAGCACGCCTGGGCGCGGTGGTGTGGTGTAGGGGTTCTCAGCCAGGACAGCCACAGACCCCGGAGCCACACCCTTGGTCGGACCCAACGGTGTGCCCGTCTGAAACCGAGACGCCCAGGTGCGTACCGGCGGCCCTGGGTCGTGCGGGAAAGTGGCAGAGGAGTCCAGAAGGTCGATGTCTGCGGACGTGAGGAGTTGGTTGTAGATCACGTTCGAGTAACCCGGAAACGCCCGCAGCAGCCCCTGGTAGATGCTCCCCACGATGTCGCCAATGGGGTTGATGAGACGGGAAGCCGTGCTCACCGATGGCGGGAACACCCCGTCGGGGATGTCCACCACGAACTTCCCGTTGGCGGGCGTGCGTGTCCCCACGGGAGGGCTCGGGGCCACCTGAAGGATCACCGATGCCACTTCCGCAGCCGGGTTGTCGGGGAGTCGATTCACGTCCGCGTAAATTCTCATCTGGGGTTACTCTACGGTAGGAGAGGTCGAGTCCGCAGCGTGCGGTGTCTTCTCTTGAGCGGGAACTTCCACAGCGGGCACAGGATTGGGGGAAGGGTTTTCTGTAGGCGCCGAGGCCGCCGGGCCAAACGCCATGATCCTCTTGGCCCTCTGGTACAGATAGTCGGAGAACTGCCCGACGGACGCGCCCCACATGGCATAGACCGCCGTGCTGGCGTGATTGTCATTGACATACCGAACAAGATACTCGGGACGGATGGAGAGAAATCGGCCGATAAGCCCACCAAGAAGCAGCGGGAACAGTGGGAGGAGGGTGGTATTGGCGAGGGATGCCTTGCGCTTGGCAGAGCCGCTCCCCCCGGAGTACCTCTCAATGAGGCCCTCCACCAAGCACTTGAAGCTCTGAGTCATGGTCGAGATGACCACGGCGAGAAACAGGGACTGCCAGGAGTACAGGAAGTCAAGGGGATTCACGGGATGCCTCAGAAGTTGCGGGGGCCGGGGTCGTCGTATACCATTTGAACACCGTACACGATGTCGTGGAAAGCAACACCTCCGCCGCCGTTGTTGGATACGATCTCAACGTAGTAGGAGTAGTCTTCGGTGTCGTCGATGTACACCGCAGCCCCCGCAACGTCAGATGCCACGTTGATGTAGTAGGTGTCTCCGCCTGCCACCACGGGGAGGACGCTGGTAGTGGCCCAGACGAACGGGCCCGGGGGCTGCGCCAAGAACAGCAGGGTGTCCGACCTAGTGGGCGGCGTCCCTGGGGTGTTTTGCACCTTGTGGATGACAACGTATGCGAGGTCCCCAGGGGCGCCGCCGCTGTTGAAGAACTCCCCCATGATGACGACCGTTGAAAGCCTCGTCCGATGAGTTCGAGTGCCCCCCGAGTTGAGACGGGCACTCGAACGCGGCAACACCAACGGGACATACAGGGTGTGGAGGTGCCCCGTCGCTTGCCATTGAGACAAGGGTGCAGAGGCAAAGGCCCACACCGCAACACCACTGGCGTTCCACCCATGGAACGTCAGCGGGTTGATGGCCTTTGTGATTGAAGTTGAGGAGTTGTAGAGGTAGTCCTTGGACTTGTGGTACCCCCCCACATCCAGGGATGCGACCTCCTGGTTGGAGGGCGTCACGGCACCTCCCGAGACCGCTGTGGTCACACGGTAGGCGTGGCGGTCTGCCCCCCCAGCCACACGATCCGGGCCCGCAAACACAAGGCCCACGGAATCCACGTCCAACCCAACGCCGAGTGTGTGCGTGCTGGTCTGCGTGGCAGGGGACGCGCCAGAGTTCAGGTACTTGCCCGTGGAATGCCGACCTGGAGACTCGTAGGCGTAGAGCCGGAACGTGATGCTGTCCCCCGGGGCGAGCCCGACAGGGAGGGTGTCGTTCAACCCACGGAGGTAGATGTGGGCCGCACCATCCGTGGAGTACACCAGGAACAGCCCGTTCTTGGTCAGGTCTCCGTTGACGGAGACCACATCGACGATGGATGCGCCGTACGGGATGAGGCTGTACGCCAGTGCCACCGTGACTTCACCCTGGGTGGCGATGTTGGCCGTCGCCGTCCCCACGTAGGTTGCACCCCCGGGGACAAGGGCCATGAGCGACAGGAAGTCGTAGCGGTAGCCGTTGTAGGTGTAGTCCTCGACGATGTGCCCGAAGGTTGGAAGTGTCGGGGCCAGTGAGTCCTTGAAAGCCCTGGAAACGAAGTCCCCCCGGTGCACGTAGTCGGTGAGGGCCCCGCCTGTCATGTACACAGGGTTGAGGGAAGAGACCAACCTCCCGAACGTGTCGAGGTAGGCAGTCGAGACGGTGAGCTCCGACCCAAGGAGGTTGTACCGTGCCCAGAATGACAGCGACGAGATACTCCCGCCACCGTCCCCTGGAGAGATCGCGGTTGCGCTCCCTGCGTACAGGTTCAGAGCCCCGAAGGGTTGTTCAAGGGGGGTCTCACTCCTCGCTTGACCTGAGAACCAGGAGTTGAAGTTCAGGGCTGGTGTGCCAGTGTCACCGCGGCTGGTGAAGAACTTGACCCTGTACACCGTGGCTGTTGCCCCGGTGTACAAACCCGACCCGTAGGCGACCGTGGGGACGGTCCCGTCCAGGTTGAGGATGGTGATGTCGTGCCCTGTTGCCCCGGAGAACCCGGCGACCACGTAGGTCACACCCTCGATCTCAATCAGGTCCAGGAGGAACGAGAGCAGAGTCTTCTTGTAGCCTGTGGGTTCCCAGAACCAATCCGCACCCAGGGGGTTGAGGCTCACCACACCCGCAGCCACGTCACAGGAGAAGTTCGATGTGAGGGTGGTGGCGGCTGTGGCGGGGGTGAACGCCCTACGGTCGATGAACCCCGCATAGGAGTCACTGCCCGCCGCGGGGTCATCCCCGAGGAAGTCAAATCCTACTTGGTTTCCAGGAGTCGTGCCCTTCGTGTTGACCCGAAAACTTGCGTTGAAGACGTCACCGCCCGCGGTGGCGTCGGGCTGTGCCTCAATGGCCCCACCGTCCACCGTGATGATCCGTCCGATTCCGGGGGTCGTGGGGTCATTCGCCCGATAGGCGTCGTCAAGGGTGGCGACGGGGGAGATGACCACTGAACCGTCCGGTGCCACCGTGGTGCGGGTGCCTCGGAAGTTCAGGAATGGAGTTCTCTTGGAGCCCCCACGCGCTCCATCCGAGTCAGATGCACTCCTGGGGGTCGGGCCCTTGGGAAACACCACACGGGTTTGCTCGGTGATCACGTACGGGGCGAGCTCCCCGATGCCATACAAGGAGTCAATCGCGCGGTCGAACCAGCCGTAGTAGTTCGGGCCACTCAGGCTCACAAACTGGGGCTTGGTGCCCGTCGTGACTTCACCAAGCTGGAACCATCCCGACGGCGGAGGGCGGACGCTGAGGGGGGTGAGAAGAAGCGATGTCCTCAGCGGTCCGTACGTGCTGGGGTCTGGGGTGCAGACCAGCCTCTCGCCGTACACGTCCACGGCGTCGTGGGTACCAAACTCGCCCCCCACCCGAGTGGTCCTGACCTGTGCGCCAGTGCCCCGTTGAGAGGGTTCCCGAGAGTAGGGCACACACGCGGCGTACAGAACCACCTCGTTCCTTGGATTGGCCGTGGGGTCTGCGATGATCCCATTGGGAGCAACCGCACACCCCACACCCGGAACGGGGGGGTGAGACAGGTAGAGCACTCCTGCCGAGTAGTCCACCTCGATGAACTGACCCGACGGGGGGAGGGCTGGATTCAGCACCACGGTGTTGCCCGTGATGGGGTTGTCAAAGTCCGGCCCGATGGTGGCGCCCCCGAGATCCTTGGCCGGGAAGAGCACCACCCGGAAACCAAGGTCTGTGAGGTTCCCTGGATTGCTCCCCGAGACCGTGTTGAACACCGCGGGCCCTGGTGGATTGGACGTCGCCCCCGACCGAAACGATGTGTCAATCACCTTGGGGTCGATGAGGTGGTCCAACCGTGCCGCAACCACCTTGGAGGTGTTCAGTACGGGGTCCGTAAAGATCGTCCCCACGTTGTCGTACAGGTCTACGCGGATCTTGTCCGCCACCACACCCACTGGCCCGTATCCGTAGAAGACCTCCCCTGTGAGGGAGTTGACCTCAGGCACCCGTGCGAGGGTGAGGGTGGATGGCGCGGCCCCTGCGACGTTCTGGATCTCGAACCACCCGAGACACTGCCCCACTTGGTCAGCTGTGATGGAGTCCTGTGTGACCGTGTGGACGCGGACGATCTGACCCGCCGTGAACGTCCCGCTGTAGGTGACCAAGACCTCCCATTGGTTGGCGAAGGTCGGGGCCACAGAGAGCGTGCCCGCGAGGTTCGTGGCCAATGGCTGTGGCACCGGCAACAGGTTGGGCGTCCCGTAGTCGGTGGGGCTGCCTGTAGGGATGGTCCCAGTGATGTCGAAGTTGCCGTTCACCGTCCAGTCGGGGCACAACCCCGAGCCGTTGTACGGGGGCATGTACTCCGAGTTTGCCGCACGCTCCGGGGGGAGGAACACGAACACTTGGTTCTGTTGTGTAGTCCCATTGAGAGACAGCGGAATGGACGCGAGACGGGTCACCTTGGGTTGAATCAGGGTGATCGACTTGATCTTGTCGTTGACCCCCACTGCGGTGAAGTAGTCCGTCAGGGGCTTGGAACTCTCCAGCACAAGATCCTGGCCCACCGGAAGTGCCGCCACTCGAAATAGCTCGAACTGTGACGTGCGAGGGTCCGTGGGGGTGAGAGCGTTGGCAGGGGCCAGCAACAGGTTGCTGGCCTCGCTCCCGGAAATCTCCACCAGCACGTAGAGCCCACCGTTGGGCAGGGCAGACAGCCCATACGCATCTGCCACAGTAGGGATAGTTGCCGGGGCAACGTGGGGGGGCACAGTCGTGAAGAGTTGGCTCAACACCCCGGCTTCGAGAGTGAGGGTGTTCGTGGCGGTGTTCACCGACCACTGCCAGTGAGTGTACGGAGACTTCCCCGTGGGACCGACCACCTCCCATGAAATGGGGTGGCCAAGGAGAGCCCCGCCCTTGTTCCCGAAACGATTTGTGCCCCAGTTGTAGGGCACGAAGTCCACATCGTTGAACCCCGACCGACCCGGACGGGTCTCGTAGTACGTCCGAGTCGGTGCTGCGCCCCCCTGTTGGGTGAGGTAGGTGCTACCTCCAACGCTCTCGACCGTCACGTAGGGAGTGCCACTGGACGCAACCCAGCCACCTACGTCAGACGGGAGGGTGGGGGCGGGGAGCACTTGTTCAGCGTGGGTGGACTCCCGGCGCGTGAAGGGCTCATCCCATGCCTTGGTGGCCTCGGACGTCGAGGCGGCGTTCTGAAAAGCCTTCTTGAGAATGTTGAGGTCCGTGGGCATGAGCTCTCCGCTATCTCCCAGGGGGATAGGACAGTTAGGCGCTGGAGCGTAAGGTGCTTACATGGACTCTACGCCGCCACCCCCCAAGCTCACCGTGGAGCTTGTGCCCCAACCACAGTGGGGCTTCAACCTGCGTTCCGAGCTTCGCCCGAAGGACTGGGACAAGGTCCGCAGGGCTACCTACGCGGCGGCGGGACACAAGTGCGAGATCTGCGGGGGTGTAGGACACAAGCATCCCGTCGAGGCACACGAGATTTGGTCATTCGACGACACCCGCCACGTCCAGACCCTCACGGGCCTTATCGCGCTCTGCCCCCCTTGCCACGAGGTGAAGCACTTCGGTCTGGCGGTCCGCATGGGCAACGAGGCCCGTGCCCGGAAGCACCTTGGCAAGGTCAACGGTTGGACGCCCGCTCAGGTCGAGGCTCACCTCCAGAGCGCCTTCCACACATGGCGAGAACGCTCCAAGAGCGGTTGGGGCCTCGACATCACCTGGATCGCCCATGCCCTTACCGCGTGACCCCGACCCAGACCTCATCCGGGGGGTCGTGCTGGGTGACCTGGAACCAGCGGACATCCTGCCCCTGAGGGTGGATGTGGTGGCACTGCCCGTGCCCCTCAGCACGGACTACTTGTTCGGGCTCTCCGTCATCAAAGCGGACGGGGGCACGGTCAAAATCAAGGAGCGCATGGCCGTGAAGGTCCTCACGGAGTCAAACCAGGACCCCGACACCGTGATCTGGCAGACTTACCACACCATGGCTCGGAAACTGTCATACCAGTTGTTCGAGGTGGACCCCCGGATAGGGTTGCCGCTCACGTCGAACAGCATGGTGCCCTTCCCCAACAGTCCACTGTTCGACCCCCCGTACATTACCGCCACCTACGCCAAGTACCTGTGCCTCACCAAGGACACGCGACTGTCCCCCGAAGAGGTCCAGGTGTCCATATCACTCACGCGGTGTCCGTTCTGTGAGACCCCCATCTACCCGTTCGGGGGGTCACGTAAACCAGGGGTGTGGTGTGGAGGAAACGTGGGATTCGCCCACGAGGACTGCGCCCCATGGGTACTTCCTCGTCCCATGGGGGGTTGAGTTACTGGCCGCGGGGAGGGATGGTCGGAGACGTGAACAAGGTCTCGACGTTCTGACCCAGAGCCCCAGCCCGGTCCCCGGCCGCTTGCCCCTGTGCCCCCTGACTGCGGTTGGCCGACCGGAAGTCGTTGACTACGGTTCCCCACCCCTGAACCGAGTCCAAGAGTGAACGCCGACCTTGCTCCATCGCCATGCCACGCATCTTGGACTGCGTATCAGCCCATGCCACGGATGCCTGGACCATCTGGGAACTGACCCAATCCTGGGCCTCCTCCTCCGTGGAAACGATCTGAGTCATTCCTGAAGACCCCGCCATGTACGCGGCCAGCAGCAGATCGGACTCAGCACCCCTGCAAGCACAGGTGTCCGGCTGACCCATCGGAGTGAGGTCCGCGAGGCGGTAAGCCGCGTTGTTCACCGGGATCTTGGTGACAGCATCCCGGTTTGACATCAGGTAGTTGCGCAAGCCGTTGGCAATCATGGTCGTCCGGTCGCCATTGGGCTGTTCGTTCTCCATGTACTGGATCCAGCTTTGGACCTCGGGCTCCTGGGAGCTAGCCAAGGCGGTGGCGGCCTCGTTGAATGCCGTCGTACCCGCCGTGCGGCCTGCATCGCCCCCTTGGTTGAGGGTGCGGAGGATTCGCTCCCGCTGGGCGTCCGTGAGATACCGCAGCGGGTCGCTGGCCATGAGGCGCTCGTAGTTGCCACCGGGTTCGATGGACAACCCTCGCCCGTACTGGAACGAGCCGTAGTGCTCAAATCCTCGTTCGTCGGACACCGGGAACACAGGAGAGAACTCCTCATGGTCTGAGCTCTCCACGATCCGCACGTCTGACCTTTGGACGAAGATTCCACGCTGCCCTGGAGGCTGGCCCCTAAACAGAGCCGTGAGCGACTCAATCCAAGGAGCAATGTACTCCTGAGCCTCTGCGGCGTCTGCCGCACTCAAAGTCCTCTGGTTGCGCGGGCGAGCCCGATTGTAGATCGCAAGAGCACGATTGAGGTTGGTGGAGTTCGCCTGGGTCACGTCCACCACGAGAGCGCGGGCTTTTGCAGTAAGGACTGAGCGGGCAACCTCTGACCCACGGACCGACGGGGTTCCCGACGGGTCAAAATCGTTGGGCACACCGTTGGTGATGTTGTAGATGGGAGTCACCAATGGCACTTCAGGCCCCCCTGACGCCGGTCGAGGCGCTGGTGTTGATGTCCCCGTGAGTGCCAGGAACGACTCAACTTCTCCCTGCGTAGGTGCGCCTGTTGCCGGTGACGTGGCAACGGCAACAGGCGTCCCTTGGATGAGACCCTCAGAGGTGCGGAGGTTCTCGATCCCATTGACGGCGAGAGCGATGAGTGCCCGAACCTGTTCGGGTGTGGTCCTCCCTGCGGAGAGTCCTGCATCCCCCACCCTGTCCGCAAACGCACTGGAGAGGGAGCGGATGAAGGGGTCGTTGGCTCGGGGGTTCCGACAGGAGTTGATGAACGACACCATCTCACCCGTGGGGGCTGCATGGTGGGTGGGGACAGACACTGGCGTGGATCGCACCTGCCCACGGGCCTCAAACGTCATCGAGTAGATGAGGTTCGTAGGAATGACCATGGGCGCCCGCTGCTCCATCACCCGAACCTTCAGCCCCTTGGCAGGGGTGTGGTTCGGATCAATCCTGACGTAGCTCCCACGACGTTCCTCGGGGATGTTGCTGTCAATGGCCGCAGCGCGGACCACCACGGTGTTGTAGCTCGACGCTGGGGTGGTGGTTGCTGTCTCGGACGTGCGAGGTGCCCGAGGGGCGGATGCTGGGTCCGAGGGGCCTGCAATAGACGGCAAGTTGTTCAGCACCCCGGCCCTACGGATGCCATTCAGGCGACCCTGCAAGTCCGCGCCATAGACATCCGGGCTACTTGTGAAGTAACCCACCCGACTCATCTCCCGGGCAAAAGCCATTGCGTCTCCAGGACGCTGGAGATACTGCACGACAGATGCAACGTGGCGGTGGTCTGTCACAAATTGGACGTAGTGGGCCGCGCCCCTCTCAGGTGTTGTATATGCCTGAAACATGTCTGTTGTTGCCACACGCACCCCATTCCTGGTTTCATGCGTGTTGTAGGTTGTGCCAAACCCACCTCCGCCATACTTCAACCCCCCAAAGTTATTGTTCATCATGCTCCTCCCACTGCCCGTCTCGTGCGACCATTGCGCCAGGAGGATTTCGATGATCTCTCTGGATGCGGGGGGTTCACGGATAACCCGGTTCCAAGCCTGAACCAAGTAGGCTGCTGCCTGGGAGAGAGACATCCGGGTGTTCACTCTATCCACGGCCCCTTGGTTGGCCATCGGAAGAAATCCTCCAGCCCGGTCAATTTCCCTATTGGAACGCCTCACGATATTGACGGGTGCGGAAGCAGCAGTAGACTCGCTGCCACCACTCTCGGTGAGATTCACGGGGAGGTACCCCTGCATGTCGGGGTTGGGGTGGGACGCCGAGTAGTATCGGTAGTACCCCGGTGTGGTGAGGGACAAGGACGCCTTGCGGTCAGACAGCATCTGGAGAAGATTGGCCGACTCGTTGATCATCCCAGAGGGGTCCGTGCGGGTGTCCCCCGTGTTGCTCCCGCCCACCCGATACTGCCCCATGAGGTATGACATGAGGATGACGTTGTTGGCCTGGGCAGCATCCCTCCCCCCGGTCTCGGCAATGTGCAGACGGCTTCGTTGGCGACCGTCCCCCTGAACAGTATTCACCGCGGCTGCAATGGTGTTGTACTGACTCACCAACTGCTCACGGGTTGCATCCGGGGGGGCTGAGTCAAAGTTCGCACGGAGAGCCGCGGTCCTCTCCCGCCGAGTCCTGAGGGTTTCCCTAGCCCTGGTGATGTCATCCTCCGAGACCGGGGTGGTCCCTGTCCCGTTCACATCCCGTTGAGCCGCAGCATTGCGACCAAGAAGGCGGTTGAGTTCGTTCTGTGCCTGGATTTCCTCCCTGTTCAACAGGGTCAGGGCATCCCTGATGGTTCTCCGAGTGGTGATGTAGTCCCCGAGGGCACGGATGATGTCCGCGAGCGTCACCCCAAGACCGTTCGCCCCCGCCCCAGGGAACCCCGCTACGGTGTACACCTGGGACTCGTTCAGGGTAACTGTGTTCCCGCCATTGGAGGGGGGTTGCAGTGGCCCCGTCGTGGGCTGGTTGACCGGAGTGATCCGCCTCATGTCGACCAAAGCCTGAACGAGTTGGATCGCGAACGTCCGTTGGCGAGCTCTACTTTGGGTGTGATCGCCTCCGCGGCGGGACTCCCTGGTGAGCTCGTTCTCGACGGCCTGGAACCCGAGAGATTGGAACATCGGGTTGATGCGCGTGGGGTCGATGGCCATCACCACGTTGGGGAATCCCACCAACCTTGGTGACCCGCTGTTGTCGATCTCCTGAAGGGGGCGAACAGGCCCATCGGTGTTCGCAAGGTTGATAGCCGACAAGTCCTGGTCTAGTGCGACGTTGGTGTTCGCATTGCTCCCAGGTGCCAAGAACTTGCGCCGACGCGCTGTGAGGGTGAGCGTGGTCGTGCACTCGCTCCCAAGGTTGAACGCATGGGCAACCTGTGTGACGTAGTAAAAGCAGTCGATGTGGGGGATGTACACCGGGTATCCAGGACGGATCTCGGGGCGCATTGGGATCGTGACCGTCGCCCCGTTTGTCCCCGCATTGATGCGGTCCAGGTGGTTGATCGCAAAGTAGAACGCAGAGCGGGCGTTGGTGTAGTAGGTGCTCTCGACCGATGTCTCAATCCAACCAAACTGAGCCACCAACTTGTAGTCAATGTACTGGGACCGGCACCCCCACTCGGACTCGTCCACCACCCCGCGCATGTTCTGAAACGCCCCGCCCTTCACGAGACAGTAGGTGGCTGCGGGCTCATTCTCAGAGAAGTTGATCGAGACGATGTCCTCGGGCTCAATGCGATAGACCCGCGAGGAGCTCGTGTCCAGGTTGTACATCGGGGGCTTGAACACCAAGTCCCCGTCAGCGTCCTGGTAGAACTCGTAGCCGCAGACGTTGGTCACCGCCGTGGCAATGTCCATCTTGGACTCGTAGGTGCTCTCCCAGAGGTTCACCTGTCCATACGAGCCGATGTCCGTGGGGAACGCCTGGAGCGCGGACACGTCAAGGCTGTGAGAGTTTCTCCCCTCGTTCTCGGCGGCCAAGAGTGCAGTGTCAGCCTGACGAGAGATCCGACCGTCTGCCGTCCTGGCATTGAGGCCCAGGAGAAACACTGGGTCTTGAGCGTAGATGTCGTCATTTGGGAAGCCCCCGCTTGGGCTCACGCTCCCGGTGCCGCGGAACCCTGCGAACGATGTGGAACTCCGCCCATACAGGGAGAGGTACGCTTGCTGCGACGAGGTGAACATCTGGCCGGATGCGCCGTGCATACGCAGGCCGTAGATCTTCCCACGGAACCGTTGCTCCCAGTACCGGAGCGTCAGAGCGTACAGCGGGTCGCGGGTCGTGCTGTTGACTGCATTGAGGTTCGTGCGGGACTGCAAGGCGAAACCCACACCATCCGCTGCGCCCGCCGTGTCCCTGTACAAGGAGTAGATGATCCCGTACGGGGTCTTGCCCGTCATCGGGTGGCCCGTGAGGGTGGTCTGAATACCACTGTTGGCAGGGCGAGCGCCAAAGTGTGAACCACCGCCCGCCCCTGAGAGCTTCATGTGCTCCCAGAAGTGCAGCATCCCGTTACAGGTCATGTTGGCGGTGAAGAACCCCGAGGAATACTCGTGGGTAACCGACGTGACCACGCCGTGGAATACGGGGTAGTAGGGGTACTGCGGGATGTCCCCGAGATCAATCCCAGCGACAGGCCTGGAGTTGGGTGTGGACATCCCCTTCATGGGGAAGTACCCACGGAAGTAAACGTGGACCTCCAACCCCGGACGAAGGAGGGTGTTGCCATCCCTGAAGATGGAATCCCCGTAGTGCCTCGGGATGGACATCCCGATGGAGCAGTTGGACGCTCCAGGCTCCACCCCGAAATCCACAGAGATGCTGTTGATGAACTCCTGGAGGTCGATGTTATGGTGGCAAGTAGGACACCCAGGCAATCCTGTATCCCCATTCACATAGACTTGGAAGTCGGGCGTCCACTGCACGCAAACACGCCGATTCGCCTGCCACGTACCCGCATACGGCCTGTTCTGGATGGACATTGATGGACCTTACCCCTCTGGTGAGATAGGCGGTCTAGGGCGGCTGGAGGTAATCCGGTAGATTGTTGATACCGGCCCAGTACCGGATGGGTACTGTCTGACATGGAAACCAAACACACCAAGGTCTACCTCCCGGATGATGTCTCGGCTTGGGTTCGTGAGGAAGCCGCCCGACGACGCTCCACAACCTCTGCGATCATCCGGGACCTCGTGGTCGCCGCGATGCTGAAGACCCAACGGACGGAGGCGGGGAAGTGACCCCCGCGGAGCCCAAGCCCTACGGGGAGGTCTACGTCATCACATGCACAATCAACGGGAAACAGTACGTTGGGCAGACCACCCGTGGGGTGGGGCTCAGGTGGTCAGAGCATGTGAACTGCGCTGGAAAAGAGCCATGGGCTTTGAGCCGTTCAATGGGGAAATACGGCGTGACCAATTTTACTGTGCGGGTCATCGACACGGCATCGTCGGCGGATGAGTTGAGTGCCAAGGAAATTCACTGGATCAACTTTCTGGTGACCCGAGCGCCTAACGGGTACAACATCACAGAAGGTGGGCTGGGTGGTACACCGGGCATGAAACTGACCCCTGAGCATCGGGCGAAGATCGCTGCGTCCCACAAAGGGAAACGCCTGTCACCGGAACACGCAGCCAAGCTCCTGGCCTCGCACACAGGTCGAAAACACACGCCGGAACACAGGGCCAAAATATCTGCCGCTGGTCTTAGACGACCGCCTGAGTCAGATGAAACACGAGCTCGAAAATCGAAAGCCCTGATGGGCAGGGAGTTGTCCCCGGAACACAGAGCGAAGCTGTGTGGGAAACACCCATCCCAAGAATCCCGTGAAAAAATGTCCATGTCGGCCCGTTCTAGGCCACCTGTCAGTCAGGAAACCAGGGACAAACTGTCATCCAAGGGGAAAGGCCGGACTTTTACCGTGGAGCAGCGTGACCGGATAGCTGCCGCGCTCAAGGGTCGGCCATGCACACCCGAAAAGCGACAGAAGATCATCGAAACCAAGCGGCGAAAGAAAGCGGAACGACTTGCGGCCCTGGCACGATCTACCGAAGGCACCCTGGTAGCCGCATAGGCTAGGGCCTGTTCTGGATGGACATGGTCGATCACCTTCGGGTGAGGAACACACCCGAAGTCTGTCCGGGCTGTGGGCTGGGCTGTGCGACACTCTGCCAAGCTCGGTTGGCAGTTTGTGCTGCGGGGTTGGTTCCGCCGATACCTGGAACACTGAAGAACGACACCCTGTTTCCAGTGCCCGAGCGAGAGAGTGCCCCTCGGTTGCGGTCCTGTGGTAGAGCGGGGTTCTCCATTGGGAGGATGGTACCGGGAGCCTCGGCCACGTCGAACACCTTGTTCGCGACGAACTCAATGGCGATCTCCAATCCGCCATGGGGGTGTGTCTCGTCGTCGGTGAAGTTGAAGCTCTCCATGTGCCCGACGTACACCATCTGGTCGTACTCAATGGCCAAGTTCCCCACCATCGGGAACGCCCTGGACTTCGTGATGGTGTCCTGGAGGTACGTGCCTCCTTGGTACAAGGCCAGCATGTTCTGGAGTTGCTGGTACGCGGCGCTGTCGTTGCGGCTCGCCCGCTGGACCCCCGACACAACAGACCCCTTCTGTGTTGGGTTGGCCAGCCCTGCGGTGTACGCTCCGATCTTGAAGGTGAATGAGATCTTGGGCATCTCCTCACCCCAGGCCTCGTAGATGTACCCGTTGCGATTGCGACTTTGGTGCTGTGCGACCTTGGTGTAGGTCGTCTGCATCGAAGCCGGATTGATGAGCATGAGCAACGGCGGGATGCTGCTCAGCTGCTTCAACTGCACCGCAAGGGACAGGGCCGAGATGTCGTTGGACAATGCTGGGGTGACCACGTTGTTCCCAGTGGTCGAGGGCGGGCGCGTTGCAGCGCGGACCGCTGGCCCGTATACTTGGTTGAACAGGGCTTGGTTGTAGGCTTCGTCCAGGGTGACCTGTGATGCCGCCGTCAGGCCTGGGAGGGCACTGCCCAAGCTCAACAGGTTCTTGTACGAGCCAGCACCCGAGGGGTCGCCCTGGGAACCAGATTGTGCCGCAGAGTACGCCACGGCGTCCCGGTTGTCGTTCCGCACCGTGCCCGTAGCAGGCGCCCGGTTGATGCTCTGTTGGGTCTGCAACAGGGCGTTGCTGTCACCACCAAGGATGGAGGGCAGTAGCACCCGAATGACGAAGGGCGAATACGACCGGAGGTCGGAGTTCGACCCGTCCAGCGGGATGCCCTCTTGTACGTCGATGAACCGGAAGAAGTTGGGGGGGTCAGGGACCCCGACAAACTGAGCCGGTGCTTGGAGTGGCTTGGTCATTCATTACCTGAAGACTATAGTGCCATCTGGCATCACGACCTGTGTTCACCTCAAGGGGCCGCGCCCTGGAGCTTCGTACCACCCACCGCCAACGGAAGCCCCACTAGGTGCCGGAGCGGGTGCCGGAGCGGGTGCCGGAGCAAGCTGACCTTGCGCGGGGGGCGCTGTGGTAACCGTGGCGCCAGTGCTGGTCCGTGTGGGCCTTGTCCCACCCCCGCTCCCTCCACCCCGACGGGGCGGCCTCGGGATTGCCGTGTTTGCGGTCGGGGAGGGCCCTGCAATGTCATCGGGAATATCGTCGGTGCCATCTTCATCCCCGATAGGCCGAGGTGTCTCTGCGGGGGCGGGGGCCGTCGGTCCCCGTGTCATGTCCCTCGGGATGTACACGCTCTTGGTCCGATGAACCTCCCGTTCCACGGTGAAGTTCGCCGTGAGGGCGAACTGATACGGCTTCTCAGCCGTCTCCTCCACGGAGAAGGTCGTGAACCAGCCCCACCATGAACCCCCATCGTAGGAGATGAGGACTTGACCCTGGAATGCGATGGCACCCTTGGAGTCGTAGATGGCCCCGTTGTTGTGGAACAGCGACAACATGTCCAGGTACTTGTCGTACGCGATGGTGTCTCGCCGGGTGCCCCTCACGTCTCGGGCTCGGGCGCTCGCCGGGAGGATCAAGTCGTTGGACGGGGTGGGGCCAGTGATGTTGGACAACCCCGAGTACAACCGCACGAAACCACCCGTCGCCATGTTGAAGGTGATCTCCGTGGGGTTGCTGCCCCAGTGGTACTCCACCCACCCCGCAAGGGTCTGTTGCCTGGAGATGGTCTTGGCGTAGGTGAACCCCATGGAGGTGGGGTTGACGTGCAGCACCAGTTTCAGGTCGGGCGGCAAGAGGGAGTCCCGCCGGTTCGGGCCAATGATGTCGAACACGACAGGACGCTTGCCGCTGCCGTCGAACTCGTCAAACGGTGACTCGAACGCTGACGGGATGATGTACTGGCCAGCCATTTAGCCCCCTGGTACGCGGTTGGGGGTGATGCCAGCTTGCTGAATGGCCCGACGTACCACGTCGAACACCCGGCGCTCGTCACCGCCGTTGATGGAGATGTTCACGTTGCCACCCCCACCGCGGGAACCTGCGTTCGCCACCGGACCCCCGGGCTTCATCCCCATCACTTGGTCGGCCCGGTTGATTGGGGTGATGATGGTACGTCCACCACGGTCCTGTGAGATGAAGTCATTGACCCCAGCGGCACGGAACGTACGGGCGCCAATAAGCCCAGCGGTTTCAGGGGTGCTGTCCGCCGCGGTGAGGTTCTGCCCCGACAAGATACGGGTGACATCCGCGGCGGTCTTGCCGCTCTTGAACAGGGCCTCCGTGAGGCGCATCTTGGCGTCCGCCTCCGCGATGGCGTCTGGGAGCTTTGACATGGCCAGACCATCACCGAGCTCTTTCCCCTTGATGAGCTTCTCGTTGAACACGTTCTGACGCTGGTCCCGCTGTCGTGTCTCACGGCGAGTCCGCTCGTGTTGCTGCTGTGCCTGTGTCTGTGCGTCGTCCAGACGTTCCGCCACGGGTGCCGTTGCGGCTTCCACATGGGCCGGGGGCGGCGGAGGCGGCGGGACCGTCGCAGCGGGTGCAGCCGTGCCTGGGGTCGTGGCTGGGGTCGTGGTTGCGGCAGCTGTGCCTGGAGTCGTGGGCGCAGCGGGCGTCGCGCCTGTGGGTGCTGCCGTCCCTGTCGCACGGCGAATGATGCGGGCCACGGCGACCTCTGGAGACAGTTGAGCTTCCACCCCACCAGCCTGTCCTCTGAGGTGTTCTGGAACTGCCGCCCTTGTGTCGTAGGTGTTTCCGCTACGCACACGCTCACGGGCTTCAGTCAGAGCTTGGATTCGGACGCTGTCACGGCGACCTTCAGCTTCTGTCTGAAGACGCTTGATCTCAACCCTTGCCGCAACCTTCTGTTCCTCTGTTGAATCAGCCCGTGAGAGGATGCCCCGCTGCCTTGCAATACCCGATGCCGTCATCTTCTTTGCGTCTGTGATACGTGCAATCCGCTCGTCAATAGCCCGTGTTGTCTCCCTCGTGCGACGGAGGGCATCCCCACCACCCGGGACACCCATCTTGTCCATAATCCATGACAGGGCGGACTGGATTGGACCTTCAATCACCTCATACAGACTCTGCATCAGGCGAGCGACCTTGTTCTCCAGGATGTCCGCGACGGAAACCGTAGCGTCCATCGTGTCCTGTGCCACGTCCATTGCTGTACGAGCGGCCTCCCCCGTGGCATCTAGGGCCGTGTTTTCGTTGGCGATCATGTCACGGGCAGATGTCAGTTGAGCACCCTCAATCAAGTGCCCCATGGAATCAACGCTGGCTTGGACGATCCTACCGTTTCTGACAATGGCCCCATTGGTCCTAGCGGAGGCAATGGCCTCTTCATCCGTCTGGTTACTGGTTGTACTCTGGATACGGGTCATGGTACGCCAAGTTGCGTTGGAGTTTCTCAGGAGAGATCTCATTGAAGCAAGTTGCTCACGGCTGTACCCAGACACGTTTTCCAACGCCATCAGGTTGCTCTCGCTGATCTCCCCATTCTGCTGCATGAGGTTCCCCAAGACCCCGTTGGTAGATGCCATGACAGCCATGATCGACCCGCGGGGGCCAAAATTGGCCATTGCCTCCGTCTGTGCCCCAATACCCCCTGTCATCCCACGAATGTTTGTGACCACCTCCTGCAACCTCCGACCTGTGTCCTGCACACCACGGTCGGTGCTGTTGGTCATCGCGGTGATCGCGTCCGCCTGAGCCTCCGGGTTCATCCTTTTGATGGTATTGATCAGAGCCGTGCTATCCCCAGAGATGCCAGCTTGCTCCAATGCAGTAGCAATATCAGTGCTCAAATGGGCTGCTGTCAGAGCTCGACCCACGGCGGATCTTGCGCCCCCTGCCGCGACACCTTGACCCCTGCCATACGCTTGACGGGCTAGGTTGCCGGATGTCGCGCGGGCTTCTTGCTCAATGACGCGGCGCATCCCCCCACGAGACTGGATGACCATCTTGGTCAAATCCTGAGTGGATTTATCGGACAGCTTGGCCCCTCCCACAGCCTCTGTGGCTTTCTTCTGCCCCATGATCTTGGACATGCGCAGTAGAAGGTCTCCCGTGTCCTCCAGCCGGGTGTTCAACGATGTCTGACCTTGCGTGGCCTGAACCACCATCGAGTAAAACCGTCGGGTTCCAAATGCGCTCTGGCTGGCCATGCTTGCAATGGACGCAAAACTGTCATTCACCGTCTGTGTGGACATCGCAAGGTCATTGACGTAGTTCGTCAAGTTGTCCGTGTAGTCGGACAAGCTAACGCCTGTCACGTTTGCCACCGAGTAGACATCCCGGAGAGACGCGGACAGCCTATCTGAGGCTGCGCTCGCGGTACTGGTCCCTTGTGTCATGCTCGTGAGGGTGATGCCACCCTTGTCCAGGGCATCAAACAGGGTCTTGGCGTCGTCTTCTGAAACCCCAAAGTTGCTGGAAAGGTTTGTGACTGTGTTTCTTAGGATGTTCAGGCCATCGTTCAAGTTGCCTGCACCCAGCCGCATCAGGGACAGAGCACCGTGAGTCTGAATGACGCCCTTGTTGAACTCCTTGACCTTCTTGTCAAATCCAATGAATGCCCCGACGAGGGCACCCAGAGCTCCGACCAACATCCCGACGCTGCCGAGGAGGGCGCCCATAGCCTGCGCGCCCTTGCCCCCTGTGGCAGAAATAGATTTCCCTGCTTGAGAGAGACCCCTACCGAGGCCAACACTCAGCTTCTTGGTGAGGTCGGTGACATCAATCCCGTTGGTGAAGATGTCACCCATCTTCTCTGCAACGTCAGTGAGCTTGTCACCAGCCTTCTCGAACCCGATGTCAAGAGCAGACGCAATGGCCCCGCCGACGCCTGACAACAGCTTGATTTTGCCCGTCGCGTCCTTCAGGGACGCGACGGTGTCGTCAAAGTCCTTGGTCGCTTGCTTCAGGTCTTTGGTGAACTTGTCTTTGTCACTGCTGTACTCCTTGACAACAGCGAGAATGTCCTCATGGGCCTTGCGCTGCTCTTTGAGGCTGTCGATCTCCTTCTGGTCACGCGCCTCTACGGCCCTGGCGAACTTGGTTCGGAGCTTGTCAAGCTCAATCTCGGCCTTTTCCCGATGCTCCTGGAGCTTTCCAGAGTTGGCGAGTTCCAGGATGTGCTGACGCTTGGTGATCGAGGCCTGATCCGCAAGGAACTTCTTACGGTCCTCGTCGATCTTCTTCTGGAAGGCGCTAAACTTGGCAAACTGGGCCTTGAAGAAGTCCTTGCCACCAAGGGAACTGGACATCGCCTTGGAGAACAGATCGCCAGACTGCTTCCCAACAGCTTCGGCCTGCTTGAGGATGTCTGAGAAATCCGCTTTGGCTCTGAATGTCACGGGGATCCGTTACCTTTCGAGGACCACTCGGCGGTTGGCCACACGGTCCGCGAGGGAGGGCTGCCCCCCTACGGCAGGGGGCTGCTCGACGATGTTGCCTGACGAATCCACGCTGAGGTTTCCAGGTTGCACGGCTGGTCTCAAGTAGCGGTTGAAAGTCCGAGAAACGGGGTCTGCCTCGGTGATGAACTTAGCACCCGACCGTGGCCCAAGAGACCCGCGCATCTCGGCCAACTCCTCAGGGGTGATGGGACGGAGCTTGGGGGTGGGCATCCCGAGGTTCTGCTCATCGGCCTCGCGCTGGGCCCGGAGTTCAGCCATGATCTCGGCCTTCTGGCGCTCCCGGTCGTCCTGCTCCTCACGGATGCGATTCTTGTAGGCTTCCACGACCGAGTCGTGCCAGTCTTGCTCACCACGAATCCAGCGACGCATCTCGTCTTCGAGCTCGTCCGTGGTCCGGGCCTTCTGCACACCCTCGCCCGAGGGGGCGTTCTTGGTGTTGTCCTCGGGGCGTTCGCCGTACCAGAACCTGCGCCACGCCTTGTCCTGAACGCTCGCCCGACGCCCGTCCTCGGTCTCTGCCCGCTGGCGGTCCTTGTTGGACAGGCTCTCGTAGCCCTTGTGCGACTGAAGGGACACCAACACCTTGGTGTTTGACCAGATGTACTCTTGCTCGTCCCGGGTGTCCTCCATCTGGTTCCATGAAACCCACGCCGATTGCAACGGGTTGAGTCCCAACTTCTCCACACCAGGGATAGCGGACTTCACAGAGAGGGGGTAGCCACCCTTCCCAACACCCCGCCACGCCCTACGAGAGTCATCCTCGTACAAGTACGACTCCAGGTAGTTGTTGGCCTCTCGCATCCGGGAGAAGAACCCGTACACAGTGCCAAGCATCTCGCGAAACACCACCCGTGAAGCCCGGCACAGGTGGTCGTACACCACTCTGTGTGCGAGGGTGGACTCCTCAAGAAGAGGCACACCGTCGGCCATCCACACGCTGTGCGCTACAAGATGGACACGCCACGCAGGGTCGTCGTCTCGGACGTACTTGTGGAGAAACAGAAGGTCGTTCTGCGACAACGACCGAAGGCCGTAGCGGTGCCCGTCTACATCAATGGACGTGGACAGGAACCCCGGAGCGATGAGCTCCGTGAGATCCTTGTACATCTCTGTGCGGTCGGGCCGGTCCACACGTCACTTGGCGGGGCGAAAGTTGGGGTTGGTGTTGCTCCGCGTGACCGGCGGAGGCTGCCGAACCACACGCGGTGTGGTCTCCGAGTTGAGGTTCTCCGTCGGCATCCTGAACACGGGCAGCCCATCACGGGTGCCAGCCTGCTCGATGGACTGAGCCACCTCGCGGGCCGACTGATGGGGAGGGATTCGCTTGGCGCGCTCCGCCATGAGGCGGCGGTTCTCCGCTTCGATCACCTCAGGGTCGCTGGTGTCCACCAGTGACGATGCCACATCTTGCAGAGGGTCAAAGGGCTCTTCCGCCTTGGGGACGTTCCGCACGGGAGGGCGCTCCCCGAACACAGGAGACCGACGCTGCGGAGCCGCAGGGGCCTCCGCGGGGGGGTTCTCCACCATGGGCTGTGCTGCCACCGGGACCACCGACACGCCCTCATCGAGGGCCTTGGGTACCCCCTCGGCCACGTCGACAGACAGGGGGGACTCGTCCGAGGTGCGATTCACCCGGGCGGTCTCCCATGTCACCGGAGTTGTGTCAGGCTCCGTCGCGGGTTCCTCCCTGGGCTTGGTGGGGCGACCTGAGGCCACCTCGATGGCGTCCTTGCGAGGATCATGAGTCCCAGAGTCCTGCTTGCCCTTGGTGGCCTTGAGCTCTGCGAGCTTCTCCTCCAACCGGGCAATCTCGGCCTCGATGTGATCGTCGTCGTACTTCAGGCTCTTCTCGACGTTCGACTCAATGCGCTCCATGAGAGAGGTGAACCGGTTGAACACTGCCACCACCATGGGTCGGGACCAAGTCCCAATCACCTGCATGATGGCTTCGTGCTTCTTGACCTTCACGGTTACTCCAGACGGGAGGGTCTCGCCCGTCTCCACCGTGGCCACCCCCCGGAAGTCCAAGCCACCAATCTGCATGATGGCGTGCCCCAGACACGCCGACCGGAACCGATCCAGGTAGTCCAGGGCGTTGATCTGGTCGTTGGCATCCCCCTCCGTAAGGGCTCCACGGGCGTACCTCTGGATAGAGATTTCCTCCTCTGGAGTGAGCGTGCGAATGGTGATGGTAAGGCCATCCACGTCGAAGGTGGACTCCCCCTTCCCAATCTCCGTGAGTGGGGCCATGACTGCTTGGAGGTCTTTGAGTGAGAGTGCCAAGTTGGTGATCTCCGAATGTGACGAGGGCGAGAGAAGTCACCCCCCTCTCGCCCTCACCGTACCGCTCAGGGGGGAACTTGGATCAGACACGGTTGGGCAACCTGTTGGGCTCCCAGCCTTGAGACATGAGCTCCTGAGCCTCGTGGGGCCACACTCGACGGTTGATAGTCGCATTGTGGACCCACACCCGGCCACGCTGCTGTGACGAGATGAGCTCCCGGGTGCCCACGCCGTGAACCGTCGGGTGTGCTTGGGCGCGGACCTTGGCCGACTCAGACATCCGTTGGACGGTCTCAGCGGTGTTCTTGCGTCCGCGGTTGGACTCTGCACGCCGGGCTACATGCTCAGGCTTCTGCGGGACACCAGCCCGTGCCCGGTTCAGTTCGATGATCTTGGTGTAGCCACCAGGGCGTTGCCTGACCACCTTGGACTCCGCAACCGCTTGGGCGTGGTGTTTCCTCAACACCTCTCGGGCTTTGTCCAGCACATCTGGGTGCGAATCCAGAAAAGAACGGCGTTTCACCTTTTGCTCGTCGGACCATTTTCCGCCGCCTCCGTCAGACGTACAGACCTGATTCACACAGCCCGGTTTGCGGAAGTTCTCGTCCAACCACTGCTGTTCCACCGCCCGAAGGTCCAGCCCCTCAGTCCAAGGAACAGTCACAGTAGGCTCGAACCGGCCATGGATGTTGAACACCGCCTGCATCCGGCTGTTGTCGTGGGTGCCAGCCCTCAGGTCACGAAGGTGGGTTTTCCACCGGAGAGGGCAGTTGGTGGATCGCCCACCATAGTAGTGGGTGTCTGACAGACGGATGATGTAGAGACCCCCAAGTGGGGTAGGGTGGGCAGGCATCTTGACCTCTTGTCCAGGTTGAGTGCTTAGGGCTCGTAGGGTGCTTCAACACCCTATGAGCCCGTCTTGATTTCAGATCGTGACGCCCGGGGATGAGCCACCCGAGGTGAGGCTGTCACCCGTGCTGTAGCGCGAAGCAGCACCGTACCGGATTGATCCGAGTTGTCCAGCACTTGGATCGTTACCTCCAGGCAGGAACTCGCCGTAGGTGCTGGCGAAGTCGTGAACGTCGGACACCATGCACTCGCCGGTCTCCATGATCTGGCCCGAATCCTTGGAGTAACCCGAGACACCCCAGGAGGTCAGCCAGCAAGCCTCGTACATGGTGATGATGGCACTGTGACCCAGTGTCCCTGTGCCTGGGTATGGGCCCGTGGTGGGCTGTCCCGTGGCGAGGTTCGGGTAGCGGACGGGACGGACGCCCTGTCCGAAGCCCGTGCTCGCCGCACCTGTCGGTGCGCTGGTGCCCTTGTTGGCGACACCCAGGTCCATGTCCGCGAGGGACGAGAACACCAGCTGCATCTCGATGTCGAACGGCCAGCGGTGGTGCGCGAGGGAACGCACCGGGCCATCCACACCACCCGCGTAGCCCAAGGCTTGGCAGAGGTTCGAGAGGTACAGAAGTGCACGCTCGATGCTCGCCGTGGTCGCCCCGGTGATGCTGGGCACGAGCTCCGCGATCATGTCGCCGTAGCCAATGCCTCGGATCTCTTCCACCGTGCGGCTGCTGGTCGGGTTGAACGAGCTCACCACACCCATCTGGTAGAGGGCCGGGGTCGTCGCACCAAAGACCGGCGCGAGAATACGGACCTTCTGAGACACCGCGGTGCGGGTGTTCGGAGTGGTTCCGTAGTCGTACAAGTAGCTGGATCCTTGCGAACCGTTGGCGGGGCTGCGGTCTTGGTTGGGCATGGTCTACTTCTCCGGGCCGATAGGGTTGCTACCGCCGCACCCGCAAGGACGCGGTGCTGTTGTCCATGCCTGGAGTATAGGAGGGGAACCGGGGGTGGGTCAGACAGGGAGACCAAGGGCACGAAGACGTTCACGGAGGTACGTCTCGTCCCCCCAGGGCTCATGGTCGTGGACCTCCAGGTAGCGGTGGGTCCCTACTGCTACCTGACGACGTTTCTCATCATCTCGCCACTGGGCGTCGATGAAGTCTTCCTCCGTGTGGTGGAACCTGTTGGGGTACACCCTGTGCTGGTAACCCTGGAACTCCACCAAGAGGTTGTGTGACTCCCAGTACCCGTCGAACTTGAACCGCCTGCCTGACCGCGGGTTCACGAACATGTCTGACGACCACTCCCGGTGAGGTTCACACCCGAGAATCCTAGACAGAATGCCTAAGAACCTGTCCTGGGACACGAGGCAGTTGTGGTACGCGAGCCCGTGACGGATGCACTCTCGGCGGATCACCTCACGGCACCTCCCCAAACCTGACATCGCCTTGCCGACTGAGATTTTCCCGTTCATGAGACGAAAACCACCAAGCACTGACATGCTCAACAGCACCGTACGCCCCACTGCCTTCTGAGACGTGGACATCATCGCACGGGAGCGTGCTGAGTGCCGGAACCCAGATGCCAGTTTCCCCTGTGAGACCCTGAGCTTGAATGCAAACGACCGGGGCACCCCACGGGTCGCCATTTTGTCCCTCACAGGGCTACACAGAGCAACCAACTCTGCCCCGGGGTAGGCATTGCGGTAAGTGCCCAGAAGGTGTGGGTGGTCCTTGGTGATGTGGGACGTGAGGTTCTCGGCCCGGTGGCCACACACCCGGCACGTCACGAAGTCTTGGGGCTCCGACTTCCCCTCCCACTCCCGTTCGCGGCACACAGGGCATCGAAGGTCGTGGACTGCCCCAAGGTACTTTGACCCCTCCCATGTACCTCCACACGTCGGGCACGACACCTGTTTCACCTCACCCTTGGTGATGGGTCGCGCCGAGATGGCTGCCCCACGCTTGGCCTTGAGGGCGTCGCAGCGAATAGGGGTGTGCGTCCCATGCTTCACCCGGTACTGGTCCGCCGTGATGCCGTGCTCACCTTTGAGGTGGCGGGCGAGGGTGACCGTACGATGCCCACACTCCAGACACCGCACATAGTCGGCACCCTCCGTGAGGTGCTCCCACCGGGCGTTCTCCTGTGCGGTCTCGTAGGCGATGTGCAGAGCGTCCCCTGCATCCCGACGATGCCGGAAGTGGTTTGGGAGCCCTTTGGGGGTGTTGAAGGATTGGGTGCAGACGGGACAGGTGAGCGGGTCGGGTGGGTTCATGGTAGTAGAACCTTACCATGAACCCACTCACCCTGTCAACTGGAGCTCTGGGTTACCAGAAACCCCAGTGATTTCACTACTGTGCGCTGACGCGGAGCGAAATCTGCACGTAGAGGAGCGGCCAGACGGGCTGGTAGTACGCCTCCACGATGACCGCCGTCGGGTCCGTCGGGTCCACGTTCACGGTGATGCCGGTGAACGTGGTGATGATCTGTTCTGCGACGGCCTGCTTGAACATCTCCGACAGGCGGCCTTCGATCTGGCCGAGAATCTGCGGGAGGAACTTGGCCCCGATGAACGGGGAGCAGACTGCCCGCACCCTCTTCTGGATCTCGTCCGCGATCTGGATCACGGTCGGGGTCTTGGTGAGGATGTTGGTCACGTCCGAGGTGACGCCGTGGCGGATGCGGATGAACGGGGGCCGGTTCTCCAGCACCGTGATACCGCCCACTGCCAGTTGGTTGGCCGTGACCGCGTCGAGGCGGCGGTTGAGGGCCGTGAACCCGACGATCTGACGCGACTCCCACGGGGTGGCCGGGTCGATGGTGGACGCCGTGGTGGCCGCGGCGACTGCTGCCGCCGGGTACCGACCGTCCACCAAGTAGGTCCGGGTGACGCCCAGTACGTCGGTGAGGGACACGGATGCGATGTCAGGGTACACGAACCGGACCCTGGTGTCTCCCGCCACTGCCGCGATGGCGAGGGCTTGATCGGTGCGGGTGCCCGAACCGAACCCGAAGATCGCCGTGCGCTCCGCCTTGTAGCGAATCGAGCTCTGCACGTCGCAGTGGATCGTCATGTACTTGGCGAGGTTCTCCGTGGCCGGGGTGAGGACCACCAGGACTGCGGGGGACACAAAGCCAGGGAGCGACGGCCCCGAGGACAGGTCGATGGCTGCCGTGTATGCGGCTTCGGACGCCGTGGACAGGCCCGGGGTCTTGGGCACCTGCTGGCACCCGATGACCGACGAACCGTTGAGGAACGCGAAGTACGCGGCGAGGGACAGGGGATTGTCCGGGGACACCGGCCCATACTCGTTCACCACGTCCGAGAGACGGGAGAACAGCTTGGGGGAGAAGTCCGTCTTCAGGTAGTTGTACGAGACGTAGTACACCTCCCCGATGTTGGGCTCCGACCCTCCGCGCTTGAAGGTCTCCACCAGGGCCGTGTCCCCCACCGGGACACCCACGGTGTTGGCCACCACGAGCTCCAGACCGGGGATGGCCAGCGTGGGGATGTTGGCATCCGTCACGAAGTTGGTGGACACCCGGAACGACAGGGTGGACGTTGCACCCGTGGGGTACGACAGCCCGCCCGCACGGGGGAGGACCGTGAAGGTCAGACCCGTCACGTCGTCCACGTAGGTCTGACCCACGAACCCGTCTTGACCGACCCCCGCGTTGAACACCGAGGTGTCCGCGCTGCCCGATCCGCTGGTGGGATCCGACGAGGTGACGAAGAACCCGTTGAGTGCGGGCTCCCCCGAGCTACCATCACCCGAAACCACACCCAGACCCGACCTCGTGCGGAGGGCGTCGTTGGTGGTGGCGTTGGCGAACAAGAAGCTCGACGCAGTCCCGAGGGTCTTGCTCTGGAGAGACAGGTACTCATCGCCCGTGGCTCCGGTCACCGTGGTGGCGAGAGCCTTGGCCGAGAAGTAGCCCGCGGACGAGGTGGACGGGAGGAACATCCACGCCGCGAAGTCCCCCGTGGCGATGTGGCTCGTCAGGGTCGAAGCCAGTTGCTTGGCCGTGATCGGGGTGGCTGCTGCCACGTCACCCGAGGTGAGACCCAGGGTCTCGTTAGCCGAGCCGTCACCCACGATGAACTGGGCCGACTCCGAGAAGTACTCGGTGCCCGTCGCGTAGAACCGGATGGATGCGCCCTCCTGGGCAGCGACCACACCCGAGGGGAGCGCCGCGTTGATGACCCCAAGGACCGACCCGGACACAGATGCAGGGCCGAGGGCCGTGTCCTTGCCCACGTCGGTGGCGGAGAACACCACCGTCACCAGCGACCCGTTCAGGGTGAGCTTGAGGACGTTGTTGGCTGCCTCGGTGCCCGACCCGTCGTAGAACACCACGTTGGGCTGACCGTCCCGTGCGTCTACGTAGCCGGTCGCCTGCCCACCACTCCAGCCCACCGAACCAAGGAGAGTCGGGGAGTAGACCCCACCACCCCAGGAACCCTCACCGAGGAGGCCCGAGGGCAGACCCGCAAGAGCGGCACCGTTGCCACCCTGGGACTGGATTCCCATCTGAGACAGGGCGCTCCACGGGGCTACGCTGCCGCTGCCAGGGAACACCCGGTTGCGGAGGGCGAGGCGGTCGTAGGGCTTGCGTCCCGATGCCGCCGTGACCGTGTACACGCTGGCGATGGGGCCGTTGACCAGCTTGGTCTGGACACCCAGGGTTGCAGCACCCGCGTCGATGCCCGCGATGATCGCGAAGTCCCGCGCCGGGGTGGCATCGTTGATGAACTCCAGGAACCCTGCGTCGTCACCACCCGCGAGGGTGAGACCCGTCCATCCCCACACCGAGGGGCCAGTGATGGATGCCGCCGTGGTGAGGAGGTTGCCCGCCGAGCCCCGGCTCTTGGCGTATGCCCGCAGGGTGTCGCCAGGACCGGCCTCCGCGGTGATCGTCGGGTGGAGTGTGGTCGCAGCCGCGTATGTCACACCCGAGCCTGCACCCAGGGTGATCGCAGCGATGAGGTTGTCGAGGCACGCGCTGGCCGACAGACCGATGAGGACGTCTCCGTCTGCGCCTCCAAGGGGCGACGTGAACGTGTACACCTTGCCGTTGAGGGTGACCGTGTCACCCGCCGTCGGGAGGCCCACCGCGGTGAGGGTGCTCATCGCCAGGGCGAGGGCCATGGTGAACCGGAGCTTGCTGTCTGCCGTGGCGGCACAGGTCACCGAGGCGCCGAGGCCGCCCAGGCCATTGATGGTGGCAAGCTGGGTGTTGATCTCGGTGGCCAAGAGGGCCACGGTCGTGTACGCCGCGGGGGTGAAGGTGAGAACTTGGTTGCCCGAAGCACCCCCGACCGACCCCGTGTAGTGGAGGTTGAGGCGGTCGTACTCGCTCGCCACGACCGTGTAACCACTGGGGAAGCTGCCTGCCCCGGTGAGGTACGGGTCGGTGGCCAGCACCGCGGTGTTGATGGCATCACGGAAAGCCGTGAGGTCCTGAGCCCCACCCGCTGCGGCGGTTGCCGTGATGGACACCCCGTCCACGAGGACCGAGACGGTGTCGTCCACCCCCGCCGTGATGGGGAAGGTGACCTCACCGGAAGCCGCCGTGTAGGGGGCCTCGTCACCCAGCATGGATGCGAATGCACCACCCCGGCTCGAACCCGTGGGGGCCGTGAGGTTGATGCCACCCGCCGCGCCCGTGGTGCCAGCGACGGCGTCGATGGTCACCCGAAGGTTCGAGGACTGGCCCGACACTGTGTTGTACGGGCTCGCGCCCGGAACGGTGAACTTGGCCGGAGTCTCGTCTGTGGACGCAAACTGGACGGTCACCGTCTCCAGGGTGGGGGCCCCGTTCTCCAGCCGGGCATCGGAGACGAACTCCGAACCACTCGGGAACATCACCTCGATGGTGTTCAGGGCTGCTCCCTTGCCCAGGAAGGTCACGCCATAGACCGGGAGGTTCAACCCGTCCGTGATCGTGTACGTACCCGCACCCGAGGTGCCTGATGCCGCACAGGTGAGGGTGTACCCACGGGACGACCCGATGAACGCTTGGTCCGTCAGGGTGTTGTAGTAGAAGGTCGCGTACACCGTCGCGCCCACGGGCACATCCCCAGCCAGGGTGATCGTGCTGGTGGCGCTGTCCACCTTGGTCACCGTGACGGGGCCGCGCTGGTAGGCATCCTGGACGCCGAATCCCCAGTAGGCCACCACAAGGTCGGGCTGGTCCGTCGGGAGGTCCATGCGGCCGTTGGACACAGTGAGGTAGTTGGTCGTGCCCAAGGGGGAGTTCCGACCGTTGCCCGTTGTGGGCTGGAACGGAAGCTGGAACTGAGTCTTGGACTCCGTGGTGATCGTGCCCGAGGTGGTGAGCACCCGGGAACACTCCGCCATGAACGCTTGGTTGTCCACCAAGCTCGCCGTCACCTGGGTGCTACCGAAGGCAGTCGAACCCTCCGTGTGCAGCCCCGTGTTCACGAGCACCGAGGTGCCCCACACGATGGTGTCGTTCTTGAGGATGTAGTCCGCACCCTGGATGAACAGGCCCGCCCCGTTCGATGTCGCCGTGATGCCCGCCCGGGTGATCGCCGTGACGCCCGTGTTGGCAAGGTAGTCGAACGTGTCCTGCCAGGAGTTGAAGTAGTACTGGATCGTCACCACGCTCCCGCGCTTGGGCGCAAACGGGAGAGTGACCGATCCTGTACGACCGTTGACCGCCGTCGGGGTCACCTGGACGGAGTCCACCAGCACCCGCACGTCCAGCGGGTTGGTGGTGGTAACACCACCGCCGCTGCCGTTCACGATGGGGTGGTTGAACACCACGAACGTGGCGTTCCGCGAGGTGGCATCGTTGGCCACGAACCCGATCACATCGTTGGCGGAGCCCGCACCGACCACGATGGACTTGTCTGCCGTGAGGCGCACACAGGTCTGACCGAGGTTGTCCACAAAGGTGCTTGCCACCAGCGACCCGATGCCCGCCGTCCCGTTGATGGTCGCAACCACCACCGCGCCCGTCACCGTCGAGATGGGGAGGGTGACTGTCACCTCGGGGAGGCCGTCCACCGAGAGCATGAACTGGTTGGTGCCCGACGTGAAGGTGAAGTTCTGACCGGTGCGGCCGTTGAGGATCGCAGCCGTTGGCGTCACCTGTGCGGACACAGTGTCCGTCACCAGGGTGTCCGTGCGGTCGAAGTAGTAGGTGACCAGCACGACATCTGTCGCCGTCGGGTACTCCGAGATTTCAACGATGCCCTTGGCACCGTCAATCCCAAGGACCACCACAGGGTCGCCGTTGAGGGTGACAGACACCGCCGAGGTGTCCACCGCGGTCGTCCCCGACCCGTCCCCGTTGACCAGGGGGAAGTTCCTGACCTGGAAACGGTTGAAGGTGCCGTCAAAGGCCCCCAGGGTGACAAGACCCGAGGGGGCGATGTTGGTCACCGCGCGCCCCGTCTCGTCCTCGTTGACGATCTGCTGATCGACGGACGACGAACTCCCACGGACCACCGGGAGGTTGGTCTGGACCAGGATCTCCGACCCCGTCCCGATGTAAAGGGGGACCAGGGGGGGAACCCCGGGCACCGTTGGAGGTGCACCGAAGAAGGTCTGCGTGTACACGCCGGGGGGCGCGTATCCACCTGTGATGTCTCTGGGCATGAGGGACTCCGTGTGATACCCCGTAGCTCACGGGAACACCAAGGGGTGTTCCTTGGTGTGAAAAGCTCACAAGAGGCGGGGCGTCACAACAGGGTCACTGTATAGGTATGGAACCGCGGGAAAACGCCTGAGCCCAAACACGAAGGCCCCTGACCTTCAGGGGTCAGGGGCCTTCGTGTTTGGTGCGCTCAGATCACTGGGGGGTCTTGTTGAAGACCCGCACCACCCGGGTCTCCTCGTGAGAGGTCACGTCGTAGGCGTCCCCCATCCAGGGGATCGAGCTGGGATCTCCATGCTTGCCACCGCCGTGCCAGTACGACCACCCGACCCAAGACCCGTCGGGCAGTTGCTTGGCGACCGCGCGGGAATCGTAGCTATGGCGGTAGGCCACGCCGAGCCCGGTCTCCTCGCCCGAGTTTCTCACCAAGGAGATCGCGTCCCGAAGCTCGTCGCAGAGGTTGCCATCCCGCTCCACGGCGGCGTAGAGCTCGTCCACGTTCGCGCACGGGTACGGAGGGGGGGCGGTCTTGGCGTAGCCCGCGAGGGCGCTGAGCACCAACCACTTGATCTTCTGCGTCGGCGTCACTGGGGGGCGCTCATCAGCATGTTGGGGGACATCCCCGCCGGGAGAAACACCGTCCGGGTGCCGTTCGACCCCAGGACCGCACGGGTGGCCTGGATGCGCTCGTACTGAAGGAACTCCGGGGTGAGGGAGGCCGACAAGGCACGGTTGGCGTTCGCCTGGGCCGTCGTACGGATCGTGAGCATCTCGGCGTCGGCGCGGGTACGGGCGATGAGGGCGGCGGCTTCGCCGTTGGCGACAGTGAGGGCACGCGCGGCTTCCTGCTGGGCCGTGAGGTTCGCCTGGGTGCTCGCCGCCGTCATCTGCCGCTGGCGCTGGACGTTGGCGATGGCCTCGTCGATACTCTGGGGAAGATCAATGTTGCGGATGAGGATGTTGTCCACGACCACAGCATCCGCGTTCACCCGACGGCCCTGGAGGGTTGAAGCCAGCGTGCCCCGGACCAGGGTGGTCATGCGAGCCTGAAGCTCCGCACGGCGGTCGATGAGGTCCACGGCGGTGAACTCGCTGGCAGCGTCGCGGACCGCCGTGCGGACGAGGGGGTGGACGATGTTGTTATCGTACCGCTCCCCGAAGGAACGGAAGACGGAGATGGCCCGATCACCATTGAGGTGGAACATGACCGACACGTCGAGCTTCACGGGAAGCTGATCGCGAGCCAGCACGTTCACGCTGCCATCACCGGCTCCTTCGGTGCCCGCGCCCGCCATGGTGTAGGTCTGGGTCTGGGTGGACAGGGTCTTCACCCCGGAGATAACCGTGCCGTACATGCCCGGAGGAAGGACGCCCCCCTGGATCTGGCCGAAGCGGATCTCGATCCCGACCTGACCGGGCTCCACCGTGGTGCAGGCGATGGTGCTGGCGAGGACTCCCATGAGGAACAGGAACTTGGTACTGAAACGGGACATCGTTGGTCGAACTCCTTGGCGGACTCACCGCCGTAGGTGTATTACGCCCGGCGGGGGTGGTATTTCGTCTATGGGCCCGCGAAGTTCATGAACCCCCTCCGGTCACGCCTCATTCGTCTGGCACACGCCAACCCGGATCTCCGCCCCCATCTCCTTCCTCTACTCAGGACCGCCAGCCTTTCCCTGGTGAAGCAGAACATCGACCTCAAGCTGTACGGAGGGGAGACCAAGACCGTCAGCGCCCTGGTCAGTGGGCCGTGGTCGATCTACAAGAACCTCACGGGGTCTGGGTACGCGGTGACGTTCACCCCCACGGGTCAAGCAGTCACCACCAAGAACCCCACCCTCATGGACGCCAAGGCGTTCCTGGAAGCCCTGCTGGAGAGGGCACCCGACCTCGCTCGTGCCAACGGCATCGACGACGTGATGCGTCACATGGACGTTATCAAAGACCTGCTGAAGAACCCCCCGGCGGTGTCGGGGACGGCCCGAAAGGGTCCGGCAGAGAGGGTCTCCGACACCCGCGAGAAGCTCATCGCACAGATCCAGAGCATGGGCCTCGCCCCGATGGGGAAGCGTTCTGGCAAGGCCGGTGATTTCTTCGCGGCGAGGGGCCTCGATAGCGCCCCGACACGGGCCATCTCCGTGGGCACCCGTGACGTGCTCTTGAACGAGTTTGTCATGTACGACGAGAAGTGGAAGATGTTCAAGGCCGAGCTCATCTCCAAGGTGACCCCGGAGCTTCTCGCCAAGTGGGTGGCCTGGGTAGCCGCAGGCCCCTCCCGAGGCGCTGTTCGCAAGAGCGACCGCTGAACCCCACCTACATACACATGCCTGGGCGTAACCCAAGCATGGCCCCCACCGACCCAGACACCAAGCTCCCCACCACCCCCCGCCCCAAGGTCGGGGATGAGGTGTACGTGGGCACGTCTCTGTACATGTCCCACGGCGCGGACGACTTCCAGGGAGGTCTCTGCAAGATCTCCAAGGTGGAGGTGGGCATCAGCGCCGGGAAGCCCGAGTGGTTCGTCTCCGTCGAGGAGCGCCCCGGCCACGGCTACAACTACTCCATCCTCATGGAGTCGCAGGACAAGTGGCGGGAGCAGTTCGGGACGAGCCGGGGCTACCCCGACCCGGACAACAGCCCCGAGTCCAACCGCTGGGACTAGCCCGGCTTCTTCCCGGTGATCGCCCGTCCGTGATCCACCATCTTGAAGTGGAACGCACGGGACCGCTCACTGGCAGCACGCTGTTCGGGGCTCATCACCCCGTAGGTGCCGTCCGGTCTCCTGGTCAGATCCCACCCCGTCACCCCGTTCGCCCGAACCACATCGAGCTTGTCTCGCTGGCGACTTCGGATGCCATTCCAGTTCTTCTTGGCGGACTCCCCCACAGCACGGTCAAACCCGTAGTCGATGGCCGAGATCCCGACGGACTCCGTGCGGGTGTCCACGTTCCCGCCTGACACGGTGACGTTCACGCCATGGGGGAGTACCCGAGGGGCCACCTCTCCACAGTCACACTTGGTGGAGGTGGTGTCCACAGCCCGTTGGGCGGTGAAGTTCAGACCGCACTTCTCACACTGGAATCGGTACGTGGGCATGTTAGCTCACAGTCTCGTAGCTGGCGAACTTGGCCCCGAAGAACGGGTCACGGTAGGCCGCAAGGGTGAGACCCTGGGGGAGGCCTGTCACTGTCTCCGAGACGGTCAGGATTCTCGGGAGGATGGGCACGAAGGCGAACCAATCGGTCTGGACGGTCATGGAGATGGTGGAGTTGTAGAAGTAGTCGTCGCCGTTCTCGTCGTACACCTCCTCGCTCTCCCCACCCATGCTCACCTCGGTGATGTCCAGTCCTTGGTCCACAAGGTTGCCACGGAGAGTGGCCCAGAGGAACATCGCTGTCTGGTCCGCGATCTCCATCTGTGAGTTCACATCGCGCGCCACCACGTCGATGTCGATGCTCAAGTCCCACCGGCCGCCGTACTCCAGGTAGGCATCCTCACGGGTAGGTGTGACCACCACCGCGAAGCGGTCGCCCTTTTGTGCCCGGCGACCAAAGGCTAGCACACACCCCGGAATGGCCTTGTTGTAGCCCGTGTAGGGCTTAGCTTCCCATGGGCCAGTGCTGGTCCCGGTGTAGCGGTAGTACGCCACCACGGATACTCCAGTGGGCAGTGCCTCCCGAAAGTACACCGTCACCCCATCCTCACCGATGGTGTAGCTCGCCGGAGAGACAAGGCCCCCACCAGGAAGCTCCACAAGACGGAGACTGTCCGGGTAGGGGACCTGCTGGAGCACCCCCTCCGCCCGATTGACCATTGTGAGAGCCTCCCCCCGAACGTCCAAGAGGGGGTCCACGTAGAACTGGTCGTCCTCGGTCATCTCGCAGTAGTACACCCCGGCCTCTGTCGGGAACCTCCCGCCGTTGGCCTGGATGGCCAGTGAGTCCTCACGCACCCACTCCACCGACGTGCCCTGATAGCCCGGGATCTTGGCGAGGGTGACGAAGCTCTGCACCGTCCCCACGAAGTTGTCCGCGGACAACTGCACCCGATTGGCACTCCCAGTCTTGAGGATGATGCCGTACTGGGGCCGTTGGGAGAAACTGTACTTCCCCTGCACGTTGTCGATGAGATCCTGGTACTTGGGGTGTGACGCCCAGTATCCACGGAGCTCATGGATGAGTCGATTTTTGACGGCAGATGTGAGGTAGAAGTACAAGGCACACCGTCCTTCATGGATCAGGGGCGAAAGGAGAGATAGGGACGGTGCCGCCCTGTCACTCCGTCGGGGAGTCTTTGCGGGGCGTCAGAGAGTCTCCAACGGTGTCCGGGGCTGTCCTGCCTACCCAGATGACCGGGTAGACCTTTCGGGGGTTCGAGTAGCCGGGACTCACCCACGAGAGTCCCCAGAGGGTCGACAGGGCCTCGACCTCGCGGGCACGGAGGAACCCAGCGAGGTTCCGGCACGGGCTCTCCAGGAACCGCTTGACCTGGAAATAGGTCGTGTGCTGGTTCCGCTTCTGGGAGGCCCACTTGGCGGTGCTCTCGACGATGAGACCGCTGAACACCACCACGGGTGCGACGCGGTCCTCGATGCGCCGGTACCACTGCATCGCCTTGTCTCGTGCGATCTTCTTGATGTTTTCAGGCTTGAAATCTGAGCTCACAGGTAGTCCTTCCACGACTGGGGAATCACAGTCCCATCTTCTGCATCTGTCACCAGAATCTTCGCAGACTTTCCATGGGGCTTCTTGGGGGGGCTGGCCTTGGATACTTCACACCCCACACCGATGAGCGTGCCGCCACCCGGACGAGGTCGGTCCACCACCGTCGGGGCACGCTCCCGACCGGAGATGTCTCGGAGTTCCTTCTTGGGGGTGGGGGTGTCCAACATGTTCGCGAGGATGACACTGGGGGTGTTGTCATCCTCCGTGGTGGGGGCCCCAAGCTCCCACTCATCCACGTCGGCCTCAGTGGCCTCCGGGACGGACCCAAAACGGATCTCCTGCCTGTCTTTCAGGTCGGCCTTGACTTTCGCCGTCATCGGTCACTCCTCCTGCATCGCTTGGATGAGCAGGCCGTTGGCGACGGCGTTGAGGGGGTCCGTGGCGGCGCGGATCTCACTCACCTCGATGGGGAACTTCTTGCGCTTCTTCTCGAACACCGCCTTGAACAGGTCGAGGAACCCGCCCGCCTTGGACGTACCTCCCGACACGATGATCGGGATCGGACGGGGGAGGGAGAACTTCCCCTGGATCGCCATGAACTGCATGGCGATCTGGTCAATCGCGTACTCGATGAGGTTGCGGTAGTAGAAGGTGATGGCCTCCTGGTCCCGACCCACCGGGGCGTTCAGGTCCACGCCCTTCTCCTTGATGGCGCACATGCGGGACGCCGTGCTCCCGATGGACTTGGCCGCGCCGTTGTCGATCCAGTCACCCCCACGGCTCACCGAGAAGGACAGACCCTCGATGGTCCCCTGTGCAAGCGCCACGTTGGTCATCCCCGCCCCGAAGCTCAGACCGATGCCCGAGAAGTTCTCCTTGGCGGTCTCGGCGTAGATGATGGCCATCGCCTCGTTGCCCGCTGTCGGGGTGTACCCGCACTCCCGAACGATCTTCTCCAGCACCCCGCGGTGGTAGATCACGTCCTGGCCCGGACGGTCCACGGGGGACGCAGGCACCGAGAAGTAACAGTGCTCCCCAGGAGTCTGGGGGTCTCCAAGGACGTTCTTGATGAGGAGCGCGAGGATCTCCATGGCGTCGATGTCCGAGGAGCTCACCAACCCCGCAGACAATGGCCGTCGCGCCTCCCGGCCGAAGATATTGGCCGTGTCCATCGCTGCATCCCCGAGGATGAGGAGCTCGTCTGTCCGCTCCACGTAGGAGACGTTGGCCAGCTTGAGCATCTTCTTGGCGTCCAGGGGGAGCTCCAGGAAGGCGTCACGCACCCGGCGAGTCTCGACCCCAGTGCCCGTCTTGCGGGCCGAGACCACGTTGCCCGTGCCCACGTCCAACCCCACCCCGAGTTGTTCCTGCTTGATTTTCTCTGCCATCACTGAACTCCCATTGCTTCCTTGATTGTCCGTCTGCACACAGTCGGTTGCACCCACACTGGGCTTCGGTCGGAACCCCTTACCATACACAGCCGGGTGGCTTGTGGTCAGGGGTCGGGTCCGGGGCACCTTGTTACCGCCCACGCTTCTTCCGTGCAGCCTTGAGAGCTTCCGCTGTGCCCGTGAGTTGGGGACTGGTGGACGTCTCCGACGCCACCTTGAGGTCTGATGCCGTGGCCCCACCTGTGAGATTCGAGGGGATGAACATCTCCTCGACTGCCACCACCGCCGGGGGGAATCCCTGGACCTGTTGGGTTGGCCTCATTGATTCGAGGGCCGACTCGGTGCGGCCAACCTGTGGCAGGGTCCGAACGTATTCCTTGAGCTCTGCCAGGATGTCCACCACAACAGGGGGCGCTACAGGGGGCGCTACAGGACGCTGTTGCTGGAGACGGGTGATGTCCACACGCATCCCCTGGACCTCCTGTGTGAGGCGCTCGATGGCCACTGCAAGGGCATCGGGGCCCCCTGGGGCGGGGCTGTGCCGAGGGGCGCGAGAGTGGGTGGTGTCCGAGGAGGTGAACTCCTGGGCCCGCACGGTCGCTGCCGACCGAATGGTCTGAATGGCCACCGTCCCGTCCTGCTTGGCCGCGGAGAGGTCCCGAGACCTCATAGCCTGTGTCATGGGGACGTTCACCCGATGGCCCCGGGTGAGGTGCACCCCAATGTCGTGAAGGTGAACAGTATCCGTGAGGCAGATGATGGTCACCTCACCGTTGGCGGTTAGCGTCATTTGGTGTCCAGGGCCTTCTCTACTACCTCACCAAGGATCTCCCCCAGGGCCCGTTCATACGCACGGTTGATGAACGTGTGCTTCGCGATCTTGGGGTGGACCCACGCCTTGCCAATGGTCAGCGGCGTGCGTCTCAGGGCAACTGTACCGTCCTTCTGCACCAACGGCACTACGTCCACCCCCCTCTCCTGGGTGAGCCATGCCATTTTGTACTTCCCTCGGGTGCCCTCAGTAATGATCTCCAGCCACTCCCAAGTGGAGTAGATCACCACCATCCCGTTGGCCTCAACCGCGTAGGAGAAGCTGTTGTAGAACTCCTTGGTGCGGGGAATGAAGGTGCTCTTCAGGGCGTCCTTCTTAGCCTCCTCCTTGATATACTTGACCCACTTCTTCCCGAACGCCTCCAGGGTTGGTTTATCGTTCTTCATCACTCCCCATCACTCGGACGATAGCGTCGGACACCGCGCGAACTTCCAAGGGCAGACCGAGGGAGTCGTCCAGTAGGTCAAAGAAGGCGTCGATGTCCGTGTCGTCCAAGAAATAGACTGCGCTCGGTGGGCCTCGACCTTGGCTTTCCCCCGAAGACGATGCTGACGATGGTAGGAGGTGCGGCATCTCACACCCGAGGGTGTGGGATAGGCGAGCTACTGGTCGGAGGGGGGGAGGGGCCTGCCGGTCTTGGGGTCGATCATCACCACCGTGCCGTCCGAGGTGAGATGCCACGCAGCACCCTGGGGAATGCCCAGTCGAGCTCCGAAGGCGTCGATGGTCTCATGCGCCTTCTTCTCCACATCCGCCAGTTGGGACAGGAGCTTGGCCTTGTGGACCTCTGCCTGACCGATGGCGTGGACGATGTCCTGCGCCTGACGATGCAGGCCGTGGACCTGCTTGGCCTCTTCCTCAGTCAACTTCTTCACTTCACCGACGGGTGCTTCCATGGTCTCTCTCCTACAGACCCGACCCACCTACAGGTGGGCTTGCCGGTCTCCGAACACCTGCCGAAAGGGCGGGGTTCGTCCGGGTGGGTTCATGTGGGGTCACAATACCCGGACTGCGGGTCGTGCGACGTGGTCGGGCCGCCTCGTTTTGTTGCTGCACACGAAGGGCCTCGGACAGCCGACGTGTCTCCTCCATGAGGGAGGTGACTTCCTGTGCTTGAGTCTGCGTCTGCTGTTGAAGGTTCTCGACCCTTGCTGTGTACCCCTCTGGCAGCGGTGAAAGCGGTGTCACGTTCGCTCTCCTGGGAACAGGCACCGAAGCGACGGACAGCAAAACCACAAAGCCCACGACGAGTTCGATGGGCCGGAGGAGAGGGTGAGTCATTGGCGGGACCCTGAGGGGCGGTCGGAAATCTGACCGCGGATGATGTCCAGAACTGTGCGGAGCTCGCGGATATGCCCGTTGGTTTCCTGCACGGTCAGAGAAATCTGGTTGATGCGAGTGTCCACAGAAGCCAGTTGGGTCCGGTTCCGCTGTGTCTCCTGCTGGATCTGTGCGACCCTCTCACGAGTAACGGATGCCTCGGTGTACATGGACACACCGAGACCAAGAAGTGGAAGGATCAACAGGGAAAGCAGCTTCATCCCCAAATCCAACCAGTGCATCAAAGGGTCGGGTGTTGCCATAGTCCTCCTTCGGCCTTAGGCCATAGCCCCATCACCGAGACCGAGACCGAGACCGTTTCATCTTTGCCATGAACGGACAAGTGGCTCCGTGGACCCTCGCGGCGAGCACCGCTGCGGGATATGACCTCTCCCATGAGAACCAGTCACATGAGGGGTGGTCCCCCGCATGGCGAGCGAGCCATCGACACTTGAGGGCTCGGATTTCAGGGGCCAGGAGTTCAAGAACGTGCTCCCGGACCACAAAGTTCTCGGGGATTCTGTGGTCTTCCAAGGGGGTTGTGAGCTTCTTCATGATCTCCCCCTGCGAGAACGATAGACCAGGAACCCCAAATGAGGACCGGGCCGGTCGGACAACTCCGACCGGCCCGGCGAGGGGTGTGTGGGTCAAGCGATGGTGGAGGCGGTGCTGAAGAGCTCCGCCTTCACAAACACGCTGAGGACCGTGCCGTCGGGGAGGACGAAGAACGACCCCTCCTCCTTCTCGGCCTTGGAGAGCTTCGCCTCAGGGTAGGCCGCCGCGAAGTCCTCGGCGTTGTACGCCTTGGCCGCGAGGGTGTCAGGGACCAGCCCGGTCGCACCGACGTAGAAGGCCAGCGGGCGGATCACGTTGTAGGCGCGCTCGATGGCGAGGTCCACGAACCGAATGGCGTCCTTGACACTCGCCTTGGCGTTCTCGCCCTTGAGGCTCGCGATCCAGAGGTCCGGGTCCACGCACCCAACCAGCGTCAGGAGCGCCTTGAGCTCCGTGCCCGTCCCGAGGCCCAGGATGCCCTCGTAGATGGGGTAGGAGACCTCGTCCACCGCGTCGAGGGTGGTGCGGGCAGTGAGCTTCTTCACGCCCCACACGGTGTCGGGGAGGGTGATCATGTCGAGCGTGGGCTTCTCCACGTCCTTGCCGAGAAGGGAGAGGGTGAACCGGCGCTGGAGGTACTCGTTGCCCGACCGGAGCTTGTCCGCCCCCGTGATGGCCGCGGTGCCGACGTTGACCTTGAACGAGAGCTTCGTGTCCACTTCGCCCGTGGCGAGGGCATCCTCCAGCTTGGCGTAGCTGGTGGTCGTCGGCGGGCTGAAGTTCAGCGCCGGGGTGAGGTAGTGGGCCTTGAGCTCGGCCACCTGTTCGGTGGTGAACCCCGAGGCGTCACCCTTCACCATGCCGTTGAGGATCTTGCTCAGCACCGTGAGGCGCGTGAGGTTCTGGACCGTGGTGATGTCCACGCCGCCGACGTTCAGGTCGTAGTCCACCAGCGGGAGGCCCGAGAGGATGATGTTGAAGGGCTCACCAGCCTTGGCGTCGGCGCGCACGTTGGGCTGCGAGACGTTGAGGCCCATCGCACGGAGGCCGTCGATCACCTTCTGGTCCGCCGTGCGGAGGGTGAGGCTGGCGACGTTGAGCGACCCGTCGCCCACGATGGTGTAGTTGTTGAAGCTGCGGAGGTTGTCGAGGGACACGCCCGCGACGCTGGCGATGCGGGTGGTAGACCCCTTGGCGAACAGGTCGAGGGGCTGCGAGAGCAGCATGTTGGCCGTCGCGGTGTTGCGGTTGAGCTCGAAGCCGTTGACCTTGACCCAGCCGTCGCCCTCGCGGCTCTTGGAGAAGACCGTGGGCTCCTCGACCGATCCGTCCGCGAGGCGGGTGCCGGGGATGCGCTTGACACCCCGGCGACGGTAGCCCGAGGCGAGGGCCGGGAGGTTCACCGAGAGGTTCTCGGTGTGCGCGTTGAGGTACGTGAGCACCTCCAGGACCGACGGACCCGTGGTGCCGAGGCCGTAGTTGGTCGTGGGCGTGAACACCTTGCGGTCGAACAGGTACTCCTCGGTCGCCGCCGCGAAGGCCGCGATGTCCGAGGCCACAAGCGCCTTGGCGTGCCCGCCGATGAGGTCGTGGCAGCGCGTCTGGACGAGGGCGTACTTGGCCGCGTTCAGGCGGCCCTCAGCGATCTGGGTGCGAGCGTAGGCCAGCACCGGCTCGGTCGGGGCGTCCTCACCGTTCACCGGGGCATGGAGCGCCGTGTACTCGGCCTCCGTGATCTCGTACAGGCGGTACGCGGTCTTGTCGTCCGTCGCCGCGAGGCCCTGAACGAGAAGGTTGTCCGAGCTCCCGAGCACCTTGCGGGCGCTGGTGGAGACGAACAAGGCGTAGCTGGCCTTGCCGCGGGGGATCTCCAGGGCCGGGGCCACAGAGCCCGCGAGGAGCTTCGTGGTGTTGTACACGGCCTCGTACACCTGAGCGATGCCGCGGGCCTGGATGCACACGCCCGAGAGGGCGTTGGAGATGGAGCTCAGGAGGTTGTAGTCGCACCAGTCGCCGTAGCCGATGCAGTTCACAAACACACCGGGGTGCTTCTTGAGCTTCTCGACCGTGGCCTTGATGGCCGTGGACTCCGCCATCGGGCTGCGGTCGTTGGCGTACCCGTCGGTGTGCAGCGTGATGCACGTCACGTCGGCGTCGTCGATCAGCGACTCGGCCAGCGCCAATCCCTGCGAGATGCACGTCATCGACGTGGCGCGGATCGAGCGGATCTCGCGAAGCTGCGGGGAGTCGGTCGCCATCACGTCGGCCACGGTGACGCCCTTGAAGTGGAGCTTCACGTCGCCCTGGCTGGAGTAGGTGATGAGCGAGATGCGGAGGGACGGGTCGCGGAACTCGGTGAGGGTGAGGAGCTTCTCGATGGTGCTCTTCACGTCCCCGATGGTGCCGTACATACTTCCGCTCCTGTCCACGCACAAAATATGATGGCTGGGCTTGCGCCCCTCCACCACCGTTTGGGTGGTCTGGTCCTCCCGCTCACAGCGGAAAAACTTGGTGGGTACGCCCTTGAAATTGCGAATGGGAAACTTGGTGATCTGGGTCATTGGTGTGACTTCTCCTGCTTTTATTACGCCCAAGGAGGCACGGATCAGCCCTTGGAGTTCAACCCACCACGAACCAGTTCCAAGAACTCGATGAACTCCTTGGTGCCGGTGGTGTTACGCCCCATGTTCGCGGCATTTTACGGGGTGCCATGTCTCCTCTACGCCCCAAGATAGGACGATCACCCGAGGTTGCTGTCCAGACCCACACCGCAGTCGGTCAGGCACACCGCGAGGGCGTTGCGACCCTCCACCGTGGAGAACTTCTTGGTGAACTTGGATCCCTTCACCGCGAGAAGCCCCACCCACCACTCCACACCCGTCTCCACACACCGAAACCCCAGACGACGGGTCATCGCGTCATCCACAGAGATGATGGTGACCTGGGAGTCCTGGTCCGAGACGTAGTCGATGATGTCGTCAAACATCTGGCCCACGCTCAACCATGTCGCAGGGCGGGCGCCCGTAGACTCCTGGAGGTGAGAGACCCACGGACCATAGACGCCACCCCACACCTCGAACGTGCGGGTGACATCTCCCTTGACACAAGTGATCTTCGCCGGGTCGCCCTCACGCCCCTGGCCCTCCTCCACCTTGGTGACGGTAAACCCCACCAGCAACGGGGCCAGAACTTCGTGGAACGACTTCATGCCTGACCCTACCAGTGCTTGATGGTTGTCCTATCCTCCGCGGAGCATGTCATGGACATGAAAGGCATGGCGGCACGGATCGCGGCACGGATCATCGCTGCCACAGACCTGTGCGTGGTCTGTGGCAAGCCCGGCGAGGTGATCCGTTACACAGCGAGGGGGGTGGACATGACACCGCTGTCAGGGCGGGTGTTTGTCAAAGGGACGGTGCTCTGCGAGCCGCACCTGGAGATGCTGGCAGGGGTCTGACTGGCTACTTGGTCGAGGGAGTGGCCGAGATGTCCGTGCTCTTGGGGTCCGAACCACCGATGACGGCGTCGGGGTTCTCCACGAACTTGACGGAGCCCTTCGCACCGCGGGTCCGGGCGTGCTCGCGGATACCCTTGGTCCCCGCGCTCATCACCTCGTAGGCGGCACGGGTGCCGACCTTGCTGGCCGCGTAGTTGAGCGAGGAATCCAGCGAGACGCCGAGGGATGCCCCCACTGCCTTCGCGTCGATGTTCGCGCCCATGAACACGAACGACCACTTGTACACGTCGGTCTGGGTCTTGACCATCGCCTGGACCCGCTGGCGACCCTCCTCACCCCCGAACTCGGTGGATGCGTTCTCCTCACCGTCGGTCATCACCAGGACGATCACCGTTCCGGGGCGCTCGTCCTCGGGGATCGCCGCGAGGGACTTGCCCGTGTCGATGATGGCCTTGCCGAGGGCGTCGTAGAGCGCCGTCATGCCACGCGCGAAGTAGACCTTCTCGGTCAACTCGGGGATGTCCTTGATGTTCGCGGCGTTGTACGGCACCTCGTATGCGCCGTCGAACAGGACCAGGGTGAGGGTGGCCTCGCCCGGAGCGGCCTTCTGGTCTTCGAGGAACTTGTTGAAGCCCCCGATGGTGTCCGAGGCAAGGTTCCGCATGGAGCCCGAGCGGTCGAGAACGGCGGTGATGTGGGTGCGATTGATGTCTACCATGGGATCATGTCCTTGGTGAGAAGGCGAGGCGGTGAGAATGGAGTTACGCCCGGATCGTGCCGGGCGCCCTTCCCAATGATACAGGAGTCGCCCGGCGCTCAAAGTCACGGGGCGAGACTGTCCAGCCAAGCTCTCACTTCAGGGTCGGTGCTCGTGGGGTGAAGAACATGGGGGGTCACAAGCTCTGCGAACCACTCCCGCTCGTTGGTCTTGGCGTACTCAGTAGGCACCCAGGGGGAAATCCCGCCCTCAAGGTGTGACACACCATGAGCGTCTGTCACCAATCCGCCAGGGTTGAGCAACTGCTCCAAGTAGGAAGTCGGGAGCACCTCGCGGAGGGCGTTCATGCGATGCTTCTTGTCGAACTCCGAGGGGTTTTGGAGCTCAACCGTGGACTTAGTCTTCGTGACAGACACCAACTTGTAGATCCGGGTGTATGGGATGTCTTTGGTGTAGGGGTTGTCCCACCCGATCTTCTCGTAGGTCATGCCCTTCACCACACCAGACTTCCTCGGTGCGAGGGACGCCAGTGCCCACTGGTACTTGGCCTTCACCTTGGGATTGGACACCCCGCCTGGGACTTTGTTGTAGTGATACCAGTGGGCCATCTCGTGGATCAACACCGTGCTCTTGGGGTTCCTGATGTGATGTGTGGTCATGAGCACGTAGTTCCCGGACACGTCGTAGAGCGACTCCACCCTCCCACCAAGGGCCACAGCGATGGGGCCTGACCCCAGGGAGAGGCCTGCATTCTTGTACAGGGCCCACACCGTCCCCAGAGTGTCCTGGAGACTGCTCTGGAGACCCGAGAGCCCGGGTGGGATGTACATGCGGAACGGGCCCGAAACCGTCATCACACCCTTGGGCTGTGACGCCTCCCTGATGAGCGGGAGGAGGACGGGTCGGAGTTCTGGATTGGCGTGGGCCAACCTGATGGTGCGAGAGCGAAGGGAGTTCACTTGAGGGCCTTCTCAAACTCAGGGACCAGCCCCGCAGGCAGCTTCCCGAGAACGTAGAACGAGAAACACTCTGCGAAGAACTCTTCATCGTTCTTCATGGAGTACGCAGAGGGGAACAGCTTCCCCACCACAGCCTTGCGCTTGAGGATGCCTTCCACGTCATGGACCTTGACCATGACCCCATCCCCGAGCTCGTAGTACAGCGGAGTCACCTTGGTAATGACCCGTGGGGCGAGCTCCCCCTTGAGGTTCAACGGGAGGATGTCCCCAGCCTTGAGAACGGGGACGGGCACCCGCCGGACATCCGACGCGAGATTGTAGAACAAGCCGGAGATGTTCCTCTTCATGCCCGCACTGGCGAACTTGAACCAGTACCGATGCCCCAGTTCATGGATGAGGCTCGCGAGATCGTCAATGCCTTTCTTGGCGAGGTTCCTGAGGTACACTTGATCCTCTTGGACGGAGTACCACGCAACCGTGCGGGACTGTCGAAGCTGGCCCACCACGAACACGTCACCGTAGAGAACCTTCTTGAAGTCCATCACCGGGGTGATCGCCTTCACGGCAGCTTTCACCAGGGTCTGAATCTCTTTGAGTTGCTTCTCTTTGGCCCCGATGGTGTTGTGGACCTTGAACGGCCCCACTGTGGTGAGCCCCAGACCCCCAGAAGGTTCAGCCGAACGCTCCTTCCAACGGATTGTCTCTCGCAGGAACTCCAGCTTGGGGAGATTGGTCTCGTACCACCGGATGATGTCCGAGGGGATACGAACCAGCCCCATCAACCGCGCCGCCAACTCCAGGGCCTTGGCTTTCCCATCGGGAATGGTCCTGGTCTCGACCGCCCATGCGGCGAGTACCCTCCCCGTGCTCACCACCGGGGCGAAGTAGTGCTTGAGGATGAGGGAGTTGGGTCGGGCCCTCGATTTCTCTTGCGCGACGTTCAGACCCAACTCAGCCAGGGCCTTGTTGTAGGACGCGAAAAGCCTATCAAGGTCTCCCCACTCCCGAGAAAGCAGGTACCTGGAAGCAACCCGAGACGCAGAGAGTGCCATGCCCCACGGAGGGCATAGACAAAACACCCAAGCTCAGATGCCTGGGTTTCACCGCCCCCAAATAGGCGAAGCCCCAGCTTGTATCCTAAGCCAGGGCCTCTATTCGTAGTTCAGGTTGGTAAGACCTGATGTCTCGGAGCTATACCTTGCCTCACCGGCATTTGAATCCACCCCCTCAGTCTTAGGTCTGCGCGCCTTACGATTAGACCACCACCACTCCAAATTCACGCTCACGGGGTCATGCGCTTGGAGTGGCGGGCTGGAGTTGCACCAGCATTCGCAAAGTATCGGGGGATGGCAGTTGATGTGAGGCTTGGGTTCTCCTTGTTGCTTTGTGTGATAATCTGAGGTGTTGATGCTGATGGGATCGGAGAGACTTTGCCTCTGCCATTCGGCTACCCGAACATTCGGCTACCCTCCCGTAGATTGGGAGGGGCAGGAGTCGAACCTGCAAATTTAGGCTTTCCGTCCTTGGTTTTACACAGACACCAGTGCTGTCACATCTGGACCCTACCCGTGAGGTGATCACCTCACGGGAGGAAAATCGTTGTTCAGGCCCCGAACAGGTAGTTCAGGATGACCTCGCCCATCTTCTGCTCCCCGACGGGGACCGCGTTGGCGCCCTCGCGGGCGACCTTGATGGCCGCGGAGAGCTTGCCGATGCGGGCGATGAGGGTCGCCTTGCGCTCAGCCGAGATGGCCCCGCTGAACTTGGTCGTGGACCAGTAGCCCACCACCCGGTCCTCGTGGACGAGCTCCGTCTGGGCCGGGTGCTTGTCCGTGGCCTGGGCCCTGGTGAGCACCACGGGCACCTTCTTGGTGCGAGCCGTCTCGTTGGGCGCCGTCGCCCAGCAGTTCTGGGCGGGGTCGTGGGCCCACGTCTCGCTCGGGTCCAGCGTCGGGAGCCGCTGGATGAAAGCCTTGAGGTCCGTGGTCTGCTTCTCCAGGAAGAGGAGGGCGCAGACGGGCACGTCGGAGAGGATCACCGTGCCGTCGATGACCACGTCGGCCTTCGCCCGGAGGTTGGCGTGCTCCTTACGGAGCATCGTGTCGTAGAGGGTGACGAGGGTCGCCAGCACCGGGGGAATCTCCTGCTCCACGCGAAGCTGGAGGAGGGTGCTCTCCGGGGGGAGGCGCTCCCCGTCGTCCGTGAGGGGGCGGTAGCTGCGGGCGATGCCCGAGAGGAGGCTCCCCTTGTCGATACGGTGGTACAGGTCCGTGAGGGCCTTGGCGGCGTCCGCCTTGATGGTCTTCTCGACGGCAAGCAACTGGTGCAACTTGAGGCTCATGATGACAGTCTCCTTTTACAGGTGGTGGTCGGGGCCTCCCGTCTACGATTGGTCGGGCGGCTCACCGTGCCAGCGGGGGCTCTTACGCACCTTGGGGACCACCAATCTGAAAATCGTACTTGGTGGTGGATTTCATCGACCCTCTTCAGGGTCGGGGTGCTTGGGGTTGAGGTACGAGGATCGAACTCGCGTATCCGGGGCCACGGCCCGGCGCACTAACCACTGTGCTAACCCCAACGTGAATGAAACAGTGCATCGTGATGGAATCGAACCACCGTCCCCCCACTACAGGGGTGCGGGTGTACGGCCCGCCGCCTTGCCATTCGGCCACCGATGCGGAAACAGTGAAGCGTGAAGGAATCGAACCTTCTCCGACCTGTTGGGTCTTCTGGTTTACAGCCAGCGGGCTTCCCACTCGCCCACAACGCTCCGGCACTCTTACACAGACTCAGGACCAGCCGGAAGGTCTCCGTGGAGACCCCCGGCGATCAATACTGATGTCGATGTTGGTGCGAGCGGTTCATGACGGCGAGGGAGAGCTTACTCACTCGGGTTGGGGTGCGCAACCGAAATCGTACTTGGCGTTGGAAATTGCCCCTGAGTCAGTTGAGCCGCGAGAGCATCTCGGGTGCTTGTAGTCGTGAACAGCTTCCGCCATTCCCGCTCTCCCCCCAACCCCTTCGGCCCGTAGATGAGGGTGACGAGGATTTGGAAGTTGACGGGGCCCTACCGTTGGTGTAATACAGATCAGGAGAGAGGATTCATCATGAGCAAGGGCGGTGGAAAGTGCAAGAAGGTGGCTGTGGACGTGACCAACAACCCGTTGGGCAAGTGGGGCGCGGTCCTTCAGTCCCGTAACCTGTCGGTGCAGTTCAAGGCCAAGGGGCCCACCGTCGCAGCCAACAACCCCGAGGAGCTTCGGGTTGCCACTCTTGGGGCAATGCTGGCGAAGCCCGTCACGGGCGAGCCCTCCGAAGGCCAGGGCTCGCCCAACTGACCGGTCAGGCCATCTGGCCGATCAGATCCCCTAGTGTGAGGGGCTTCCCCGACCACCGGAATGTTTGGTCGTCTACCAAGCGAAGCCCCATCGAGAATGACCTCCCCCGGGAGTACAAGTCCTCGTCTTGGGACACATCCACTGCGATGTCCTTGCCCTCGTCGAAAGCCATCACCGCGGTGTGATCCTTGGAGTAGATCCCGATGGTCCCTGACGGGTCCTTGTACACGATGGCGTCCTGGTTGTACTTCTTCATCAGATGCACGGCATCGTCAAAAGACATCCCGGGGACCAGGAGTGATGCCTCAGGGTGTGTCCCAGAGGCGTCTGTCCACGACGACTTCTGCGGGACGAACCTCCGGTACCCCATCCGCTGAATGTCGCCCACCAGGGCTCCGTTGCGCTCCTTGTTGGCGTGCTTGCCAAGTTCTGAGCGGTAGGCCGACACCACGGCAAACTGGTTGCCCGCACGGTTCAGCTTCTCAAAGTCCCGCACGCCGAACGACAAAAGCATGCGAGCCGTGCGCTCCCGTCGTAGGTAGCGGTCAGCCACACGGGTCGACGCCATCTTGAGGGCAAGGCCCGAAAATCTCATGGATGCCATAACTGGCGGCACCCCATAGATAGATTAGGGCACCCCAGGGGCTACCCCGAAATCACTGGAGAGCTTCTCCCACTCGACAGTGAACCCCCTACCAGTCCAGGTCAGGTACCGCTTGGACATCAAGAATAGCACCCTCGCCGCCGTGGCGGCAGGGAGGAGGGTGAATGTGCCCAGCCCCAACCCGTTCATCATGGCTCCGAGGGCGGACCCTGGCAGACTCGCCAGAAGGGACGAGAGAGTCAACTGACCTGTGGCGGCTCCCAGGAGCCCCTTCATGTCCCACTCGAACTCCACCACGTTCAACCAGATCCAGACGTAGATGGCCGTCATCAACACCTTCCTGATCACCGGGAGGTGCTCGGACAACCACTTGTCGAACTGGTCCACGCGGGGCTTCACGCTGGTCTCCAGCCATTTGCCGAACTGCGGGAACCTCGCCATGAGCTTCTCAAGGAGCTTGTTGACCGAGAAGACAGCACTCTCTGGCAGAGTGTACAGCTTCAGGGGCCACGCATCGAAAGCACTGGCCAACACCTTCTTGAGGGCTGCGTAGCCCTCTTTCGCCAGTTCCTTCACCCGACCGGGAATGTCCGCGAGGCTATCGACCCCGACGAACTCCTTGACCTTCTCCCACAGGTTCGGGTACCGCTTCACGGCCTTGGCGAACTCTGCCAGCTTACGGGGCAGTGCCATCAGCCCCGCGGTCCGCATGGGACTCCCGTCATCGGGAATCAACGCACCCTCCGCAGCCGCGACGAGAACACGCTCCGTGAGGTCCACGGATGCTGTACGGGTGCGAAAGGTGACGCGGCAAGCATCCCGTGCGGCGACACGGATGAGATGGCGGGCAGCAACCCGAGAGCAAGACAGGGACATACCCACCCCAACCCATAGAGGGGTTAGGGTGGGCCTGCGGGGTCCGTGGGGCCTCTGTGCGAAGCCCACAGGATCTACTAGGCGCCCCAGGGCTTCGTGGGGACCGGCCCCTGGACGCTGGCCATCACGGCGTCGAGCTTGTCCCGCTTCTTCCTGAGGGACTTCAGCGCCGCGTTGACCATCTTCTGCACCTGAGCCCGAGCCTCGTCCTCCGTCTCGTGCCAGTGGGGCTTGTGCACATAGAACACAAGGTGAAGCGTTGTGTCTTGGGGGACCGCAATCGTCCGGGAGATTTCGCCCCCGCAAAGCCTGACGTTCTCAGCCGTGTACACGCCCGTGGTGAGGGCGTACTTGGTGATCCAGACCTTGGGGAGGGTCGGTTCGGCTTGGGGTTGGGACTTCACGGGTGCAGGCTTGGTGTCGGTCATGGAGGATTTACGCACAAGACAACACACAGGAGGCGTAATACGCACATGAGCGTTTCACTCACTGTTCGCTGGGTGTTCGGGTACCACGACCCGACGGGCGAGGCCTTCGGTCTCGCCCACGACGAGTACGATGATGTCCTTGTCGAGGCTGTCGAGTGCATGGGCGGGGACTCGGGCTCCCTCATCTTCGCCACGGCGTCCGAGGTCCGTCTCCTCAACGACCGGGACGGCTACGAGTTCGACCACCCGGTGTTCACGATCAATGACCTCCCCCCGACGGAGCCCTTCGTCGCCACCCTCAAGGACTTCCTGGAGGAGTACGTCCCCGAGGCGAGTCGTCCCAAGACCCCGCCCAAGTGGATCCTCCACACGGACTGCGGCTGACCGTGGCGACGGCTCGCAGCTACCTGTGGACCATGCTCCTTGGTGTGGCGGCACCCGGGGCCACCCTCGACCAGAGGCTCGCAGCCATCCGTGCTGGGTGGAACAGCGGCGCCCTCACAGGCGGGGATGTCCGTGAGCTCTGCTTCGACACTGCGGTGTACGACGGCATCTCCGAGACCCTCTCGAAGCTCGGTGGACCTTGGAGGGAGGATCTGTACCAGTCCCTCCGACACTGGGCGCTGGCCAGCCCCACGGAGAATCCCGTGCGACTGTTCGGGGGGACCTACGGGTACGAGGTCGAGCCCGACCCGGAGAAGTCCGCCCGGATGCGCCGAGAGGTGGAGGCCGCTCAACGTGCGGAGGGAGACCACTTCATGACCGTAGTCCGCCCCCGCATCGACGCATGGTGGGCTACGGTTCCCAAGTAGCTGCACCTACACCTGGAACGGACGAAGCTCCGTCGTGATGGTGGCAACAAGGGCCTCGTCCACGTCCGGGATGTTCAGGGTCTCTCCCTCTACGAGGGTGGGGAGCTTCGGGTGCTCGTACACCCCCCGCCAGTAGTAGCCCACGGGGATGGACCGCGAGACCCACACGGGCGACTCGTTCTTCCACGTCCCCTGGAACCCACGCCGCAACAGGCTCTCGTCCGTGCAGAAGTCCATGTGATCGCGACCCCGCTTGCGGAGCATCGCGTAGTCCATGGGGTTCATGGTGATGGGGCCGGGCACCACAAGAGCGTGCTCGATCTCGTCCATCTCTGCCCGATCCGCCGGGACCGGGTCTCCCAGGTAGCCGCGACCCTTGGGCACCCACTGCGGTGGGACCAGCTTGGCCCACATCGCCAACTCCGGGTCGGTCGCATCACGAGCCTTGCTCAGGTACCCCCGGTTCTCCACCGTGTCACCGTCCAGGGTGATGTGGAACGTGAGTCCCAACCGTCGGGCGATGCGCTCGCTCTGGATGTCGTTGTGGTTGTAGGGCTCGAACACCTGGGTGATCTTCATGACCGGACCCTACGCCGGGAACGTGCCCTTGATGATCTTGATGATGTCCCTGGGGCTCACCACGGTACACCGGGCCTGGATCTCTGCGATCCGGCGCTTGGGGATGTCGTAGTGGAGGTGGTCCTTGGAGTTGTGGAACCAGTGACGGCCAATCCCTAACCTACGCGCCATGATGTGCAAATGAGGGACAGAATAAGGAGTACAGATCAGGTGCCTCATGGAGTCGCAGTAGTAGGTGAGGGGGGCGGGTGCCGGGTCAGGGGATTCCATGCGCCCTGTTGTACCCGAGCGGGGACATGTCGGGCTTGCCATCGGGCTCACCCGTGCCCCGGCCCCAGGGCTGGACATCGAGGGGCTCGCCGGGCCGGTAGCTCGACCACTTGTCCGCCCGGAGGCGGGTGTCGATCACGGTCCGTGCGGCGTTGGGGGTGTCCGCGTCGGTGTAGTACCCTTGGCGGGCACCCAGGTCGGTGTACCCAGGGGTGCCGGGGCCGTAGCCCTCAGGGCGAGTCACTCGGTAGTGGGGCATTGGGGCTACTTCCTTTCCGTCCGGTACTCCAGGAGGATCTTGTCGTCCAACTCCTTCATCCGAGCACGGTCTCGGTCGATCGCCTCACGGGTGTGATGGTCGATCTTCCCACCAGCCATCATGGCAGCCGCCCAGAGAGGGATGTCGATGGCGCGGGCGGTCATGGGACGGGCGATGTTCAGGATGTTGACGAGAGGCTCCCAAGGGGTCCCCAACTCGTCCTCCGTCACCAGCATCCCGTCCAGGGTCCAGCTACCCACGCGGGCCAGGACCTGCTCTCCGACCACCTCGATGGTCTTCACCACACCGCGGTAGCGGGCGATGTCGTCTCGGGTCTGCCCCGTGGAGTGGAGCCACGCCGGGGTGTAGACCACCTCGTCCCCGACTTCGATGGTGCGTCTCACCGGGGCCTCATCTTCACCGGCCACTCGGTCGTGTCGAGGGTGTCCAGGATGGACTGGAGCTTCTTGTCCGCGATGGCCATGGCCTTCCGGCGGGATGCCACCATCGTCCGCACGCGGGCCTTCGCGGCCTCCTCGGTGGCGTGCCACTCGTTCCCCCGGAAGAAGCTGTCGCGGTGGCCGTGCTCGACGTAGATGGTGTCGCCGTACTGGCGCACGGCGTTCTCGACCCGGTACACGCCCTCCCCACGGGTGAGCGCGTGCTTGGTGATCCACACCACAGGGAGCTTGGTTCCTGCACGCTTCATCGTCATGGGTGTATTACGCCCGTTGGGAGTTCCTCGGGCGTACTCTTCACATGAGCGACAACACACAGGCACCACCGGCACCCGACCCACAACCTCCCACGGACCGTCAGGGCTTCATCCTCGACGCGGGGCCGTGCTGCTACAAGTGCCTGGATGGCACCAAGGAGGATGAGAACGTCTACGCCCTCCCGTGGCTGTACGAGGGTGAGCACTACGACTGCATCCGGTGCAGAGGCAAGTTCGTGAACGTGGGGTGAGACACCCGCCCTGGGCGTAATACAACCATGGGCACCTACACCGTGGTCCGTTTCGTCTACGGGTTCTACGACCCCACCGGGGTCGCCACAGGGCTCCCGGTGACGGGTTGGGACGAGGAGAACGACCGTCCCGAGGAGGGTCCGTGTGGGTGTGTCGTAGAGCTCGCCGCCCCCATGGGGAGCGCCCGTGACGGGGTGATCATCTACGTCAAAGGATCGGAGATCCCCCACCTCTCGGACCGCAACGGCTACGACTACAAGGAGCGGGTGATCCGCCTCACGAGCCTCCCCGACACCACCGCCTACGACGCCGCACTGGCCGAGCTCGTGGCTTCACTTCCCCCCGAGCGCCGTCCGAAGGACCCGCCGGGATGGTTCCTCCACACCGCTGTGCATTGAGGTACGACCGTGACGACGACCGACCAGCCCGCCCCGCGCATCCCCGCCACACAGTGGTTGGCAGAGCACAAGGCTACCGAGATGGCCGCGCAGGAGGCCAAGAGGGTCGCCCGCGAGGCCGAAAAGGCCCGGGTGCAGGCCGCAGCCTCGACCCTGGTCGACGCCTTCATGCTCAAGTTGGTGGGGGGGGAAGAACCCCTGGAGCACGTCCTACGAACTGGACATGGGCTCCGGCGAGGAGCTCGTCCTCCTCGCTGCCAAAGAGGAGCTCTTCTCCCTGGGCTACTCGGCCAAGGTCCGTCACCCGTCGGGCACCGGTCCCGGAGGGCGGGGGAAGGTGCAGGAGTTCTGGACAGACGAGGCGGTCTGGAACCTCTACATCACGCGCCCGACGACGCCATAGGGGTGAACATCTTCGTCCTACACTCCAACCCCTCCCAATCCGCAAAGTGGCACTGTGACGCCCACGTCGTGAAGATGGTGGTGGAGTCCGCACAGCTACTCTGCACCGCCCACCACCTCACAGGAGGGACCGCCCCCTACCGCCCCACACACGTCAACCACCCGTGCGCGGTGTGGGCAAGAGCATCCCGAGAGAACTACCTGTGGCTTGCAGCACTGGGCCGGGAACTGTGCCGGGAGTACGCCGCACGGTACATGAGGGTCCACGCCACCAGTGCCATCCTCCGTGACCTCGCGGAGAACGTCCCGAACCTTCCACACAGTGGGTTGACCCCGTTCGCACAAGCCATGCCCGTGGAACACCAAGGCCCCGACCCGGTGATGGCGTACCAGAGGTACTACCAAACCAAGCGGGGGGTGCGACTGGGCAAGTGGAAACGGAACCAGCCCGATTGGTGGTTGGGTACCTGGGTGCCACCCATAGGGGTAATACACACATGGTGAAGAGAACCTGCAAGGGCTGCGGACAAAGGAGTGACAGATCAGGATTCCGAACCGTCACCCTCCCCCACCACAGTCTCGGAAAACAGGCGGAACGTCATGGGGTGTGTGGCACTTGCGCCTCAAAGTACGAGACCATCCGAAACCGGGTGAACGCCATCCTGGACCAGGGTGGGAATGTGGCCATCTACTCCCTGGGGTGCCACGAGGCCGACGCCGTCTTCCCCGGCCAAACCTGCAACGTGTGGTTCACCACCAAGGACGGAGGATTCAAGATCTTCATGACCCCGGAAGAACTCGAAAAGGTCGTGCCGCACCGTCAAATCTGGTGGGACGATGTCCTGACTCTGGAAGAGTTCGAGGGGGAGATTGGAGTCACATTCACCCGGTTCCCCCAGGAGTTCCCCGTCAGCAACAAGGACTCACTCGGCGTGGCCAAGTGGGGACACATCACGGCTAGCCGCTTGGCCAGAACGTAGGACGAACATGACCACCCGTGACAGGTTTCTCGCACAAGTTCAGCCGGGCACCAGTGCTCGCGTCGAGTCCCTGGCAGACTTCCTGGAGGCTGTCGGGGCGGGCAAGGACCTGTGGAACGGGGGTGCCACCCACTCGGTGTCGTGGCTCACCGACAACAGCACGGGCGAGTACGAAGCCCTGAAGGCTTTGGGGTGGTCTGCTGGGGCCGACTACGGCTCGTACGGCATGGACTGGATGTACGTGTACAACCCCCACCCCACACGCTAGGACACCCGGGGTCCCGCCTCCGGCCCGTGGAGCACTACGCAACGGGTCTTGTCCCCGCTGCCGACAACCGTGAAGTGCTGGGGAGGGGCGCCCTCTTCTGGAGGGGTAAAGGCCGCCCCCCAAAGGAGGCCGTCATCTGCGTACTCCTCAAGCTCCTTGTGAAGGTCCCCGGGGCGGAAGCGGAGCAAGGTGACGGAGAGGCCGTTCGCCTCCAGAAATTCAAACGCATCGGCCACCTCATCAGGGAGCGGAGGCCAGTGGTCGAGGTGGCGAATGATGGTGTCCTGCATCCGAGGATGGTACCGGCGAGAGTCCCTATGCCCGACAGGCGGGCGTAAGGGTACGGGAAAGGATCACCACATGGCTGACAGCACGCCCAAGAGCCCCATCATCGTGTTTGGATTCGCGGAGGAGGATGACGGTCAACCACCTCCCTCACAGTCCTACGACGACTACATCGCAGAGTGCCGCGCAAAATGGCCGAGCCAGGAGGTCAACCCCAACGTGTTGGTCGACGGCGGGGTGCTCCTGTGCCCCGTCTGCGGAGGCAACAACCTCCACCAGGGGAAAGTTCGGGTCTATCAGAGGGATCGTGAAGATGGTCCCGGCACTCTGACCGTGGCCGCCGCACCCGACTCGGTATCCGTCTCCCGTCTCGGAGACAAGGGTAGCCCCGGTCGGAGGGACACTCTGCGGATCGAGTTCGGGTGCGAAAACATCTGCCGCCCGTTCACACTGGAGATCCAACAGCACAAGGGTCTCACGTACATGATGTGGGGGACGGGCCCCCTCCCGGAGTACGTGTCCGAAGACCCGACACCTACCAAGTAGGTCCGCAGAACTCCACCAGCCGCGCCCGCACACCCTCAGGGTCGGTTCTCACCTCGGACTCCCACAGAATCAAGCACTGGATGCCGATGTCTGCGTAGGCGTCGATGAGCTCCTGTGCATTCACGGAGGGCGACCGTCCTGTACGGCGTTTCCCGTGATGGTAGTCACCGAAGGCTTCAACCACCTTGGTGACGCCCCGGTACGGGTGCTCGGGGTCCGGGCCGGGGACCAAGAAGTCGGGGTTCTTGTGCCCACCGATCCTGTCAGGGTGCTTAGGTGACCTGAACTTGGGAAGGTACCTCCACCACACCCAGTTGCCAGTGAAGATGAGAGACGGGGCCAAATCCCACACCCGTTGCTCGAACTTGTTGGGGCCGGGGCGTGACGGGCTGATCTTCTTGAACAACTCCAACACATAGTCACGGTTGCCCATCGGGTTGGGGGTCCCGTACTTGGCCATCGACCATGCCTTGAACGCATCCGAGGTGAAGTAGTAGTCCGTTCCGAACGATTCCTGGTTGGACGCACGTACCTTGGCTTGCACCCAATCCAGTCGAATGGGGTGAGCATCCCCGTGACGAAGTGTGTTGGTTTCTGCCCTTCTCACGGTGAACTCAGCCGCATACTCAGGCCCATGACGTTCGATGATGGTGGCCAGCACCCGCGCATAGAACCCGTCCACTTTGCTTTGGTGGTCTACCCCGTACCGCTCCATGAGCGTGGCCTTGCGACGCTCATCCATCTCGGCCGCTACAGTCTCACCACCCGTAGCCTTTCGGTACTTGGCAGCGGTTGTCCCATGGGCCGTGACAAGATGCTCGGCCAGTTGAAGGAACCGCTGGCCACAGAGCTTACAGGTGACGAACAACCTCCCCTCGGCATCGTCCGGGAGATGCCCGAACTCAACCTCCCGCTGCTCACGCCATCCACGGTTCCTCCATGCCTCCCAGTCTGCTTTGGTGAACGTGCCGGGGCATGAGTTGACGTGGAGCCCCAACTGTGGCCCCCGCATGAGCTCCCCACAGGATGGACAAGGGTAGGTTTTCTCAACCCGGTCCCGTTCCGCCCGCCATGCCTGCCACAGGTCACATGCTTGGGCATGGACCCGTTTTCCGTTGGTGTCTTGGAACCCAACCCCACACCCCTCACACTTCACCGGCAACCCCCGCTGGTACACCCACCATTGAGGGCAATAGTCACGGTGCCTGGAACTACCGTGCCGCTTCCCACAGACACAGGTGGCGTCGTCAGGGGGGTCGGGATGGGTCAGGATGATGCTGTCCGGGTTGGGTGGCCCAGAGCACACCAGCCTGTGACCCACCACCTCGGTGGTCTGGATACGTGACCCACACACACAGATCCGACCGCCCGGGGTCAACTTGACTGCTCGGTCACAACCCTTCTTGTGCGACCGAAGGGACCGCTCTGTAGGGAACTCTTGGCCACAGGGGCAACTGAAGTCTGCCATGGACACTCGCCTTTCAGAGAGCATCCTAGCACAAACCACAATCCATGCAACGGCCCCTAGAGGAAATTCCTCGGTGAAAGCACTGATTTTCCCACGGCAGGTCCAAATGCCGAGCGCACGCCAATGCCGTATTTGGGCATTTGGAGGCCGCGCATCCATTTCACGGTCCGGGCTTTGGCTTCTGCGGCCTTGTCGAACTGAGACTCAGCGTTCTGCTTGAGGCTCTCGTACTTCGAGCTCTTCTCGATGGAGAGGGACACTCCTCCGATGGAGTAGTCGAACTCATCGGCCACCCAGTTGGTGGCGAGGGCGAAGCAGGCGTGGGTGATCGCCTCCCAGAGGATGGCCGTGCGCCACTCGGGCTTCTGTTGGATCAACTGTTCCAGGGACATGCCTCCCGTGTTGGGGGGCATCATGTTCCACCAGTCCAGGCCGCGCTCGATGTACTCCGCGAGCTCTGCGTCTTCCCAGATTTGGC